TATAATAAGCATTTCCTTGAAAAATTGGCGTAGAAACGATACAAAACAGAACGAAACACCACTTACTACACCACTACTACACCAATTTCCGCAAGGACACACAATTTACACCACAGCGGTGCACGCAGCGCAGTAGTCGAATCCGATTTTGAGTCTTAAACTAAAGGGCTACGATGTGACAATCTAAGAGCTCTCAGCGAAGTATTAAAATTGAAAATCGCATTTGAAACCATTAAGGCGTAGGGCAACCTGCGCCTTTTCTTGTATACTTCCTAATATGATGAAAGGAAATTCACTTCCTCTGTTGACAATAGGAAACGAGAAGCTTATAATGAAATCATAAAACAAACAGGAGGTATCAACCATGACTTACAGAGTACACAGATCCGGCGCTTCCGAATTTAACATTGAAGGCACGGACATCAAAGACGCAATCGAAAAAAACTTTAAGATGCTGGCGAAGCAAATGAACATCGGCAACGTAGCAGGCTACACTCTTGACCGCGCTACGATCGAATATAAGCCTGGTATACTCGGCGGACAAGGCGGAATTGAATTGAGTGTCGTGGCACATGGTTCGGATTCTCTTGTTGATTATGACCCGTACAATGATAATCCGGAGACCAGTACGATTTGGATCTATGCGAAAAAAGAGGATCTCCCAGAGGGATTCTACGAATTCGAAATCAATCGTGAAAAGAAGATTGAAACAACGCCGTTTGACGTTCCTAATTCTGCTGGACAGGCATTGGGTTTTTTCCGTGCCGTCTGTGAAGAAATCGCATCCAATCATTCTCGTTTCCCGGTTGATGGAACGACTTTCTCTGGTGTCTGCGTAAATATCGAACTTCGTTTCCCGACTATTAAAATCGTCAACCCCCATAAATATGTGGAGCTGATTCAGCAGGAAGTTCATCGTTGCCGCCCCAAAGAGGATGCTCAGACAAAAAAGTTGGTAGAAAGAGCAAACGAGCTGGCTCTCATCTTGATGGATTACGATAATAAAGAAATCATCAATGACGCGAATAAGGGAATAGATTTACTTGCTTCGGTCCGTGCCTCTAAGTGGTTCCAGGACAAAAATAAGATCACTGCCCTCGCATATTATCGCAAAAAGGCTGGCTTCACCGGGAAGCAGCTTGCTGAAATCGTTGGCTTGTCTGACCGGCAGATTCGGAATTATGAAGCGTCAGATTCGAGACTTTGTGATGCGAAAAATATCGTTGTAGAAAATATCGCGAAGGCTTTGAACGTCAGGCCGAGCGACCTGGTTGAAGATGGCGTTGTTGTTATGGTAGACGGTAATAAACAATAATATCCGCAAAAACCTATTTTTGTAATCCCGGAGATTGACTTATGAAAAAAGAAATCTATCTTCCTCTTTTTGTACTAAAGAAAATATCAGAACAATATCCCAAGGCTTGGGAGCAGATGGAGATGTTTCATAGTGAAAATGGATCTCCACAACTTGGATCATGGCCTGATTGGTGTTATGCTCCTATGAGTGCGGCATTAGCAGTTGCATCTAAAGGATATGACTTAAACAAACTTCCTATTGATATAAGAATGGGAATGACATCTGTGGCCCAGGCAATCTTTGCAATGGCTCCGTGGAGACTAAGTAAAGAGGTCTACGTTATCGACGAAGATCTGAAAAATCTTTTGTTTGAACAGGATGGAGAACTTGATGTTCCTGACGAAATATTATTACAGCTTCCGTATCCATGCTTTTATGTGGAACTCCCAAACACATATTATAAGGCAGATAAAATCCATGGATTCTTTGTAACGCTAGAGTATGATGTTAACAACGGAGATAAAGAATTAAAGCCAGTTTTCCTTACGGACGACGGAGATGTATTCAGCTATTCTATTCATATCGGAGCAAAGACTATAGAAGAAAGTGTAGATATGCTCGATAAGCAGGCGCTTGAAAATACAAACGGGGATAAGGAATTAAAGCGCCTGGCATTAAGAGCAATGCAGGATTCAGCAGAAACAAAAATATTCCTAAAACAAATCCTTCAAGTGATATTATATATTCTTGCACAGAACGCAGAAGTCACGCCAAGTTCTGAACAGTCTTTTATCACCAAGAGAGGGAAAACAGTCAAAGATAAATATTCTGAGATTCGAAAATGGGATGTTGGCATTCGTGTCGGAGCGGCGATTCGTCAACAGAAAGCAAAAGAACAATCCAGGAAAAAAGAATACAAAGAATCTGAACATCAGTCGCCGCGTCCTCATATGCGTCGTGGCCACTGGCATCATTTCTGGACAGGGCCCAAAGCGCAACCAGAAGAACGAAAACTTATCTTAAAATGGCTATCCCCGATGGCGATTGCGGCCAATCCGGAAGATATGCCTATCACATTCCACGAGGTGAAACAATGAACAACCCAACGATACTTGATATCGCGCTCGGATTTATTTTTCACAAGCATAGCAAGGATGAATTTGGGCGTCGAAACAATAAAGCACAGGCCATCCGCGAAATGAGTGACGAAGAACTCGCGGCAGCATTGAATGAAATTGTGGCTCAACAGGATAATTGTCCGCAAACCGTAAGCGGCTGGAAAGAATGGCTGACAGAGGAAATAAAATGAATAAAATAGAAGTGATTCGTTGTAAGGACTGCGATCTTTGGAACGCATGGGATAAACATGGGAATCTGTGTAGTTGTGCCCACTTTACACAAGATGATGCAGCGTCTGTATATACTAAACCTGACGATTTCTGTAGTTACGCAGAAAAGAAGTAAATGCTAAAAAATGGGGTACTGGTCCAATTAAGGATCAATACCCCATTCGTTTTTATATTAGTTCAATATCGCTCGGTTCTACATAACCCGACACATTCACTGAGATAGGATATTTGCCAATACGACTTTCAAGATTCGTCACACGATATCTCCCATTGACGAGTTTCCCATCGTAGATGAACCATTCACCAGAGCGGCGCATTCCGCAGTGTGTCTGGCTGTTTGCAAATAGCGTTCCGTCTAATTTGATTTTATCTCCTGCGTGTAACTGTTGCATAGTCATCAAGTGAATGAACCCCATGTGCTAGGCCCACAGATTCCATCCGCAGTCAGACCATGTGCTTTCTGATATTCGATCAGTTTTGCTTTTGTCCCAGCCCCGAAATTTCCATCCGCTGTAATGCTAAGATGTCGCTGTAGTACAGTCACCGCGTAGCTGATTCCACCCACACAGTCCTTCGCTCCCTGCTTGATGGTAGGCATGATTTTGCTCACACTTACATAAGCGGTGCCAACCTTACTAATCCAGCGAGACGACCAGGATCGGACATCAACATGCACAAAGCCGTCTTTCAGGCCGACACGACTGTAATAGCCGATACCGCCACGCTTAGCATAAAATGGGAGAGAGGCCGCATAGAGCGCAATCTGAATCGGGTCAATCCCAACGATGCGAATGTCTGCTGCAGTTCCAAGGCAATGTTGGCTGCGCGGGCTACCACCGATTGAAATATTGTATGCAGGAGTGCGATAAGCCGAGTTGATTTTCACAGGCTTTCCAAAATGAGCCCGAATCTGTTCCAACACTTCAATCAATGAGGTGTCAACTAGCACTGTATCACTCTTATCGGAACAGGCGAACTCATAAACGGAAAAATGAGCCGACACCTTTTTGTTCCAATCTTTCTTCATTGAATATGTATTTACTGCCATAAGGAGTCACCTCAGTCTTTCTTCAGTTCATCCTTGACTTTATTCTCCTGAGTATCCAGCTCCTTGACGGCGGCTTCAATCATTGCTTCGATTACAGGAGTGACCTTGATACCAAGCATACCAAGAATCTCTTTTGCCTTGGCGTTCTTGTCTACCTTCTTGATAACACCAGACTCGGCCAGCTTCTCTGCGGCCATAACACCGATCTGAACCATCTTGTACAGACCAATCTTCTTCAGCCAGGGAAGACCGTATGCAATCAGGTAAGAACCGCCAGCAGTAACGACTAGCTTCACGAGGGTAGTAAGCAATTCATTTACAAGTTCCATCATAATAAGTACCTCCAAAATAAAAAGAGCTGGGGCAATCAGCCTCAGCCATTGATCAAATATTTCTCCAAAATAGCCTTTGCTTCCTTCATGGGTTCTACAGAATTACCGTCGATACCGTGACTCAGCAGAGCTAATAGGGCTTGCATCACAACAGAAAGTGCGTGATCGTTCTTTTCCAAGTGTTGTTCTGCTGCGGCCATCTTCCGGGAATGTTCCTCCAGCAAGACGTCCTGTTCTTTCTGGTGTTCTTCTAGTGACAAAATTTTAGAACGATATAAGTCTAGAACTTCTTTGTCATTCTTGAGTTTGCGGTCTACATCTTCGAAATGCTTATCATGATCGTTCAACTTTACATTCTGTTTCGTGTCCGGTTCTTTTGCCTTCTTAATTGCGTTGAGAATAACGGCGACGGCAGCTGCAATTGCTGTGATCCCTCCACAAACACCAAGGATTGATGTCCATAACTGCTCGATGGTAAAGGTATAAACGTGCGGACCAGCATTTAACAATCCAATCATTCTGTAACGTCACCTCCTCCAGCAGTAGAACCGCCAGTTGTGTCATTTTTAGGCGTCAGCGTTTTATTCAATGCGGCCAGTTGCTCGGCAATTTTCTGCAATGCAGTCACGATGGATTCTGTATTGGTCGTACAGTTCGTATCAAATGTCTGGATTGCTGCGGTAAGCTCCTTTCCGGTCTCATCGAGGATAAAAGGCTTTAGTATTTCCTGTGCCATAATTCCTCCTTTTTGTTGACAATTTTCTAACAACGTGATAAAATGAAATTGCACAATCTCGTCGAGCGTGCATATTTCCTTTTACTATATTGTTGTGTGGAGAGAGTCTCTGTGGTTGTCCATTGCCATAGGGACTCTTTCCGTTTTTATGTGTATTTATTTTGGCTTACATACTGTGAACCAATGATAATGTGGCTTGTCCTCGTGAAATAACAAATGTCGCAGCCAATCGTCAACATAGATGCACAATAGCGCAAGGAAGAACCATAGCACAGTGAATGGGAGACAGATTTGGCCCAGTAGATTGAAGGGTAGGGAAGAGTAGTCCCAGATATGCAAGCCCATCATCAGGTTCAACGGGATGCCTACTACCAGTTCCATGCCGGTTACAAATAGTGCTCCGACGAGACCTTGTTTCAACATCGGCATTTCCCACGGAATGTAATTGTTCAGCCCACCGATCACGACAAAGCAGATACCGCCTACAACAGCCATAGTCCAGTGGGAATGACCACGCCATAGAATTTCGATGCAATAATAAAGCGCCCCTCCAATCAGGAAGAGCGCGATACACTTTGCTAATTCTTTGTATTTTATTCTGATATCATTCATGAAACGACCTCCTTACCGGCTTCGGCCAAGTATGCTGTCAGCACAGGGTCGTATGTAATTTCAATGGCGTCCAGTTCTGCCTGGGTCGTACATTCTTTGATAGCCAACTCCAGTTCTTGCTGACGAGACACGAAGGGCTTTACGTATGTACCAATTGCCAGTGCAAGTGCGGCCAATTCTTCGTAATTCCACTCCACGCACTCGTCACCAGTCGAATTCCACGTCAGCTTGAACGATTGCCCGGCGGAGGCGGAGATTTGATACAGCGCCAAATTCGAGGTCAGCAATGCCTGTTTCTCAGTCGTAACACTGTAATACTTGCCGTCTGACCACTGGATTGGGTGCGCAGCCAGATATGCAGACAGTGTCGTTTTTGATTCAGAAATTTTGTCTTCTTTACGAGGTTTGAGAGCTTCTTCTTCGGTTGGAACCGTACCTGACTCAATAATCTCATAGCGGTCTTCTTTGTCATCAATGGCCCAAAGAACACTACCTGGCAACGCAGAACTATTATGGTCGTTTAGCTGTGTCGCCATCGTAGAATATTGATCGCATTGTTCTTGAGTTTCGACTGGTTTCATGATAAAATATCCAACTTTAATTTCTTCGTTCAAATTTTTCACCTCTTCTTTCTAATAAAGCAACACTCATTTCCAAGTACCGACCGCGATCCACTGAACATCGTTATATGAAGTGCCGTGTCTTGCATAGGAAAAGCTAGTTGTAGAGCGACCAGTTATATATGGGGCGTTATTTGATGATACAGTTACAGTCAGCGAAATACTATACTGTGAATTATTGAATGCAACCGGGAAGCTTGTACTGCCAGAATGATCGGATTCTTTATAAAAACCCCAACACATTTGAGTACCATTGCCAAACCTAACATAATAAATACCAGCACCAGTTTTGCCTGATGCGGTGACACCGTTGTCGGCGCTATTAGCATTTCCTGTGATGTTCGCAGCAATTGTTTTATTTGTCAGAATATTGCCGCCTTCATATCCGAAATAAGCATAATCACCCTGATTAGATCTATTACAAAGAACTATTTTTGTACCGCCGTTCGCTCCTACAAAGCAAACAGCACCGCCAATATTATGGTCTCCCATATAAGCGTCGTCACCAACAAGATTCCATGTATTATTTGCGAAGGTGATGCCTCCCTTCATAGCGCCGCCTGAAAGGGGAAGGTAAGGGTGGGAATGTGCTTGCGCAAACTGACTCTTATTTACAGCACGAAGTTCATATCCGTTCCAAGCAGCCAACCAAGTATAATCACCATAGCTCATGCCGGATTTTGAATAGGCAAAAGTGGTGTCTGAAGAGTTGCCAATGTCTTTTACATAAGTTGTTCTATTTGCTACATTTACTTGTGTTGTGCTCCAGAGTGAACCATATCCAGAACCAATACTTGTCATCCATGTGCCATTACTGATTGTGAAATCGGACGATATAACATAAGCTTCTGTATTTGAATAATCACTATATTGCCAGAATAGATACCCCGTCTTGCCATCTGCAGAAATATAAACTTTATAAGCATCACCATAGATAACGGTTCCACTATTTTGTGGCCCCCAATATTTTATTTCAGAGTATGCGTTTGCTTGACTAATAGTGCTGGTGTTATTACCCATACAAACAGAAACAATGCCAGCACCTTGGTGTCTGCTTTTTACAATCATAACACATCTATAGTTAGACCATTTACAAAAAGTTACTTGCCCGATTAAACGGTAGCCGGTTGTATTGCCGTTGCCACCGGTAAAAGTAACTGTCGGATTAAGACTATTTGCAGCTGAAGCAGTACCTCCACTGGCTGGGAGAGAACCAAGCCAGCTTTTCAACACATCTTTGCTTACATCCTTGATCTGCTTTCCGCCGCTCAAATATCCTGCAATATGGGTTAAATTGGAAGTTGTTGCGCCAGCCCCGCCATATCCAATCTGGATGGTGTTGGCCGTGTTGCCGTAATCTACAACGCCCGAAGCTTTTGTGGCAGAAGCTACATTCTGACTGCCAATCGTTGCACTTGTAATGATTGCGCCAGCTTGGGCGGGAAGATAAACTTGTGATGTTTCATTCTTACCAGCACGGTAGTTCGTATCGGTTGAATAATTAAAAATCAGACTCTCATCGCCGCCATAATTACCCATAGTCCAATAACCGTTCTTCGTCGCCATACCGGCAACGGCACCATAAGCCCAATCGCCTACATAGCCACTTTTTATTGCAGCACGGTCTCTATCACCAATCCAAGAGCCGCCAGTAGATTTTGTGATTTGTCCACTCATCGTGCCACCACTAACTGGTAAATAATCTCCGCTACTCTTAGTCACAATCGTTCCAAATCTACCACGGTCACAATACGATAAATTCGATGCACCATTAGAATTATATGCACCATCCCAATAAGCCATAAATGACATAGTGGGTACAATGGCATCATCCGTTGCATTATTTGTCCAGTCTGTGCTGCCCTTGTTTGAACGTGATTTCGTATTCTTATATGCAGAATCTCCAAGACCAAGCCAACTACGAACTCCGTCTTTTGAAGCGGGGTGTATTTTCTTATCGGACGTGTAACCAGCAACATAAGCAAGAGTTTTGGCATCAAGGTCAGCACCCTGCCAACCGATTTTGATGGTATTATTTGCATTATTGTAATCTCGAACGCCCGTGGTAGCTATACCAGCAGTCGCAACATTTTTATTCTTATCCGCCGTATTATCAACATTCTCTAGGCCGACATCATTCTTGTCCAACTTGCGAAAGGTTGCAATACCATCTTTATCTTGAGGGCTTGCTAATACTGTATCAGCTTGCCGAACGATCGTTGCATCATAAACTCGCGTTGTATATTCCTCTAAATTTTGAATCTTATGGTTATGCCCAATGGCAGAATATACACTGTCTGCTTTGGATTTAATATAATCCCACAGAACAGTCAAAGGACGCCGATAATATTTTTGATTTGCGGTGTTTGTATCTTGTGTAATAATTTGGACACTATCGTTTAATGTGGTAGAATTTCCTATACTTAACCCACTTATAAGTTCACTCAAATCATGCGTGTGGTCTGTGGGACTCTTTTTCTCAAGCTTCCCGTCCATTTCAGCCTCGGTATAATACCTGTCGTCGTGGTTATGCGCTTCAACAGGGAATGTCGTCGGCTTATCTCTCACATTTCCCCATGCAACACTATTTGCACTGTCTGCTGTCCCAGCAGTGGTTGCCCGCTTAACTGTTTTATCAGCGTCCGCAGTATTATCTACCTTGCCCAGTCCAACCTCTGCTTTTGTATAACTCGGCTTTGTTGCCGCCTTTGCCCACGGATATACATCACTTGCAGGCATCGAGATAGGGAAGTCAGTAATATCTGCTTTCTTGTGTTTGTGGTCTTTCGCCGCAAAGAAATCCTGTGCCTTTGTTTTGATGTATTCCCATAGCACTACTAGCTTGCGCCGGTAATAATGCGGTTGTGTAATGTCTGTATCTTGTGTAATAATCTCCACATCATCATTTAAAGTGATCGAACTTTCGGCAGGCAGCTTTGCGATAGCTTTATCTAAATCGATAGTTTTATCATTCAGCAGCGTCCAGTTACCACCCAAGAACACATACAGTTTATCAGGCTTCAAGTAATAAAGTTTTTCGGCTAGAGGAGCCAATGGTAAGTCACTCACAACCTCTAAATCGCTTCCGATTTTTACGTGAGCCGTAGCAGTATCTCGATAGGCGTTTCCCGTGTCAAGGCAAACAATAAGCTGTCCATCAATTACAGGAGTCGAATCGAGCTGTGATTGCGCAATTTCGCGCAGAGATAAATTTGACATCAGAAAACTCCTTTTCGATAAAAAAACAACCCTGCACTCCATTACAGAATGCAGGGATTCATATTAGATTATTATGTATCAGCGCTTGCGCCGGTATCATCAATCGGTTTCCAAGTCAGAGCTTTTTCAACCACCTTCACGCGGTTGTCCATCGCGGTATTCTTGGTATCCGTATAAGTATTTGCGTCAGCAACCGCTTTGTTTGCCTTCTTTGTAGCGTCGGCAGCAGCCACAGAAACAGCATCGTCATGAGAAGTCTTCAATTCAGTCTGCGACACTTTTGCGTTCCATGCTTCACGTTCTGCCGCAGTGATATGCACAGTCGTGTCCTTCGCATGAGTATTCAGTGCATCTTGAACAGTTTTGACCTTGGTATCAACTTCAGCCTTTGTGTACGCATCAGGCACCGACACATACAGACCATCTTCCTCAAGCGTTAGCGTATTATTTGCTTTTGCAGAAACCTTCACTGCGACACTGATCTTATTATCTGCAGAAACAGTCACCTCAGCGGACGGGGTTGCCACACCTGTATAAATATCAATCAGTGAGCCAACCGGAATCTTGATGACATCGCCACTGGTAAGTGTCAGTTCAATGTTCTTGTCCTTGGTGTTATAAGTACCGTTCTTTACCACCAGATCCTTACCCAGCGCAATCGTCAGTGTATCACCACCAAAGACGGGCAGTTTGATTGTGCGAGTCTCTGCGTCATAGGTGGGCTCATGAACAACACCAGTCAGAGTAGTGGTAACAGGTTCGTCACCCTTTGCCACACTCAACACGCCAGCATTATAGGTGACATCTGTAACGAATTTACCCTTGATACCTTCCACTGCTGCAACCTTGGCATTGACATAATCGGCGACAGCCTTGGTGGTCGGAATATCATTGTCGGTTGCATCTGCCGGGATCTCTGTTACTGTTGATTTATTCAATTGTACAAATTCCACGCCGTTCCAGATGTGCATACTATAATCTGTCATGCGGAAATAGATGATACCCTGAATCTGACCAGTCGTCGGCAGAGCAGAGACCATCTTACTGGTTTTCGTGTATTCAGCAGTGCCTTTGAATAACTGTAATGTATCAGTCGTAAAGTACAGCGTGTCCATATCCTTGGGGGATAGGGCATCATACCGTGCTTTCGTGCCATATGAAAATTTTACTTGTGCCATTTGTTCCTCCTTCTTTTTAGAATTCCGTCCACTGGAAATTTGTCTGACTCACAATAAACGGTTCAACTAAAAAGCGCCCCGTGGACGCACTTTGCTGTACGACCCACGGAGCGTATTTCCCTTTATTGTCTTTTATCATCACAGTCTGTCCAGCATACGAGTCTTCTGAATTGTTCAGCGCCTTATTTGCTTCCGAAACCGTATTGAACATCAAATTTCGCGGGCGAATCGTTTGAACGGATAAATCATCACGCACATACTTCAGCTCAGAAGTGTCTTTTGTAATGATCATGTCGCGTTCGTCAATCAGGCCAAGAGCAATGGCAGCATCAATATCTTCGTCATTGCCGTAGCCGAGTTTCGAATATTCTTTTGCCATCGTTGCCTCCTTATTAAGAGAGCGGATGGCTTAGAACGGAACCACCCGCATCGTATGAGAATCTGCACCAGAACCGCCGCCTGCAATTTCGACAGCATTGCCGATCTCCTTGCCATTCGAGGTAAGCTGCAGGATATTGTTCTGATATTTAATGTTGTCGGCTTTACCATCCAAATTCGTATTCAGCTGGTCATACATACTCTTGTTCAGAGCAATCAACTCGATAAGGCGCTGGTCAAGCGAACTCAAAGCTTCATCGGGAACCACGTCTGCCCAGTTGCTAATCGGGATGATATGTACCACACCTGGGCCAACCTTGCGCACACGTTGGATCGTCTCACCTTCGGCAGTCATCTCAACATCAGAGAAGGTCAGCCAGAACTCAATATCGCCAGCTTCACTTGTCAGGTTCGTATCAAAGGGCAGTTTATACTCCAACTTGTTTTTGTATAGCTCTGTAGATTTTTTTAGAATCTCAGTTTTATAGCTTTTGCTAACAGGGAGTTTGTACTCCAGCAGAACAGTGTAGTCAGTCATGTCTACACCACTATAAATCGTATCAGCCAGAAAATGGAGGTTGTCCACCAACTTACTGCGCTGCATAATACGCTCCACCAGACTTGCGGTAATGGAATTATCCGCATTGATTAAAAAAGTATACATGGCTTACACCTCCTTTCCGTTCACGATATACTCATACTCATTCAAGGAGATGCGCCCTTCATCGAGCTTCTTTTTCAAGAATGAATTTTGTACCTTATGGTCATGATAGAGTCGATGCAAACTTTCAACGAACTCGTTATATTTCTTTTCCTCGCTCATAGCAGCCCTCCTTCAATCAGTGTCAGAGTATAAGCATCAATAATAGCCTCAGGCGATGTTCCACCCAAGGCTTTGATCTGGTCATATTCGTATTTATCAATTTCCTGCAACACAACAGTATCGTAACCATCAACAGGAATGTAATAGTAGCCATCTACATGCCAGATATACTTGCCGTTGCTGCTGATAATGCCCTGCGCATCATCTTCCGTGCAGTTCACCATAATACCATGTTTCGGCTGATATTTCACAAACTGAAGGCGGTCAAGAGCATCGATCGCTCGACCGTTTTTAAGTACCTTGTAATACACTCTCAACACCTCCTTAAATGCTGAACTCGACTGTCACACCCAGCGACTCAGACGGATAATGGAAACCATACAGCTCGCCAGTCTCCTCAACCGCATAAAAGTAACCATCGTAATTAACAAACGGAGAGCGCAGCCAATACTTAGTCGGTTCACCATTTGCGCCATGCTTGATGCGGGATTCATTACCAGTCATGTAGCTGATAGTCTGACCTTCGTAGATGTACGGCTCATCGATCATAGAAGAGCTCACTTCAATCGCAGATGGAATGAAGAAATAGCAGTCCGAAGTCACGATCTCCTTGCTCTTGCCACCGACAGAACTCGGCACCTTGACCTGCTTGACCAGCTGTTTCCAGCCAATCGGAAGCGCATCAACAAGACGAGAATCCAGATATTCGCGCAGAGAAGTGTTCGCCCAGCCACCCGCATTCGAAGAGGAACTGTTTAGAGGCATATCCTGACCCAGTGTGTCTTTCTGCAAGAAGGTAATAGAGCAGCGCTTGTTGGAATTGTCACTCAGGTAGAAGTTCTTGAAGCTTGCAACCTCAACAACCAGATTATCGTGTGTCCATGCGGCCAACTCACGGCAAGCAGCGTCTCCAAGGTCTGCGTACCAAAGCTTAGACCAGTAAACAGTACCTTTAGCATATTTCTCATAAGCGCCATCGTCTGCCTTTGCACAACCAAACACCAATGTGGCGTTCGTCTTAGTAATGCGAGTACGAGCGATTTTTGTATAGGAAATACTAGAACCATAGATGTTAGAAGAATAGACATACAGCCCATTGTCTCCCTTGATGTGTCGGATAACGATCATATCGCGGGAGCCAGCAGAAGCGCCGTTTGCGGAGTCAATACCCCATGTCATCTTCACACCGTTTGAGTTCCAAAGCTTGATACCGTTCATGCCATTCTGTTCAAAACACTGCATCAGAACGGTATTATTTGCATTAGCTGCGTCTATCTTGTAGTCAACAGCCAGCACAAAATCCTTGTCCTCATCAAACAGGGTGACGTCTGTATCAACGTAGGTCTTTCCGTCAAATACCTTAGGCTCATTGAACAAAATCTTTTCAGTGATATCATCATAAGAAAAGTCGTTGCCAAGCTGAATTGTAACCTCATCCTTTGCTTCAACAACAGTCTGTTCTACGCCGACCTTATTCATTGCATAGATCTCAACCGGACGCAGTTGACCGATTTCCTTGCCGTCAAAGTAGTTGGAAACGTACTCACACACGTCATAAACAGCGTTGATCTCTTTATTGCCGGTAACATAACCACCCTTATCCCATCCGCTGAACAAGTAATACTTGAACGCAGTTTCTTCTGCGGTATAAACAGGAGTGTCACCAGTATATAGAACCATAGAACCATACGGAGCAACAGTTTCCTGCAGCACAGCGCCACGATTCATATAGCGAACAGTGTACTTACGCACAGACTCAGTGTAAGTTGCGGTAACAGTCTGATTGCTGAAGACGGTTGTAAACTCGGTATCCCAGCCGCTGAAAGTAAAGTCCGTAGAGATTGTGCTCTCGGCAGTAGGCGTCGGAATCGGATTCTCTTCACGGGTAACAGGGTCAACTGCCTTGCCACCCTTATCAATGTACTGGATGTCCAGAACAGTGCCGTCTTTATTCACGAACGTCCACTTGAACTGCTGAACCAGAGTGTTGTAAGTGATATTCAAGTCAGGCCACTGTGCCGTAAACTCTGCCAGCTGACGCTCACGCATAATGGGCACATGGACACTACCTTCAACAACAGAATGGTCAGTATTGTAGCCGTTCTCATCCAAGCCGGTCATCTTCAGCAGACGATCCAACAGGGAAGTATCATCTAACTGCCAATCAATACCAGTCAGACGCACACGATTCAAATTCGTGCACTTCGCCAACATATCAGTCAGATCGATTGTCGGACACTTCTCAACCGTCAGAGTGGTAATATTCTTATAATCTGTAATCTTTAGGTCAGTCAGATAATTCAGGTTCTTAGCGCTCAGGCTTGCAATCGCAGGAAGTTCGGCCTTTCGAATCTTACCACCCTTGGCAAACGCGACACCAGTAATACCAGAGCCGCCAGCATAGAACTCTTCCAGATTCGTACAGCCGGTCAAACTAATGGACTTCTTCAGGTTCGGCACGTTCTGCAGATTTAAATGCTCAAGCAATGTGTTGTTGCCGACCGCAAAATCCGTCATGTTTGTATTCTTATACCCCTCAGCGGCAGAGCCAATCTTCAGGTCAGTCAGCTTTACACCATGGCTAAAATCAACATAGCCGGGGTAGAAGCCAGAAATATCACCAATACTCTGGATGATAGAAGCGTTGTAGACATAAACCTCGGTATCGTTCATAGCCGCAATCGGGCACTGGATCTCGTAAGTTTGACCACGTTTACCACGCACCTTCACGGGGTTAGAGCCGTAACGTACAGAAACATAGGTATCAGCATACGGAACAATATGGAATGTGCCATCGGGTTTTACGCCAGTCCAGTCGGTCGGAGTGTAACCACGAATGGTCATATCATCAGAGGTACAAGCAGCACCCGTATACTTTGATGCCATGTATTTTTCCTGATATTTTTGGAATTGCCTGCGCTGATGACGCTTATTACCATGCATCATGGGTAGATAGCTAGTCGTGCCATTGTCCTCATAAGTGCGGAAATACTTGCGCCGCATATCCATGATCCACAGCTTTTCAGGCTTTACGTCCTGATAGTCTTCGAACTTCTTCAGGATACGATTTGCACTCCATGCCAGAGCACTTTCGCGGTTCAGGAACATCTTTGCGAGGTCATCTGCAAACAAGTCACGAATCTTACACCACAGTTTCGAGTCATGTGCATTAAACACGCTCTTTGTTCCAATAGTGTCCATGTCTTCGTAGCCGTAACTCAGGGTCAGACCACCTTCGTTATCGTTACCCATAGCAGTATCGTTATCATAGTCAAAGCAGAAATCCCAGTGCACAAGGTCTGTCGTGTGTGGGAAAACGTTTTTAGCACGGTTATCGACCATGGTATGACGCTCGGTAAACAGATAGTGGAACAGGGTGGAATCCTTGACAAAGTAATTCTCAAAATTCTTCTTGAATTCCTCATCGTCTGCATTCACAACCCAGTTCTGCACACGAATCCAAGCGTCTTTTGCAGCCTGAACCTCTTCCTCGGTACAAGCCTTATTGATATAACGGAATTCAAAGCTGTGGTCACCATCCCAAGTTTCCTCAGAGAAATCGCTACTCAGGAAGCGAGTCTGTGCATCGGTATTATTGTCGATTTCGACGATAACTTCCTTGTGGTTGTTCGGGTCCATGCCCATTGTGTCGCTATTCTTCTTAGAGTTGCCAAAATCGCCACAAGCATAAAAGTGCCACTGACCATCCTTAAAGACGGTTGCATTAGCGGTATCGGTCTCCTGAATAAACACAACACAGGGATAGAATGCCATGGTGTCGCGCACCTTCGGGTTGTCTTTACGAGCCTGACGAATGTACGGATTAAACTCGTTGAACTCATCTGCCAGCAGGGCGTTATTTGCATTCTCAGAAGAGGCAACGTTTACTTTGATGTTAAAATACTTCTCACCAACGCTGTTTTCTGTAAACGCGTACTTACTGCCTTTGCTATCGTCACTAAATGTAAAACCACCAGAGCAATCAATATCAATGTTTCTGCCAGACTCACCGTATGCGTTAGAGCTGGTACCCTGTCCCTTATGAGAACCAGTGGCAATCCAGTTATCTTCCACGGCGCGACCATTCTTATAAATGTGCTGAATAGTCGTGTTCGGCACTTCGTTCTTCTTGCCGGTCGTAAAGGTTGGGGCAGAGATCTTGATAATGCGCAGGTCTGGGCACTTCTCAGCCAGTAAGTCAGGGTTCAACTCACCGCTCACGTCCGTAATGTCGTTGCGGGTGTAACGTTCAATCATTTCCTCTGCGTTCTTTGCGTCTGCAATAAAGTTGTCAAGAATTTCGTCGTCTGTCAGGTTCATCATGTAGGATTTCATGCGGTAAACCTGCACATCACAATCAGGAGAACCGATCGTAATGCCGACAGGAGAAGTCTGTGTAAAGTTGTCGCTTGCATCGTACAGCTCAACGCGGCAGGGGATACCATCCAACCACAAAACCATTTCCCTATACTGACTATCGGGCAGAATATTGAACTCGAACTCCATGAAATCATCTTCACAGGTCGGCAGTTCAATCGAGTTTTGCTCACTGGTCAGCGTGATCTTTTGTGCTTGGATATTCAAACCAATACCGCCATTCAGACAGGTCAGTGCTGTAGCGTCATAGTTTCTGACATTCGTGGTCTTGAATATGAACTTGAAATTCTTGCCCAGTTTCTTCGCGTCGTTGCCAAAAAGCTTATAACTGATGGTTGCAGTCGTGCCAGCCTTTACACAGAAGTAGGTATCGCCATCTTCGTCCAGCTGATAACCGCCATTAGACCAGTCAAAGTTATCGCTGACAGTCAGGCTGTTATTGCCATCCGTCCACAAACGAGTTGCATCTGCGTTCGTTTTACCGGCAGGGTTAAAATCAAATGCCAGATTCGTCTTGACAGGCTCAATGGTAATACCAAGCTCTTTGATCTCGACACTGATTTCCTTACTCACAGAACCACACACAATTTTCAGTGTATGAGTGCCGACGTTAGCAGATTTCCAAGTCCATGTCTGCATTGTGCGACCAACAGTCAGGGTACCAGTCTTTACACCGTCAACTTCCAGTGTTACAGTGGTCGTAGAACTGGAAGGGTCATAAACGGTGTAATTGATTGCGACATTACTATATTGTTTTACGCTTGCCGTCTTTGTAGCACAGCTGATAATAGGTGTTGTATTGCCATCAGTTACCCACATGATGTCTTTAGCAATCTTATTACTTGTAACCTGTTTCCCATTGATCTCAGCGGTCATAGAAACTTCCACAAGATGTGCACCATGGGCTTGAGCAGGAATCGCATAAGTCATCTGTCGGCCAGTAACAGCGGTCGTAGTAGAGCCAAGAGGCGTTCCATCAACCGTAAAATTGATAGTTTTGGAAATATTGCCATACGGAGTGTAACGGAAAGTAACCTCGCCGTTGTATACCAGCGTATCATCAAAAGAGCTCTCCAAGTAGAACTCAACGACATTGACTGTCCATGTCTTTGTTCCGATGCTGCCAACGCTATCTGTGACTTGCAACTTGACCGTATTATCACCGCTGTGCAGATACTGAGTCACATCAAAGCTGTTCGTTCCCTGAATGACGGTCTGTGTGCCAACCTTTGTGTTGCCAACATACCAAACGCCAGTAGCAGAACCGGTATCATCACCAGAATTATCTACAGAGGTGAACTTATAATTGATAATAGCGGGGTCGCCTGCAATAATAGTCAACGCAGAACCATCCAAACGCTCAATGGTAATCACGCTGGAGTTTCCGCCACCGCCACCACCGCCTTCAATAATGACCTGAGTTTTCACCGTGCCATTTTCCAGCAGGCTCAGCTTGGAGTCCTCATAAGTGATATCATACTCACGTCCGGAATTCGGATCGGGTTTCACATTGTTCAGCTGCTCCCGAATGTCAGAAATGTCGCCATTGATGGTGTCAATAGAGGTCTGTAAGCCAGAAGTTGTATTTTTCACCACCGTCAGGTCGTTCGCCACAGTCGTAACGCTGGTTTTTTCGGCCTTTGCTTCCAGCAGCTTGTCCGTCGCTTCCTTATTATAATAGTCGCTCTGCAAAGTGTTCGGCAGATCCCCCACTTCAGTCTTCAGGTCATCCAGAGCGTTTTTTGTATTTTCCAGTTCTGTCTGAACAGGAGAGAGCTTATCAGCGATTTTTGCTTCGACCGTCTTATTGTATGCAGTCACCCAATCTGCACTAGGGTCAGTATTCAGGGTGATGGTTTTAATGACTTTGTCTCCATTCAGAAACTTGATTGTCTGTGTCTCGGCGCTATACTGAACATCAAATTTAGCTAGACCGTCCACTTTTGCAATCTCACCACGGAGCAGAGCCGTAAATCCATCGACTTCTTCCTTGGTGTAATAGTTCGCTAGTGTGTCAGCCAGGCCATCCACAACAGCCTTTGCTTCCTGTGCACTTGCAGCTGCTTTTGCTGCCGCTGTCTGTGCTTCACCAACTTTCTGACTCATAGTGGCCAGGAACTGAGTATACCAGTCGTCGCCGGTCGGGTCCGTCATTCCGGAACCAGAAAGAGCCTTCAAAACGGTCAGCTTATCATTCGGACGAGTACGCCACAGATAATTCTTGGATTCGCCAGAGTTGGGAACCGTAATTGCGCCTGTCGCAATGATCTCAAACTTCAGTGCTCCTTCTTTGGCCGTTGCATAGTTGCTTACCATCCAGTAGAAACGAATCTTGTCATTGCTATACGACACGTTCACGGGCGCAGTATAATTCTCATTGTTGTCAGCGTTCACATAGTGGATCTGGATCGTCATCTGCATCAGGTCTACGCCATCGTAATAACGCGGCATTTCAAACGGAATGACCTGACTGTTGTTTTCCTGAGTAATATTTATCTGATTCGGATTCAGCGTAATATCTTTTCCAGAATCGACCGTAGAATAATCATTGTCCGAAAATGTATCATACCATGTGTAATTGCCGCTCCGTGTGAAATCTGATTCCACCTGGTCAGCTTCCAAAGTCGCGATTTCATCATTGGAGTCAACGACCGGACGCTCAGCCTTCACAGAAGCCTCCATCGTCATTACAGGATTCGCAGCGGCCATACGTCTGGATTTGTTAAAAGAAAGTGCCATCTACTCACTCCTCTCGTTTATCTCGTTAAGATTCTGCCGTCAGACTCGGAAAATACCGGTCCATCAGAGAATCCATGTAATATGTGTGTTTGGAATTTTGTGCATTGCCTTCGCCTACAATGTAAGGATAGTACGGGTAATACCGGCTCAAGCTCAAAGACATCGTTCCTTCTCCCAGATTGATGCTGATGCTTTTGATGATCCATTCGACCGGCGTTCTTGAATTTAGATATTTGGCCGCATATTCGATCTTTTCATTTACGTCAAGCCAGGGGACCAGCAAGATCGTAATTGAAAGACCATCGGTCAACCGTGCGCGTTTCCATAGCTCATACTCTGCTACTTCCATCGCTCGTGCGTCGGTGGTATATCCTTCATAGTCTCCACCCGACAACACTTCATTGCGCCGTCCGATTTTCTCCACTGTCATTTGCGAATTATACAAGTCATCGATATTATTCGGGTCATTCACACAGATGAATTTCAAATTGTCACAATTTTCTTCCTCTTTCTGTGCTGCAATTTCTGCGGCAGTCGGGATAGTATCGACTAACTTTACCATCGCATGAGATTGCTGCTGCCCGATAAAATAAAAGCAGGATGTCGTCGCGTTAAATTGGATGACATAATATTTGCTACCCTGCATAACGGTCGCATCCTGTTCGTTATCGTTTCCATCTGGGTCTGTGGTCGAAGCAAACAGCTTGGATATCTTTTGCGTTTGACCAGCCTGAATACTTCCGTCCTCTAACTTAGAGCTGTAAGTAATACTCCAAATAATGTTCAACGCGCCTTTTTGTGTAATGGTCACAGGACATCTAAATGCAATTTTCTTGTCTGATGTAATAGATGGACCACTGCCACTTGTACCGGCAGGGAAACCAGCAGAATCAGCTGACACTGTAAGAGACAGCGTATGAGTTGAAGCATCGTAACTTGTATTGTCTGGTGTTGCATAACAATCTGCGTCAATCGTCGCGCCAAATACCTCAACGACATTGCGTACAGAAGTATAATCTACGCTGGCTGATTCTCCATCCGATGTGACAAGACTTGCAAATAAGTCGCAATCCAAAACCGGTGGATCATTGAATCCACTCGGAATCTCCTTGCATACAAAAATATCATCATCAAAATACATTTCGAATGGGTAATACAAATCCCGTAGTTCTGTGAGCATCTGCCAGATCGTTGTGCCAGTGTCGTAATCCAAATCATGTGGGACTTTACGGCTCCAATAATCAATGCAGTATTTTGAGAACTCGCTTTCCTTCATTACCGCTTCAATACTTTTGTTGATATCTGCTTTTTTGTCGATTCGATGTGCTTGTCCGGCCAGCTGTCCAGCCAGGTCGCCATTCAGTCGGGATACCATGTCCACACAAGAAGCACTCACTGTATTCGTTGTAGAATTGTATGTGAACCCATTGGAACTGAAACTAAAACAGCCCTGGTTATACCAATGGATCGAAGAAGTATCAAAATAACTGCCAGAAGCGTTTCTTGAATACTCATCAAAGACTTTCCCGTAAATTCGGGTAACTCGCTCCCGTCCTTCGATTACAGCAGACTGAATATCGTGCATCGAATGATCAACATAGCGGCTGGATTTTCCATATTCCTTGCGTAGTTCTGCTTCGCTCCAACCAGCAATAGCAGAGACATCAACTTTTTCCAATGTCGCGCCATTCAATTTCATACCTTCCACTGCGGCAATCATACATTTAACGCGAACCTTCTGTCCGTAAATCGTCTCATCAATACCGGTCGCGTCCGCTGCTAAAATATTGTCGGGTGTCATACCACCAGGCATTGTTTTTATCTTTGCAACAAGAGCATCAAAATAATTCCAAAGATCATCTTTCAATAGTGGAATCAGTCCGTTATTTGTTTGTAATAGGGGAGTAAACGCTATATAAGGCCCAGTTTCACTATCCGTCTCATAAAGCGGGTCGTCTGAACCAAGAACCGTGGAATACGTACCAGCTTCGATTTCATAAGCTTTCGCAAATTCGTTGTATCGCAGCACATTACTGGATGTCCAATCGATTCTGTCGCGGTTCAAATTGTCGATGTTGCCGTATTTCGCATAGCCGTAAGTCTTAAAATTCTGAATCTTCTGGTTGTAATATGTCACGGCATTGATGTATCGGATGTCTTGTTCGGTCAGTAGGGCAGGAGATTTATCGCTGATTTTTGCTTTGGATCTTCCTGCCAGACCGATGTAGACTCGCACATTTCGACTCAGCCATTCTTCCTCTGTGATGTTAGAAAGATTGCTGTTCTTCCCCAGATACATCGTCACATTAAATGTTCGCCGCACATCGGACTCACTGTCAATGGAAATCGAGCCATCAATCGCAACACCTTCCAAAGAATCAATCGTCGCAAAATCTTTGTTTAACAAGTCGATTCGGCAATATACGTGAGAGGAATGATTCTTTAACAGAGCGAGGTCTTCATCTGTCGGAAGATATGTCATACGCTACCTCCCGGTTCATAAGAACTCAGTCCATTGTTGTACATATCTGCTTCACTCTCGATACTGCCGATCTCCACAAATTCGAATTCGATCATGCCCTTATCAACATGCTCTGGGCAGGATACAGTCACGTTCCCATTGATGCCGATGAGCCATTCGCGGCCATCTTCCATTTTGAGCACTTTTGCCTTGGTATCTGTCAGCCAGGCACTCAGTTCGTCGCGGAACGCATTTCCACCGTCGATATCAAAACTATCATCTGTATGCTGGAACCGAATACCAACGCCACTAAAACTACCAGTGTAATAATTCGCTTCACTGCCAGAGAAGAGGAATGGATACTTATTGCTCATCGTCTCAACCACTGCGGCAGAACGCACTTTATTTAAGCTATTAACCTTTGGCTCCAGTACGATCCGATAAGTCTTATCCCCATCGGTCAACATTGCACCATTAAAAGAGCTCTTTACCATTGTCTTGATATAACCAAGCTCGATTCCATTCGCGACAGGGGAGAGTGCGTACTCATATTCCGTGCCGCGCCCTGCTGCATACAGGTCCGAAAATCCAACCGTCACATAACCATTGTCGGATGTATAGACTGTAAGGTCGTTAAAATCAGAGGTCGAAAGAGCAGCACCAGAAGGGGAGATTACCTCGAACCGATAATAAGCAACTTTGTCGGCAAAAGAACCAGACAGCCATGTGAGTGCCTCGCTCGATGCCCGGAACTCACTGCCGCTGCTATAAAATTTTGTCGCTCCAAGAAACGACTTTGTGCTGGAATATGCACGGAGACCAAACTGTTTATCTGTCGATCTGAAATGGTATGAGTTGATTCGTCCAATGCTGAGATAATCCGACAGAACAGAACTATTCGACGTACTCACGACACCCGATTCGTTGATGTGTTGGTTTGTCCATGCAACTTTCACGGCCAGTCGATTCAGCGCAATGCTTTCCTGATAGATCGTCATCCACTGTGCCGTGCCTTTTTTACGTCGCTTGAACCGAACTGCATTCACACCGGTGCTCTGTGTCAGATAATACTTTGCATACAAATCGATCTGTGCGCCCCATTTGTCATTGGTGGCGGTGATTTGTGCGTCTCCAATGGCTTCTGTATAGTCCGTATAGATCTGCAAAAATCCAGTATCCAGCTGGAAACCACCCACCGATTCCGCTTTTGCCCGTACATAATAGGTCGTATGATTGTCCAGTCCGTTCACATCAAAACTCTTCATGGAGTCACGATAATAAAAGCAATTCGACTGTGTGATCAATTCCTTGTTTTCGTCGTACAGGTAATACTCGTAGCGATTGATGACTTCACCCTCCGTAATAGGGTAGTTATAACTAAAATCAAAGGAATAAGAAGGAAAATTGATGGTCTTCACCTTACCCAGTGTCAGTTCCGTAGAGGCAAGATACGGTTCAGAATGGCAGTAAAATAAAATGCGGTCACTGTATTCAGAGAACGTATTCGTCCCAGCCAGACGGCACCGAATCACGATATAATACGGGTCATGCCGGTTCTTCATCAGATTTGCCGAGAGCGTAAAATTTCGCGCAAGGCCAGAACCAGTAGGTGCCACCGTACCAAACTTATAGATTCCCTGGTCTGTCATGTTCGGAGCAGTTGGGTTGTAACCAGTAGCCTTATCGAAGATGATAAAGGCAACAAGATCAATGTCTGCATAGGCCGCAAACTGGAATGTAGCCTGCTTCGAGCCATCAAATACTCCAATTTTAGATAAGATAGGTTTCATTTTATCACCTCCGACGTATGTTTATTTAAGACTTCATAACAAAGCAAAGTGCACCGTCTTTATTTACGGCCATCCCAAGCTCTGCGAGAAAATTTTTCAATGTAATAGCAGCCACTATTTCATTCAGTGCGGTGACAGAATCATTTGTGTCCGAAATACTCTGTGTCAGTTCACCGTAATGGTCGGATTCCGTTGACTTGGCATTGTTCAAATCGATCGTTAAAGTACCGATATTTGTTTTGTTTGTCTTTACCTGATCGCTTGCCGTTTTCAAATCGGCCTGCAACGTTTCAATGTTTGATTTGTTTGTACCAATCTGAGAATTTGCCGTCTTGAGGTCGGTCTGCAAGGCTTCGATATTCGTTTTGTTTGTACCGACCTGTTTCTTTGTCTTATTGTAATCCCATGCAGTAAATGAGCCGACATTTCCTTGAATCTGTTCCACTGAATCTTTTACATTTTTAATGGCTGTTTTATTATCCGAAACACCCTGCGACAGCTCATTGTAGTGACCGGTTTCGGTATCGATCTGAGTATTCAAAGTTCTATTGACTTCTTTTGCAAAGGTGTCGTCTGTATATTTAGTTGCTAAAATCCAATCGTCCTTGCTGTATGACTCTGTATCGCCGCGTGATTTGATGCAGACATACAGGTCTCCGGACGGCCCCTCTGTCCAAATATCTCCTACGTTATACATCGGCGTTGGTCTTTGTGTGAACGTCTGACTTTTCGAGTTCGCCGTATCGCGGGCATAGATCGCCATGGAGAGCGCATTGATTAGGCCGGAATCCGTAATTCGCACCCACTCATAACCTTCGCCGGTGTCTGCCCAGCGGAAGCAGTGATTCATTCGGACATTCTGATATAAGTCACCATCATGGGCTTTCTTTTGCTCATCAGTTGTCCAATTTACAGATGGATTATTCGAGCCGTTTTCATTGGGGTCTTTATATCGGTAGTACGTTGTAATCGTGTTATTGATCTGGGACTGAACTTCTTTCTGTTCAGAATTCGCTTTGTCCGATAATTTTTCCAAGTCGTTGCCGAGCTGTCCGACAACCGATTTGATATTCAATAGTTCAACATTGGTATTGCCTTCCGTCACAACGATGTTTCGGAAGTTTTTCTGCAATGCCGTCACAACAACTTTCTGTCCAACGCTATATTCGTGAGAACTTGTAAACCGATATACACCGCCAAACGCGGCTACTTTATATGTGGTCCCAGCCTTTTCGGTGATTACGCCATATGTAGAGGTATCAAATTTTGCTTCGTCTACGGCTTTTCGTGCGGCAGAAGCAGTTTCTTCAACCAAGATATCGAGTGCTGACTTTTCTGACATGTTCTGCCTCCTGAAAAATAAAAAGCCGACCCGCTGGGCTATCCCAGTGGTATCGGCATTGTGTATGAATATTCGATTTAGCGCTTATTCCATTCCTGCGCCATTCGGGTCGAGAAGTTTTTCTTGATCTCAGAAGCCAGATCCTCAGAGTTGCCAACAGGATTGTTGATCACAATATTACCAGTTGAGAAACTGGTGTTGCCAGTGCTCTTCGTAGTAATGGCCTGAGAACCATACTTAGCCATCTGTTCAGAGAACCACTTGTTCGGGTTGCCACCCATCTCAAACAGTTTCGATGTAATGTCAGCAGGCACCACACCATCACCAGTTTCGAGGTAGGTGTAACGACCAGACTGCGGCTTGCGAACCAGAAGCTCAGGTCCAAGCTCATCAACATTGGCGAGATGATTCTTAGATGCAGACTTTAAGCCGGAAGCGTGTTTGCCAAATAGACCACCAAAGAAATCCTTTGCAGCATTTCCAAGGTATTTTACTGATTCTACAACCGAACTGATCGGATGTGTGACTGTATGAACAGCATTTTGTAAAAAATTGTTCTTTGATTTGTCTTCTGTGTTATATTTTGTAACCGTGTCAAGCAAAGTGCCAACTGGATTCAGCACCCATTCATACCATGCGTGTCCTGTATTCTTTGCAACTTCTTCCGAATCGGATGCTTTTTTGTTGACAGCATCAATTGCGCTGGCAATCGCACTGAAACCTGCTGACGTCGAATTAAGGTTTGCATTGACGGAATTGACGGTATCAGAGCAGCCCTGCTTTGTAGCGAGGTAAGCCTGATCCATGGTCCACTGCATATTCTTCGACAGGTTCGTAGCGCCCGGCTCCACATTCTTCCAAGCATTGTCCGCGTCAGTTTTCAGTGTGCCTTCTGCGCCAAACGTAGCATTACTCTGAGAAGTGATTTCTGCCCAAGCCGTCGAGAGTTTATCTTTCGGGTTGTTTGCCAAATTGCTGACACCCTGTTCCACAGCACCCCAGCCAGAATCAAAGCAGGCACGGGTATCATAGAGCATCTTCTCTGCGCTTCCGCTGGAATCTGCCCATGCTTTACTCAATGTCTGGTAAGTACCATTTGCCAAATTCTGAACGCCACCGCCGCACTGTTCCCAGCTGCCGACCATCGTATTACGGATCGTATCCATTGCTTTGGTGCAGCCATCAGAAGAGGACTTATATGCGGAATTCAGTGTATTTGCGGTTTCCTGAGACATGCCAGTAGAAGTAGCATAGACGGCATTCCAACCAGAAGTGTAAATGCTCTGCATCGACTGGAACAAACTCTTTGTGATGTCATTCAGTTGGTCAGAACTCATACCGGCGTTGCTGTCGATCGCATCGTACGTCTGATTCACCAAGGCTTCCATCTTGCTGAACATTTCAGAACTAATCGAAGTGATCTTATCTTTGCTTACGCCGGTCTCTTTTGCCACAGAAGCCCACGTACTTTCAAACGTAGACCGCATCTTGTTCATTGTGTCGATGGTTTTGCCCTTTGTACCACTCAACAGTTCCGTAGTAGAAGAATACTCTTTTGCGCTCTTTGAGATAGCGCCAGAAACACCGGAGCTGAAGCTGCCCAACAGTTTGCCCATATTGAACTTGCCAAACATGGTCTTGACTCGGCTAAGAATGGTGCCAGCAGCCGTCGTAACACTTGTTGACCCGCCCTGGAACGAGTCATTCATGGAGTCAATCAGGTCTTCTGTGCTCATCTTCACACTATTCCATGCAGAAGAGAAAGTGTTCACAACAGAGCTTGCAAGAACCTTAGAAGCCTTTGTAACAGCCCCTTCATCGACCTTGCCTTCCACAACGTCTTTCGCGGCAGAAGCGCCAAGAATCTTACCGACATTTTCAGTCAGCCACTTGAGCGGGTTTTTACCGATTGTCATCAGATTCTCAGTCTCGTTTGCAGGAATAACGCCGTCGCCCTTTTCGAGATAGGTCATCCGGCCAGTCTGAGGCTTGCGGACGATAATTTCGTCGCCTTCTTCGTCAACATTGTACGGAGCAGACTTCTTGATTTTCTTATCGCCTTTTGCCTTTTTGCCCCAGTTCCACGGCCAGATCTTCCACGAGCCAACACCCTTTTTGCCAGAAACAGAACTAGATGTGCTGACACCATCGCCACTTTCCTTGAACTTCACACCGAAGACTTTGAGAATACTCTTGATGGTGCTCCAGATGTTGTCCAGCATTACACCAAGGCCAGTTGCATAGTATAGGGATTTCGCACCATATTCTAATTTTTGCCACAGACCTTCGCCCTCAGCGGCCATCTTAGCATATTGAACCGACTTATCCCAACCCTCAACAGGGGAGAGGTGATAGAGTACGTTGCCAACACTGCTTACGATCTTCTCGCCGGTGGTGCTATTTTGATCTGCCCAGATTTTTGTGTTTTCTTTGCTGATCTTACCGAACTGCTGAACGGCGTTATTTACAGCGACCGCAATAAGTGTGCCAACGACAGGAATAGAAGAAATACCAGTAGTTACCGTGGTGGCAGTTTTTGCTCCAGTTGCCGCCGCAGCTCCACCGAACCGTGTGAGTAGATTGCCAGCGCCTTTTTGAACGACTTCCTTTTTCGCCAAAGTAGCCAGAGTCTCGTCCACACCAGCTTCAACGCCTGTCGCCACGATTTTACCAGAGAAGATCCCTTTCAGCTTATCCCACAGACCGGTTGCGGCTTTAATAACAGGATTGCCTGCATTCGCTTCAAGCATCGCACCGGTATTGTCTAGGAATGTTCCAATCGCTTCCTTCGCTGCTGTTTCGAGCCCCTTTGTTTTCGCGGTACTTATGAAATTACCGATATTGCCAAACAAACCATTCTTGCTGAACAAACCTGTCAATCCGCCGCCATCTGTACTCGCACCATGTGTTCGAATTGCTGTCAGCACATTGTTCAGCGTCTCAATCGTCGTAATCAGCTTCTCGATCTTGGTAATAATTTCGTTGACATTCGTGACGACTTGTGTGGACTTCATGTTACCGAGGATAGAGTTTTTCCAATTTTCATTGTAAGAAATCATATCATCGTAGGTCATCTTGTCGAATTCTGCGAGATATTTCTTCTTCTTCTCATAATCCTCAAAACTGGAACCAATCAGCTCGTTGTTCTCCTGGACGGCCTTTTTCAGCTTGTTCAGTCGCTCGATCTCGTCCTCTTTGCGGTTCTTTCGAATCGTGTCATCCAGTGTAGACTGTGCATCACGAACGGCGTTCTGGTCAGCCTCCCACTCGAAGCCACTTCCGCCGGCATGATAAACATGGACAGTCTTATTAGCCTTGGCCTTTTCGAGTGCGTCCTGAGCTTTGGAGAGTTCAATGGCTCGTTCCTGGGCATCATTCTGTTCATTCAGTGCATCGATTCGCTTGTCAATCACTTCAAGCCATGCGTCGCCCTGAATTTTGAGGTCGTTGGACTTGTCAGTATTGAACTGTTCAAAGACGCCAATCAAGTCAGATAAAAGTGATTTGATATTCGAAAGGGTAGCTTCGAAGTTCTTGGCCTTATCAGCCGCACTGGTAAATCCATCGCCAGCCTTATCAACTGCCGCAAGTAATTCACGAAGTCGTTGAGCAAGAGCTTTTGTCTGGTCAGCCTTGTCATACTCGTCAATCATTGCTTGAATCTTTAATTTGAAGAGTTCTTTGTAAAGCTGCGTATCAAACTTGATCTGGTCGCCTTCAAGTTTCAAGCATTTGATTTGGTCGTCACTCAGACTCATGAGCTTCTGATAATTATCAATGCTCAGACCACCATAGGTATTATACTCTTTAACAATGTCTTGGATGTCAGAAAATGCGCTCTGGAACCCATCAATCTGATTGTTGGCACGTTCAATCGAAGAACCAATACCGTCGATGTACTCGCGAATGCTCATCACATTCTGAGAGATCTTAGCCGCAGCGTCCTCAAAACCTTGAGCAAGATATTCTCCAGCCTCACCACCAGTCTCACGAGCAGTTGTTGCAAGCCCTGCGAGATAACCAGCAAACATCTGCTTGAATGCATCGCTATTGTAATCAATCTCACCGGTTTCTGGATTCAAAGCATCTTTATATGCTTGATTGGTAAACAAATCTGTGTTACCATATAAATTACGGATAGCTTGGAATTTCTTCTCGATATCATCCGAATCTAAGAACCCAAAATCGTTGTCTTGCTTATTCAAGCCAACACTGTATAAGTCAGAAAATGCGGATTTTATAGCGTCCGTCTTTTCCTTGGCTTCGTCCATCGCGGTTCCGTAGCCCTTGATGGCATCAGTCAGTTGCTCAAAAGAGATGGTATCAGAATCAACGCTGGAATTCAGCCAGTCAAGGATTCTCTGCATCTCTGCGGCAGACTTACCACCGTCCTTAGAAGCATTAGCTTCTTCAAGCTGTGCTTTAATAAAGGCACGGAAAGTTGCTGTATTAAGTTCAAGTTTTCCGTTTTGCTCCGTCAAACAAGCGGTAAACTTGTCATCGACACCGATCAGTGATTTCATTGTATCCGCACAGATATAACCATATTGGTTATATTCTTTCATCGCCTTTGTTAAGGTATCAAATGCGGATGCAATATCAGATACAGACTTCGCGGTAGATTTATTGTTCTTGTTGGTCTTATTTGTCGGGAACCCATTAAGCTGATTTGTTAGTTTTTGTCCACCCCTTAGAGCAGCGTTCATATTGGTGTACAACAGAGAAAGCTGAGTATTTGTGCGATTCGTGATTTCCTCTAGTTTTGCAGGATCTACGCCGCGTTCGCCGGCCTTCTCTACTTCATTTGCAAACTCCTGAGCAGCACTATATGTTGCGGTGGCCGCAGTAGCATTTTTCAGAGCAGGGAGAAGATTCTCAAGAGCAGTCTTTTCAGCCTCGGTTTTCTCTTTTAGGTCATCAGTACTTTCAGCTGTGTCATCGGCAGTAAGGTTTGCGACCTCATGTTGTGCGTTAGACAGAATTGTTGCCGCAGCTTCTGCATATTCAGCGGCAAGCAATTCGGCATAGCTCTGTTTGTTTATCTGGAGTTTACCATTAACAAGCTCAAGGCAATTCAAATACTCGGTGTTCATCGTCAGTAAAGACTGAAGAGAATCGAGACTCATGTAGCCATACTGATTGTACTCTTCCATTGCACTGGTAGAAGCTTTATACGCAGACTGGATTTCATCCATTTTGGAAGAAATATCTTCCATCTTCTGTGCGCCAGCAGCCAATGCATCAACACCATTTGCAGAAGACTGAGCTACAATACCAACTTGAACAAGTGCTTGGATAAACGCATTTACACCGTTTGTGTCAGCAGAGAAGTCCATGTCGGTCAAAGCTTTACGAAGATTTGCGAGAGCTTGCGCTTGATCATCGGACAATCCTTCGTTTGTACCCCACAAGAGTTCATTCAGCTTACTTGCATCAAATCCATCGATCGTATCTTCCAGAGTTTTAACAGCAGAATTTACTTTATCGAAAGTAAAACTGACATCCATACTGTTGTTGTTGTCGTTCTGCCAAAAATTAACAGCTTGAAGTTTTCTACGAGCGTTTGTATTGTTGTTGATAGCATCCGTTGAGTCGTTGTAAGAATCTACATCATCACGGAGAGCAGATTGCTCATCAAGCAAGAATTGATACAGACTATGATACGTTCCACCAGCAGCTCGTTCAGCCTCAGTTGTGTTGTCAATGACATATTTTAATGCTTTACCAATCTCGTTGTAATAGTCAACAATTGAATCCGCATCATTTAACTTATCAGGTCCATAACCACCGAACTTGTTAAAGACATCAATACCAGCATTTTTAATCTGGTCCCCCATATCCATTTCAGGAGCCGACCAAACAGTAAGATAATGTGTCCGATTATTCTTCTTGGCTGTATCAACAAGCTTATCACCTTGAGCGTCTTTGTTTTGTGTCAACTCATAACGAGATGCCTCCAACTGCTCCGCCGTAATATCCTGAAGTAAACCAAGCTGCTCTTCATATTTACCATTCTGCAGGTCAAGTTTACCAAGTTTGTTTTCATCAAGCGTTCCTTGTTCTTTCGCAAGATCAAGAATCTCTGCCTGAATATCTTTTGCTTGGTCAAAGTCCTCGGTACCCCAACCAGACTTGTCGCCAAGTTCTTCATAGGCACTGACCAAATCCTTTAAAGAGGAAGTGGTGCTCTGCGCAGCGTCAGCCGCTTCCTTAGATTTCGTTGCGACATTTTGCACTCGTTGTGCCGCTTCCGTAATCTTCTTAGTGCCCCAAGAGATGAGCAGGCCAATTCCAACACCCAACGCGGCATTGAGCAATAAAGCTCTTGCGCGAAGGGCAAGTAGTTTAAGGGAAAAACCTTCAGTTGCGTCGCCTGCGGCCTCTGTGTTAGCTTTACTTTGCTTCAACGATGTGATAAAATCAGAAATAGAAGGCTTAGTTCCATCAAGAGAACGCTGATAGGAGAGAATTGCATTTCTGAGTTGAAGAATTTTCGCTTTTACGTCGTTCCAAAACTCATTTTTTACACCATCTTCGTCAGCAGTAAACAAGAAAGATAATATCGAAATTTTAATCATTGAGGAGAGAAGAATGAATAAAATTCTATACTGCCCGTGGTGTGAAAAATATGTTAAGGGTGTTTGGTATTCATGCCCATTTTGTAGCGCACAAACTATCTATATAAAAGCATGGGATAAAAAATCTGACGAAGAAAAGAAAGAATGGTTAAAGAAATTTCCAAAAGTTGACCCACCAAGACCAATCAAAGACAAATCACTACTTCGTGAGGCGGAAAAATTCGACAAACAAGCTCGTGCTGAACTTGCTCAAGAGGAAGCTCGTAAACAATACGTTCCGCATTGTCCTACATGCGGTAGCCCTGATATCGAAAAGATTAGCGGAACCAGTAAGGTTGTTGACGCTGTTGTTTGGGGATTCTGGTCAAAGAAAGCAGGGAAGACGTTTAAGTGCCGTAACTGTGGATACGAATGGTGAGCAATAATAAAACCCTACCAGACATTACATCCGATAGGGTTCAGTTCACAATATTCAATTACTCAATTCCATTCTGAAGGATGAACTTGGCGGCGTCGGACTTAATATTAGGATAGATGAACTCAAAACGATTCACGTTGGACATTGGAATACAGAGTGCAGCGTTCGTTTTCAACGTATCTGCCGCACTCTTCCACGATTCAATAGAATCATCTTTTGAAACATAATAGTGAACCAGTGAAATATAATCATCGTCAATCCCTTGAGGCTTCCCGTAAAAGATGTTTCCGTCCTTCATAAATACTTTTACAAGAACACCCTCTGCGTCATCAAAGTGTTGGGTAAAAATATTTCCGGCAGTCTCAACACCAAGTACATTGGAAAACAGCTTGCGAACTGGTAGCCAATTCTTTAACTTGAAAAATACTACAGCGTAGAGCAAACCAAAAAGAACATACGCAAAAACAAGAGGGAAACCCTTGATGGCAATCGACCAGAATATTGCATCTAAGTAATCGACGGAACTCTTTATAAGATATCCGATAGCTACGCTTAATACGAAAAACATCTGGTCGCTCATTTTCTTCATGTCAAGCCAGCGATAACACCAAACGCATAGTGCGCCTGGCACAAAAACATGAAATAGCAGATCAACGCTGCTGATTAGTGCTTGAATTGTGTTCATCGGCACCTCCTTTGTTGTTATTGCTGTTGCCATTTTCGAGAACACCTAACATGTCAACGTCCTTTGGCGACCGCTTATTGTAAGTTGAAATCTCATAGTTTGGAATATGTTTCTTGTTTTCCATGGCAGTATCCTCCTTTAATAAGGAAAGTGTAGCATGGAAAGTGCAAGCTGTCAATCCAAGATGCATCGTGCCGAACGCTTTGATAAGCAAATCAAAGAAGAACTTGCTCAAGAAGCTGAACTTGCAAAGTATGTTCCAAAATGCCCCGTCTGCGGATGCCCTCATCTCGACAAAATAGGTGCAGACTCCAAACTGATTGATGTAGCAGTCTGGGGATTTGCTAGTAAGAAACCGGGAAAGCAGTTTAAATGCAAAGCGTGTGGATATGAATTCTAACATTCTCCGTCAAATGTGAACTCCTGTTCATTTACTTCTTTGTCTTTTTATGGTAGACTTAAATAAAGACTATAAGAAAGGAGGAGGTTACAATGACTAGAGAAGAGTTTAATAAGATTCTTCAAGACGAGATCGAGAAGAATCGGAATAATTTTGCCAACGCTCTGTCGGCAAGAGAAGACAAGAAGATGACAGTTGAGCAAATGGTCGCCGCTGCGTACAATATGGCAGTCACAGACGCCACCGCATCTCTTGTTGCTACTCTCGAAAAAATTGGTGTACTCAAGTACGAAGATTGAGTTGTGAAGTGATTTTTTGAGGCAGTCCCTTAACAACTTCCTCAGCTAATACTTGAATGTTACCAATAGGTTCTCGCTGCCCCTTGATATAGTCAAGAAAGGCAGTGAGTTCTTTTGTTTCAATTTCAATTTTCATATACGAATTCACCTCGATTAAAAAATGCAAAGTTGGTTGATGTAGCAATATGGGGCTGGGCAAGCAGAAAGCCCGGCAAACAGTCCAAGTGCAAGAATTGTGGGTATGAGTGGTGATAAAAGAAAAGCCCCACTGCACGAGCAGTAGGGTAGGTAATGAAATTATTTCTTTTTATGCTTTTCTCCGAGAAAACGCTTAATGTTGTATTGCTCATATGGAGAAGTATCGTTCGTATATATTAACTCAAACCGATCAACCTTTGACATCGGGATGCACAACACGGAATCTTCAACTAAAGGTTCATTACTATCTACCTTATCACTTGTACAATGACCAACCACAGTAAGATAATCATTGTCAGCAGAAGTCAGAAGTCCAAATATTATTTTCCCATTAGAAAGATAAACATACACAGCAGTTCCGCGTTTTCCATCGTAAAACCGAGTCCAAAGGTTATCGCCTGATTCTATGCCAAACACCTTTACGCAAATATTTCTTACAAAAAAGTTATTCTTTACTTTGTAATAAACGAAAGCAAGAGCAATAGCAAAAACGAGGCTTGATGCGAAAGAAGATATATGAACATTATAAACCAATAATGGCATAACTAAGTGATTGTAAACGAACCACTGAATTATATAGCCAATAGCAATGCTCATAATAAAGTACACTTGGGCTTCATATTTCTTCAAGGAAAGTTTTGTGTAAAACCAGACACAGACAGCTCCCGGAATGAAGATTCCAAATAGAGAATCAAAATTATTTATTAGTTCTATTATTTTTCCCATCTGTACCTCCTTTATCTGACTCGGTATTCGTTTGCGAATTTCGTCTTGAACGAATGTTGTTTAGCGCATCAATCGAGTTGGCTGAGTTTCCAGTATAAGTAAAGAATCCTTCGCCATAAGTCGAAATTTCATAATCCGGCACATGCTTCTTATTGTTTCCCATGATTTAACACTCCTTTTACAAGAGTGTATCATGGTTCAGACATAGTGTCAACTAAACTTTGCTACACAGGGTTCCACAACGATCCAAAACAGGGATTGACAAGATATTATGATGTATCCTATAATAGATGAGCAATCGCTATGTGCTATGCTAAAATGCCAACTGAAAGGAGGTCTCCAATTATGACACACAAAGAGTTTAATGAAATCTTAGAGACTGAAACGAACAACGGCATCGATCTTTTAATGCAAAAAATGCGAGGACTCGAGGGGAAATCTCAAACTGAGCAGATAGCCAATATGATTTGTTTAAGTATGGGCGCTACAATTAAAATTATAATAGCTATACTTAAACAGTGCGGCGTTATCAAATTCGAAGACTAAATAGCAAAAGCCCGGCCTCCCAGTAGTAGGGAAGTCGGGCTTGTTCATTATGATGGCTGCGCCTTTGTTACTTCAACAGTTCTGCAATATCTTCAGCGGTCATGCCATTGGCCAGTGCGTTGGCAACAATGTCTTCTGCCTTTTTGCGATTCAACTCTGCCGCAATCTTTTCATCGGCATCAGCCTTTTTCTTTTCGAGTTTTGCAATCTCTTTATTGAGTTTTTTCAGCTCTGCTTCTTTTGCTTTTCTTTCAGCATTCAGTGCGGCAATATTCGAGCCGAGAGATGCGATTTCTTTAGCAATGGATTCTGCTGCGGCATTTTTCTCAGCGATCTGTGCTGCGTAATCAACGCCGTTAAGAACCTTTGTTTTGTTCTTGCTTCCTTTGGGTCTAGCCATAATAAAATACCTCCGTATATTTTGGATACGCGATTGTACTTTTATTATAGCCAGAAAATCTCATGAAAGCAACCTCTTTTTATGTATTATAAATTACATTATAGTGATATTGACAGGATATGACAGGCGGGTGTATAATAATGGGCAACCAAGAGTTCACGTTGAACTTGCCAATCATAGACGTAAAGAATAGGCGGTCACCCTCTCAGTAGCCGGAAGGCGAAAAGGAGCGTGTATTTCTCTAACTGCCTTCCGGCAATCTTGTCGGAAGGAGGATGTGTAATGGATTTTGGATTCATTTACAACTCACTGATACAAACTGTTGGCGTTATCGCCGCAGTCATCGGTGCTGTTTACACTGTCCGTTGCTATAACGATAGTCATGGCAATAAGTAAAAGAGCCGCCTATAGCCACTAGGCAGCTCTTCATGATTGGGATTAAGATTGTCCAAGTCTTGATTCCATGTTTGATTATCTACCGAGGGTTCCGTCTATTGAACTCTTGGTTGCTTTTATTATACACATTTTGAAGTACACTGTCAACGAACAACAGTGTACTTTTTCAATTTTGTTCAAAATTGTTCAAAGTTCATTGAATTTTTAGTTCTCTTACTTATTCCACGCCAGAGAACAGCGTGTCTCCTCATTCCACCTACTTCTTTAAGTCGTCTGGTTACGTCTGAGGTGGACTTCTGAACTTTCGTCCAGAACTGACTATCCTTCCAGTGGTTGCTCACTGACCCTTTTTAGTCGATGAACCTTCCGCTTTCCTACATTATATAATAGGGAAGTGGATCGGCTGCTGACCGCCCATTGTAAACGCTACTTAGCACTCAATTATTACCATATTTTTACAATACGATAAAACCGAGCTTTTATCTCAGCATATAGCATCCATATCCTTGTTTCTATCTTTCGATTCCTACATTATATAAATATAACAATAGGCGATATGGCTCTTAGGGTTTCCCAGCACTCTAGGGGCTATTTTATTTTTACATGGTGCCGCATCCTATATTTTTATACGCAACAAATATAAGAGGGCATATTAACTTTACCCGCACCATTCTTGAGCTTTCCGCTCATCTGCATTACGGACAACACGCCAGAGATGGCAGCTGTAATGGCCGGAATAGAACCTGCAAGGTTGACCATTCCGTCTGCTGCATCAACAATCTTTGTTGCAAGAGTAACAAAGAATTTGATGAGGTCACTGCTCATAACGTCGTTTGAGAATTTCTCAAAGCTGGCGTTAATCTGTTTTAAGCGACCCTCAATTGAATCCATCATGCGCTCTTGTTCAGTCATTGCTGAATTAGAGCTGTTAGCGGCATCTTCCATTGATTTTTCAGCAATGAAGAATTGCTCGATCACGGAAAGTACCGCATTCGAGTTCCTTTTGCCGCCAAGCATCTCTGTGACGTTAGCTTTACTAACATCAGTAAGTTTATCCCATACGGCAGAAATCTCTTTCAGGATCTGATATGTACTCTTAAATTCTGTACCGGCGGCATCCTTCATAATGTCTACGCCAGTTAAAGATTTCAATTCACTTCGCAGTTCAGAAACAGAACTTGCCATATCATCAACTGAAACGCCAAATGCCTCTGCGTCAGTCTTACTGGCTCGCAGATACATTGAAATTGTTTTTAAAGTTGTGCCTACGGTATCCGGGTCCTGAAGTACAGAGTTGGCCGCACTAATCAACGAAACGGACTCTTCAAACGAGTTCCCGGCTGCCGATAATGCGCTTGCCGATCTGACGAGTGCCTCCGCAATACCACTTTCGGAAATGGGTTCGTTGTTGCCCACTGAGTTAAGAACATTGACGATGTGTTCTACTTCGTCAGCTTCCATTCTAAATCCCTTTAGAATAGATACTAGATAAGAAGCTGCGTCAGATGCACTATCAATTCCATCACCAATGTTACTTAGGACAGTGGACCACTTTGCAAGCTCTTGTGATTCGTCCAGTGTATAGCCTAGACGAGACCATTCTGCTGTACTGTCAATAACATCAGAGATAGAAGCACCAAGCTCACGCGCTTGACTTGAAGCAGACGACAAAAAGCTTGAGTATACCGATTCAGTCTCATTCGTGACTTTTTTCAAGTTAGTCATAGATGTATCTATATCTACGACGTTATTATAAACTTCTCGTAGACCCTGTTTAACCATAGCCACGCCAGCCATAGCGATAGCAGTCTGGAAGTGCTCCTTAAACAGACGAGACAGTTTTTGACCAAGAGTTTCTGTAGTGGCCCCACATCTGCTGGCCTCAACCTCAAGGTTTGATAGTCTTGCACTAAGATCAGTAACATCGCCTTCACAGCCAGCAGCAGAAGCTTTTATTCCGTTTAAACTATCAATTAGCCAAGAATATTTACTTTTATTTGCAATAGAGTCTTCTAACTTCGTTGCACGTTCATAAACATTCTTAAACTTCGTCATGTCAACATTGGCTTGATTTAAATCTCTAAAATCAAATCCAAGTTCTTTTAAATGTTGACTTGTAGAATCAATAGTTGTATCAAGAATCTTGCATTTTTTATCAAAGTCTTGAATTGCTTTCCCTGGTGTAGTGTTCTCAATAGAAGCAAGCTGATCTCGCAATTCTTTTAACTTTCCAGATGTTTTTCCAGTGCCATCTTCTCCATATAAATATTTTTTGATATTATCATTTTTATAGTTGGAGTTATTCTTGGAATAGTTTTCAAGAGACTGAATCTTTTTTTGATACTTTTCATACTCGGATTCTTGAGATGTGAGAGTCTTTTTTAAATCATCTGCAATTTCTTGATTTTGTTTTTTTAGTTCTTTTGCAACCGAATCAACACCTTTTGCAGTATTTCTGTCAGCATTGAATTTTCCGGCTTTTTCGATATCCTCAAGCTTTAACTTCTGAGATTCCGTAATTACACCTTTTGTTTTTGTCTTGAGTTTATCCATCTCATTGTTGATTGCGCTCAATCTGGTCTGTACCGTTTTCAACTCAGATGATTTGTTTCCATTAGCAATTAACGATGTTTCATCCGCTTTTAGCTTTGCTTGACGATTTGCAAGGCTGAAAAGGCGAGAAATATCACTTTTTGAAGTATCCTGTGTTTTTGTGGAACCAGACTTTCCGGTATCGACCTTAACTGTCTGCTTTGCCGCAGATTGCATAGCTTTTTTAAGCTGTGCGGTTACTTTACTCTGGTCTATCTTAACATCAAGTGTAACCTTTGGAGTTTTTAACTTTCCGCTCTTGACTACCTTATCAAGCGCATCATTTATATTACGGATAGTGTCGTTTTGATTTACTCCAAAAGCAATTTTTACTGGTTTTTCTTTATAATGCTCCTTGACAGAATTAAATTGCTGGTCTAATTCTTTTTTATTTGTGTCAATAACAACCTTGACCTTAATAGCTGTTACGGCAGAAGACTCTGCGCCAGTATTTTCTTTTTCATCCATACTGTTGGTCACCTCTCTTTTCCATTTTCAACAATTCCTTTCAAAATAAAAAAGAGAAGCGGCCAGCTTCTTCAAGCCAGCCTCCTCTCATTCAAATTTTCCAAATAAATTGTGGGATTACAATTCATGTAATGCGGTTCTTACGAGCATAGCTGCTTCAACTTGGACTTTTGAAATAAATGGACGCGCAGGACGCTTTGGTTTATTTTCCTTCGGTCGCCCCATTCGATTCCACTCTGCAATATCCATCCATAAACCATGCTCAATCCAATTAGCAAACATTGTTCCTTCTAAGGCTGCATTGTCTCCTTCTCGGAATGGCGTTTTGCACCATGATGCTTGCGGTCTTGCAATATTCTTTACCGTCATGGTTACAACATTATCGTCAGTAGTAACGCTACTTACGATATTTTTTTTGCTTTCGATTCCGTCAGATCGTCCACTCTTCGAGTGTACGTTTTCTACAATGCTCGCTTGTAGTCTCGTTTCAATTTCCGGCGCAACACCTTCAAGGATGTCTTGAACGCTGCTAACCACACCGGCCAGTAAATCATCAAAGTTTGTATACGAAGAAGCAAGACTTCCCATTCACTCCACCTCAAATCTCAAACCGATCTTTTGCAGACTGAATCTTTGTCGTATCCTTTTTGATGTAATACTTGTTGGTCACATCCGTGCCAGCATGGTTGAGCAGGGAAGAGACATCTTCCAGACTCATGCCCGCATTCTTCAGCAGGGTAGCACCACTATGCCGGAAGTCATGCGGGTGCAGCGTGGGCTCATCAATCATCTCACCAATTTTCTTACACCAATCACCAGCGGTGCTTGAAGTAATCGGCATCCATGCACCATTTGTTTTCGTACCAACAAATACATAGCCGCCATCCTCGATGTCATGTTCAGTGCGGTACTCCTTCAACTCCTTCAGAAGCTCAGAAACTTCCTTACTGAACATCAAGTCAACGATTTTACCTTCTTTTTCCAGAACGTCATGCACCATACGATTCTCATAGTCGATAGACTTCCAGAGCGTATTCCGCACGGCGTTGACACGAGCCATCGTAGACAACGAGAACAGAGCGTATAGCCGCAGCGTCATCGCATTATCTTTCATGTGAACTGTGGTTGCAGATTCAACCAACACATTCAGCTTCTCTCGCATCAACTTGACCTCATCCGGCGTAAGATATGTCTGCTTCACAACAGCCACATCCTTGGTCGGACGGTCAATAAACTCCATCGGATTCTCTTTGATTATTTTCTTTTTTCGAAGATACCGGTATAGTGCAGAAATTGTACTCATGCGCCGTTTCATGCGAGCAGAGTTGTTTCCATGCTTCTTACAATAGAACAGAAATTCTTCAATATCCTCTTCTTCAAGTTCCGTCACAGGAGCATTACCCTGATTATCCAGAACATAGATCATCCACTGCTTGAAATCTGATTCATAATTGTAAACAGTAGACGGGCTGAGGTCACGGATGCCCATATCAGTCTCATATCTATCCCAGTATTTTAAAGACACTGGGTTTACATTCTTAAACTTCTCAGCATCCCATAACTTCAGCGGTTTACTTCTTGTAGCCATATTAAAATTCCCTCCAACCCACCTCTAAAAGTGTTTATTCCTTTTTATCTTTTGCCAGCACAGCAGAGATCTCCTGCTTATTGTCCAGCAGGGCAGACATAACCTGAGAAGCCTGATTTACATCAAAGTCTCCAAGGCTCTTCTTTGCCTCATCCAGATAATCCTTCAGGTAATCAATAAACTCGGCAAACGTATCGCGCTTGTTGCAAATTGCCAGAGCCAGATACTCATCGTGAGAACGCTGCACACGCTCCTGCACTGCCTTCTCCAGAGAATCATACTGATCCCAGAACACAGCGGTGTCGCAACCTGCAGCTTCAATCTTCAGGTTAAAAGACTCATAAGCAATGCGCGGCCACTCAGTCTGCGGCTCATTGCGATAATCATAACCAACAAAATACTTCAGGCAGGTCAGCCGAAATGCCACGTCAAACAGCGCAGGCTGATAATCGTCCTGAACAGTACACATCTCAATGACCTCTTTCACGAAGTCGATTCGCTCCTGAAAATTTAAAACCTTCATTTTATCTCCCTTTCGTCTGTGCTTGCTTTAATTTCTTTCGCTCTTTCCGAGCTTTTTTTAGGTCGTCATAATCGACCCAGCCTCCATCGATTTTGGAGTATGTGATCCAGCGGTAATCTACATCAGGATACTTGAACCAGAACATCTTGCGCTTCATCAGCGCAACACTATCAGCGAATCCCTTTGTATCAATCACTTGTTTGCTGCCATCTCGATATGTAATTTCATAGTCCGCTACGTAATCAATCTTCCGCACCGCTACGTCCTTTCCGTCCTTATCGATCCGGCGGAACGCTTCCTGCAAAAGAAAGGGGACTTGCTTACGACACTCTACAATTTCGCCGCTTGCCAGCCTTGGCAATACAATATCTCGATAAAACAACATTTCTGCCTTACTATCATAAACTACGCCGTCATATGTTCTATCTGCTGGATTCTTACTGACATTAAACTTTGTTCTGTTCTTTTTCTCCATAAAACCACCACGAAAAACAAATGGGCGGTTATGCCCGCCCCTTACGATTTGATGTTTTCTTAACTACCGGCTTCACGGGCGTCTCATCTTTTACATCACTAGATGACTCATTTTCTGCCTTCGCAGGCTCATCCATGATTTCATGGAAAATATCACGAACAGCCGGGATGAAGTTTTCCACCTCGGACTTCGTGATATTCTTATACTTGCGCACCAAAAGAGTAGTCAGGTCTGCCTTTGCAGTCTCTTTTGAAATAATTCCCTGACGATACTGATTTACGGCAGTCCACACAAGAAAGTGTGGCTCAGTATCGCAAATCATCCGCCAAGGATTAAGACGCGCATCCTGCTCGCAATGCGGGCAAACCGGATATTCTTTTCCGCAAGTACGGCACCAATTCAGATTTGCCATTAGGCAGCAGCAGTCTCGATGCGGAACAGACGCTTATCTTCAGAGCAGTATTCCTGAGTAGCGCTGATCTTAACAGGGTGAGTCAGCTCGTTGTTCAGGGTCATATCGATAGAGCTATCCATCTTAGCATTCGGGAAGATGATACGCATCAGCTTCTTATTAGCCTTATCGCAAGGATTGTAACAGAATGCCTCAATCACAAACTCGCCCTCAGCAGAGAACTTGTCAGCACTATCATTGATAGCAATGCCCTCCTCACTCTCGTACTGATACTTCACAACAAAGCGGTCGCCAGCCTTCAGGCTTGCGCCAGTAGGCAGAGTAACCTCGGTGCCAGAAACAGAGAACTGAGATTCAGCGGTTTCGCCCAGCTCAAAGGTCTTCAGTGCATTGCCCTGGCCATCAACCAGATCGATGTACTTAAAGGGGGCATTTGCAACAGCAGCCTTGGGAGTGTGAGTCAGAGTCAGCTTCTTGCCATCAGCAGAAGTCAGGTACTCAACAGTAGTAAAGACCTGCTTTGCCTCAGAAGAAGCAACCTCCTTCTTAGAGCCCATCTGCTCTGCCAGTGCACCCAGATGCATCAGAGCATTAGACCAATCAGCCTCGGCAGTCTTGCTCTTGTCAAATGCCATAATATTGACACCCTGTGCATCCTGAGCATAAACGGTCTCGCCGCCCAGAGTCAGCTTAAAATCCTTAACCTGATTCATAGTCCACAGACGCTTACCGTTCAGGTCATACTCGTGAATGCGATGAACACGGTCGATGACGACCTCATTAAAATTAAAATCGCTCATAATTTTCTTCCTTTCAATTTACTTGGATAAAATAAAAGAGCAAGGTCAATCAATCAACCTTGCTCGTCCAATCCAGTTGTGCTTTTGGGATTTTCCCAAATTCAACGGTGCCAGCATAAACGCCATGCATCGTATTGTCGTAACTTTTTATTTGCTGAATCTTTCTTACATGATTCATAAATACACTCATAGGGTAATCCATAGCCTTGAAGTAATCCGCTTTAAAGCCGGATGAACACGCCATCGAGAGAACAAGCTCCGCAAGGTGTGGCTCATAACGCTTTATTTTCTGATACTCCAAGTTGTCTCTGGCTTCCTCTATCATTGCAATTCTTGTCGGTTCGTCAGCAGCAAATTCAGAATGCTTTTCAATTCCATTTGCGGCACATAAATACTGAGAAATTGTTTCATACACTACATGGTCAATACGAGTATCCGTAAGTCTGTTGTGCAAGACAATCTCACCACTTATGTTATCTTTCGCCATCATAAACCCAGAAGTGTCCATATCGCCAAGCAAAATAGACATATCCTGATTTTTGTTGCCTATAAAAAGTTGCCGAAACATTTCAAAATCCGAAATTTTTTGCCAATCAACACCAACAGAGTCAAGTTGTGCTTTGTAGTCACTTGATGTAGAGCAGAACAAATAAACCAGCTGAAAATACTTTTGCTCACCATAATCGATAATATCACCGACAGACGGCATGTGAATCGTAATTTTGTCGTTGATTTTAAAATCTCTTCCACGCATCAAGCTAGGCTCGTACATTTCTCTAAGCTCCATTAACCACACCCCACAAGGTCATCCAGATCCTGCGTCTTGAACGTCATAATTCGCACACGATGGTGCAAATCCATGTTGTCCTCGATATTGGATGTGATTTTAAGTTGCTTGATTCCAAAAATTGTACTGCCATGTAACTCTTTCTCCACAAGACCACTCAGATAGTCAACTCGTGTTGCTCCACCATGACCTTTCATCTTCATCAATGCCTGATTCACAATAACCCACACAGTAAGCGTAAAGTTCTCATACCAGTCATTAACATTACTGCGGTCAGTCATGTTTACCTTAAAACAAATATAGCTGTGTGCTGCCTCAATCGTGTCGGGAATATGGAAGTATGGGAAGATATATGTATAAATTGCCTCATCTGGCTCTTCAATATCATCATTACCCATCGCTTCAACAAGCCCATCCGTATTGACTAACTTTAAAGCTAACTTGTTTTTATAGTCCGTAATCAATTCACTTGTTGTCACAGCAAGCTCACCACCTTACATTCAATGGATGTGTTTGCCGTACCATCCGCATTTGTCAGAGAAATTCTAACAGTTACGCCGTCCATGATGCTATTATTCAAAATACGAATTTTAAAAACACCATCCGTAGCAACCTGTGTTTCAACAAAACTCTTAAACTCATCAAGGCAAATAAAGCTCCACTTTGCAACTTCCGCAACCTCTTCGCCCGTAATGCTTGTGAATACCGGAGTAAATTTCTTCCAAGAACCACCAACACGAACCTCCGGCTTGCCTGCGTACTTAATAGTAGCGGTAACCTGAGAATCTGCATCCGGCTCATTACTCTTGTTTGGTTCAAAGTAGTCACAAATCATCTTCTCGGCATTGTCCGTCTTGCTGTTATACTGATCTTGCCGAATATTCAGCACAAGGAATCCCTGTGTCTTACCGTGAAGTTCATAGCGCTCTGTGCTCTGGTCAACAGAAGTCGTAACATACGTTTTTGGTTCTCCGTTGATGATTTCCAGCATAAAGCGCTTATCAAGGTCAATCAGCGCAGTCTCGTCATCAAAAGGCATCTGTACCTTATATTCACGTTGACTCAATGAAGTCATAACAATCTCCTTATTATTTGCATAATAAGGTTTGCTCAATGTCGCCCAGCGAGAGACTATCTCACCAGTAATCGGGTTTTGCCATTGAATCTGACGGTTACACAGCTCCATTTTCCCACGAAGAAAAATCTCATCATTTGGTTCTATCTCAGTTACCAGCCATTTGCAGTTGTAACAGTCAACAATATCACCAAGATTCAAAGAATCACCGGGATAAGCCCAAATCTTCTTTTCCTTGGCTACACTGTTACTACGACTGACGACCAGTTTCTGAGGTAAACCATTCACTAGAGTATTGTCCTCATAGTCAACACTATCCTTGAAGTGTGCAGCGAAGTCACGTTTCGCAAAAGCAATTTTGACATCCTTTTTATTAGACATCTTTGCGGCACCACCAACAGCTCGCGCCCTCGTATAAAAGTCCATCGGTACACCTCCTTACTCAGAGTAGGAAGCGTATGTATCATAGTCGATGGTCTTACGCTTGCGGGTCGATCGGTCTTTTGCCATATAATTATCCAGCATCGTCATATTCTCCTCATGGATGTCTTTCACAAGAGCACGAATGCTCGTGCGCTCGTTAGCAGGGGAGAATACCTGTAAACTTGTAGGAAGGTCTTGTGCACTAAATGCCTTCAGCTTTCCAAACTCTCGTTTGAAATGCTGCTCTAACATCAAATGTGCAAGCATATCAATTTCGTCATATGTAAGGTCTGAGTTGAATTCCTCTAGCTCAGAATCGTAATCATCAAAGCTAAAATTCTCTTCAGGCTCAATATTTCTGGAAACAACAGAAAGTGACTCCATCAAATAACTCTTTGCACGGTCATGTACAAGATCTCTTACCTCGTTCTCGTTTAGGTCAAAATACTGAAAGAAATTACTATCAGTCTCGACTAACTCGTAGAACTTGTCGTATACCTGTGAAAATGCGGTCACATTATCCCTCCAATCTTACTCGGCGGGAACGGCCTCCGCCTTTTCTCCATCAGCTTTCTTGCGGCTACGCTTAGTAGTCTTCTCATCAGGAGTGTCCTGTGCCACAGGCTGTGCACCAGCCATCATAGCCTGCATCTGTGCCAGTGCTACCTGCATCTGCTTCTGCATTTCAGCAAGCTGGTTCTTTGCGGCCTCAAGCTCTGCCTGAACATCAGCAGGGGCAGACTTGGCCGCAGGCACAACAGACAGCTCACTGTTACGCTTGCCAGCACGAAGCTCCTTATAACGCTCATCAATCAGGCGCTTGACCTTAGTGGACAGGTCTTCACCGGCATTCGTCATGCGATAAAAGCGACCACGAATACGCTCAAACTGAGCACCATCCTTAATGTCAATCATTCGCTGAAGATTCTCGACAGTGGGATTCAGAATCGCATCATCGATATCTTCAATGAATAAAACATCATCGCCCTTAATGCCAATAGCCTTAAAGATTTCATTCTGCTCTTCAGGGCGAAAACGCAGAACACCATTCTTGAACGCAGAACAAGTGCTGTTCATATACATGATCTCCTCCGGCGGAATAGGAATTACACAAGGCTCTTCCACACTACCGGGCTCGAAAGTATAACCCTTACCGTTCAGTGACGAAATGGTAACCACGTTATCGTCGCAGTTCAGAACGTCAATAAACTTCTTTTCCATCACGGAACTCATAATTTGTCTCCTTTTCTATAAAAGCGGAGACTTTGCGGTCTCCGCCCAGATTTGTCTTTGATAAAAAATTACTGCAGAACAATCTTAGCAACACGCTCGATATGATCAATGCTGTAGCCGAAGGTGAAGTCCTTGACCATCAGATGAATCTTCTCGTTATTGTTGTCGTGATCCTCGTAAGTATGAGTCTCACCCTTCATGTCAAGGCGACCGATCTTGCCCGCGATACCATAGATCCGCTTATCCGGGATCAGCAGGGAACCATCACCCAGCTTCTTGGCAGAGCTAATACCAGTAATAGCAACACCATCATAAGTCTTAACCAGACCATAACGGTTAAACTCGTCCTTAGCTGCGTCAGACAGATACTCAGCGTAGCCGGTCATACGACGCATCTTGGCACAGTACTTCATCAGGCTGACAGTGAAGGGATTACCACCATCGGCGTACTCATTCAGATACAGAGCCAGAGCGTCCATGTCCTGCATAGTGGGCTCCTTACCCTGTGCATCGATCTTCTGCTCGCCACCAGTGATAGCGTCATCAACCATGCTAAAGATGTCATAGAACATCTGGTTCTTCAGAGCCTCAGTCATAAAGGTGGTCAGAGTTGCCACACTCTTCCAAGCATTACGTCTTACTTCCACAAAGCTAAGATCAGCCTCGATCTGCTTATTACGCCAGACGGGCTTAATGGTCTCGTAGTGCAGGTAAGACTTCGGCACGTTGCCGCCCTTGGCTGCATCATAAGCCTTCAGGGTGTTCTTAACAGTACGACCTGCCTCGTAATCATCAAACTCACCAACATTACCACGCTCAAACATGGAGTCCAGCAGCTCATCAGGTGCACCATACAGCTCATCAGTCACGGTGCGGTTAACAAACTGAGCAATCTCCTTGTTGGGGTCGCCCTTATCAATCAGCTCCTCAACATGAGCGCCAACAACCTCAGCAATCTCCTTGTCCTCGGCATCCATAGCGCGATTGTACTGAGTCTTCTCAGCAACTTCATAAACACGACCAGGCTGCTTCATCAGCTCGGCCACTTCAATATTCAGTGCCATAATTCATTTCCTTTCTCTTCGCGCAAAATAAAAGAGCTACCGTCAAAAGACGATAGCCTTAGATTTCACGTATCATATTCAAGATTTTCCTCTCAATCAAGCAACAGTCTTTGCCTCGGGCAGTACACTAATCATAATCAGCTTGTGGCCGTTATCATCCATCACACCAGCAAACTCAAAACGAGAAGTACCAGTAGTAGCAACCTGCCACTTGCCATCAGTGTTAACCTCCAGCAGCTTGCCGATATTGGCATCCTGTGCATCATCTGCCTTATACTGGTCAGTGCCGTACAGCTCGCCAGCATACAGAGGAACGCGCTTCACCAGCGCACCTGCCTCAATCTTGGTGACCATCTTATCATAGTCATCAAAATTAGTCTGGCTTGCATAAATGCCCTCCGGGATAAACTCATGGGCAACCATCTCGATGCCCTCGGCGGTAGCTGCGTCAGGGAACTTAACCTGACCAGCCTTGTGGTCAACCTGAACACCCATACCGGTGACCATAGCGACCTTTGCGGCATAGTTAGCGGGAATATTCTTCGCGCCGTTCACCATCAGTTCACGAATCATAATATTTTTCCTTTCTCTCAAATGTTATTCCTTACCCAAATATTCCCGCCATGCGTCACGCTTGTTAGCGCTAGTGGTGTTATACTTGGTTTCATTCAAATTCAGCTTGATACTCTCAGGCTTATATACCTCAGATGTCTCAATCTTCTTTTCGGCAGGAGCCTTCTTAGCGGCTTCAACGCAACGCTCGGCAATCACACTCTTGATGCCGGTCTCGTCCAGATTCTCAATCAGACTTGCGTAGTTACCACCCTCAGAAACTTCAGCTTCAGTAATCATCTTGCTGGAGAGTGCGTACTGACGCAGATCCTCCTTCTTCTGTGCAAGTTCTGCAGCCGCTTTTTCTGCCTCTGCCTTCTCTGCCTGATCCTTATATGGAGCCAGAGAAGCAACCTTTTCCTTTGCACTCTGCAACTCAGTATTCAAGCTTGCAATAGTGTTATTCAGCTCCGCAATCTTTGTGTTGACATCGGAAATAGAAACAGTCAAAGTAATATTCTGCGGCTCGCCAAGAGAAACTTCATCGCCCTCAACAGTGTAAGGGAACATAATGTAATCCAGCTCGTTCATGTATCCACACTTCTTACACCAAATAGTGTGATCTTCAGGGAACATATCAGTCATGTAGTAATCAGAGCTAATCTTTGACACTGCATCTTCAAGCTTCATATACAGGTCACGACCAGTCAGACTGGAAGTCTCTGGAGCGGGTTCATGCTCACCAGCAGGCTCAGTACCGGTTTCAGGCTCAGTCGGGGGAGGAGTTTCACCGCCTTCCTCGGAAGTTTGAACATCAGGCTCTGCCGGAGTAGTGGGCTCAGTGGTAGACTCAGTAGCGGTCTGCTCTGCCTGCTCAATCTCGGTGGGATTCTCAATCTGTGCGGTTTGAGTTTCCTTATTCTTATTCAGTTTCAAATTTTTTGCCTCCTTTTCATTAGATTCTATATTTGAAATCTCTTTTGTGTCCTCAATGTAGGCATTTGCCAACTCAAGACCAAAATCGGTTTCAGCGACTTCAAGCAGTTTAGAACACTTATATGCCGGTTCAACATTTGCACCAAGCAGACAATGTGCAGTAAACACGCCATCGTCAATAATTTTTGCCATGCGGCCACCCACGATTCCCTTATGAGCTTTTAGCACATCAATTTCCCAACTGGTATTTAATGTGCCACTCTCAATACGGCGCAGAATCGTCGCACAAGCTTTTGGATATCGCTTCCAGATCTTACAAGAGGCAACAATAAAGTCGGTATCGTCAATTTTCTCGATACCGACCGATTGAAAGCTACCGAACGCATCAGTGTCAAATTCGGCAGTCTTGTATTCATTGCCGTCAGCGTCTTTTCTGGTGACGACTTTCATATTGTGACCGGAAAAATCCAGCTCACCCTTTGGAGCTACAACCAACTTACCAACAAGCGGGTTGCCAACCAGTGTACTCATCCAACTTTCAATGGTTTCACGGTTCAAAGCAACCTGATTTCCATTTACTGAGAAATCACAAATGACAAACTTGGCAAGATAGTGGTCTGGATGCTCCGTAATCTCAGAGCAACAGATGTTTCTACTATAGAAATACTCCTTACTCATCGTTCATCACCTCACTTACTATCTTCATTTCTTTGCTGGTCATAAATCTGTTTTTCAGTTTCCTCGCCCTTTGGACGGCCTGTCTTTTTATCACTGTCACCACCGCTTGAGTTGCCGGTTGATGTATAAGAGGTCTGTCGAGCCACAAACACATCATCATAACCTTCCTCAGTTTCGGCCTGACGTTTACGGAGTTCGTCTTCAGCATGAAGCCCCATGTACTCGTAAGCAGTCTTGTAAGAACAATTCAAGGTGGTAAACAGGAACTGAGCAATCGCCTTCTTCATCTCCATACCCATCATTTCAGTAGTAGAGACCTTTACATCAGGGCAGTACATAGTGTCCACACCTGCATCTTCAAGGCGAATACGATACCATCGCTTTAATACATCCTCAATCTGTTCCGCAATCTTACCGATATTTTTCATCAGCTGGTCAAGAGACACCTTTGCAGTTGAAACAGTCTGTTGACCATCAGTGTTTAAGAAACTAATACCTAAAGCTGCCATTTCTCGGTTACGATACTGTTTGACAGTCTCGATATTCGTCATCTCAACCTTCGGCTCAACATATTTGATATCCTTGACGTAGGGAGCAGTCGTCACAAGCACGGTATTTTGCTTCCATGCACGCAGCAGGTTATCGTGTGCCGTCACCTGTTCAGAAAAACCCTTCTTGTCTTTGTTTGGACCCATCAATTCAGGGTCAAGCTGTTGCCAGATGATTTTCTTTGCCTTTGCCTTAGCATTCACACGGTCCGAAGTATCAAAAGTCTCAAGCATCAATGCCGGGCGTAAGGCGCGGAATAGGGGAGAAACACCATACTTCTGACCCATATTGCCAATGCGAATTACACCACAGTGGTCAACATCAAGCTTCGCGTATGTATCACCGTTTTTGAATGCCTGATATACCTCGTCTGGGTAGTTGTTCTGAATCTCAGTCTCCTGATTTTCAAAGAATAGCGCTTTATTCTTCTTATCCTTCAGCATAGACTTGCTTAAAGCGGATTTCAGCTTAGACATATTGATAAGCACAACAGGCTGTCCATTTGATAGGTAATCACTTATCTCAGCAATACCAAGAGGGTAGTAGTCTACAATGTAGTTCTCATCTTTCTGACGCAGATATGTAATATAAGTGCCCTCTGCGTAAGTCATCGGAATGGCAGCACGTAACAGACTTCGCACATTGATTTGTGTGTTGAAATCATCAATCACTTCACGGGCGTAATTTACCTGTTTTGTCTTATTACGCTGTTCAGGGAACTGCGCAAAACTGCATTTAAACTCCGTATTAACATTCGCTTCAATCGCATCATAGGTAATACCAATTAGGTCATCTTTATTGATGTAATTACGGATGATTCCATTGACCGTCTGCACATTCGTCAGACTCGACTGTAACCCTCGTGCAAGTTCATCAATTCGGTCAACCGTCAGCGTTTCAGAGGAGGCTGAAATTTTCAGGTATGTACTATATTGCTTGTTTTCAGGATCATAGGACGCGATAGCATGGCGGATAACATTGTCCATTCTTTCTTCCGAAAGCTCGTTTACAGATGTAAGCACAACAGTACCATCATCTGTCTGTGAAGCAGTCACGACATCAAAATCTTCCTTTTTCTTTCTTGCCACATTTTCACCTCCTCTGCTTAGAAGTCAATGTTAGAAATACAAATCGGCGGAGCAGTCATTGTCTCCACCGCAGACTGGCGCACTTTATCCTTACGACGTAATTCGTATAGACGATGAGCAAGCAAAATAGCAACATAGAACCTATCATCGTGAATTTTATTGGCAACATCGGGTGCCAAAGCATATGTTACGGTCGTGTTTTCAGAGTTTGTCGTTTTCTGAATGCTTGTAATCTCGTTCTTCATCAAGTCGATATTAACCCATGCAGTCTGTTCTTCTAAAGTGAGTTCATGCGTCTTCAAAATTTCTTGACCAGTTGATTTATCCACGCCGTCTACTACCTGAACGTAATCTCCGCCGTTATATTCAAGAGGGAAGTGAATGACGCCAAGATTCATCAACTCAATAAATTCCTCAACCATGGCAGTACGGAATTTACGAGGACTAATTAGACGTAGCTTATCAACAGCATCTGGGTAACGGGCATCATATCCTTCATATAATTCATGATTTGCGTCGATAAAACCACGATGTTCCGCACCTGTTTTATCGGTCCAATTATTAAGCAAACCGTCCGCATATGTGGAAGTACCACCGCCGCCAGCGCCTTGGTCAATCATCAATCTATCAATGTACTCGTAATCAGGATTTTGACCATTGTAATGTAGAATCAACTCATGTAACTGCTCAAGCTGACGATTAGAATCGAGCTTGAATTTTTTCTCATTTGCAATATCAACCATGTTCACGCAGTTGATAATATCTCCACACATGCCGTTTTCTGGATCGTTATAAATACGCATAACACCAACAATAGAATTATCCATTGTGCGGGCAGGATCAAACGCAAGAATATACTGATAGTTCTTATCCCAATAAAGCTGTGGGATATACTTTCGCTCATTGCGACGAACTGTACCCCATTTGATAATCTGGTTTACGCCACCATCACGGCTTGGGCGATTATAATATTCACGCAACGCCTTCATTTTATTTGACTTTAGAGCGGCTTCCACTTTGTCTCTTGTCAACAAAGCCTTGTATGGTTTACCATTCATATAGACCTGAATTGCAACATCGCAAATCATGTCGCAAACAAAATAATCACGGTCACCGGCAATCATACGCTTTGCAAAGTTTTTATAATAACGATAGAATAGTTTATCCATCGTATCCTGACTCGAAGCATACACAAGTTGTGTAGGAACCTTGCGCGGTTGTGTCTCGGGATTATAGCTGTCGTCTGTATCAGTCACGAAGTCTGTGTTCTGAGTTGCAAATGCTTCACAGACAACAATCAATTCGTCAGCACAAAACGCTGCCTCATCAAAAAACACAAGACTGGCACGGCGACTTCTTGCACTATCCGGGTTGGAGTTCAGTGTACTGATGGAACTACCATTATAAAACTCAACAACATACCCGGCGGGATTATGACTAAAACCACTCTTATTCGTCGCAGACTTTTTCGTTTCCTTCTCTGCAATATCTTGCAGACTACGTATAGACGCTGCCGTCTTACCAGCACGAGTGACAATTTCTTCGATTTTATTAAAAGTTTCTGAATGTATTTAATGTACATCGCAACTGTACATTGCCGCATAAACGACCACACAATTTCTTGTCGTGAATAGACTATTTCATCATCCAAAATAAATTTGGAGCTTGATTTTTCCTCCGCCATAAGCTTGCGGTTTTACTCTCCCACAAGGAGATAGTCGTTGAACCTCATCCTGTCATATAGACGTTACGGGTGGTGGCTGCATGAACATGGATTATTACGAGCCTTAGCACGTCATAAGACGCTTTTATTTCAGCATAGCTCATCTCTACGTTTTTTCTGCTTTCGCACATTTACGTTTGTCGTTTCCAACTCCGTTTTAGTGTAGAGCTTTACCAATTACCTGCAATTAACCAAGAAGCACACACACATCTCTGTATATGTGAGGCAACTTACCTTACTCTGATCACCAACGCTACTTACGATGTAAATAGCTTGATTCTCATATAGGATAGCCTTTAGTAGAATGAAAACAGAACCTACAAAAGACTTACCAAAGTTTCGACTACATGCCCAAAGAACATGACTTGCATTCCAGCTTTGTTCCAGCATATATGCCTGAGCGTCAAATAGTTGGATACCCAATAAATCTCTGGCCGCAATAACAGGATTACGCCGATAGAACGCAATCGTTGCCGCATCACACTCATAAATCTTACGTTTTACCGCAGTGATAATAGGTGCTCTTTGCTTCATTCTCATACGGCATCACCATCCGTATCTTTTGCGCTTGCATCAATACCGGCATCTTCCAACAGCTCCTTGAGCCGCTGATTTTCGATAAGAGACAGCCTGTATTTTTCCTTAGCGTCATCACTTTCTTTCTGGAACTTATCAATCAGTTCTCTTTGCGTATCGAAAATTTCCTGCAGGTCATTTTCGTCAAAGAAAGCATTTTCCTTGATTGCCTTAACACTCATATCTGCCGCCCATTGAGTTCCCGGAGACCGTAACTGGTCGTAGAAGTTTGCTTCTGCGCCAGCAATATCCTTTTCCCGCATATCCTTCATCAAGAATGTAAGCGTATTACGTCCGGCATCCTTATTGGAACGGTTCTTGACAGAAATCTCGTTTTCCTTGGCAATTTTATCGTTATTAGAAACCAACTTGACCTTAATATCATTAAGGCTCTTGATAGTGTCTGCTGAATTCATCGGGTCAAGCTGGGCAAGTCGGAAATCAATCTTACGAATCTGGCCGTTATTGATGACAACCTGAATAATCTGAGATAGTTTATAAGGATCGTCCTCAATACCATCTTCAAAATATTTAATAAGGTCACTAAACAAATAACGTCGGTCATTTTCAGAGTGTCCTTCAAACGGGTCGTATCCGACAACCGAAATAACATCATCACGAGCTTGAATTTCAGCCTTTGACCACTTTTGTTCTTTTTCATCTCGAACATCCAGAGCATTCTTATTCAATTCACCATTTGTAAGAACGGTTGCAAATGTCTGGAATTGATACTGCCGACACGAGAGAGCTCTGGCGTACATTCCTGGTTTGCAAGAGCCTGAGTTCTGCACAATAGAATCATAAAGACTGTTATAGAATGGAAAATCCAACATATGACAGAGAATCATACATGCTGTACGTTCACTCTCATATCGTTTCGTGTACTCATCGAATAATTCATTGACACACTCTTTACAAAGAGTAGAGAACCCACCTCGATTTTTAAATAATTGAGAAAAACTATTTTTATAAAAATGTCCAGTGGGAGCTTCATATGAGTGTTCACAACGAGTACATTCCCATTTTTCCTTGGTAGGTATAGATGCATCGACGGAATCTAGTACCTTTTTCTTTCTCGGCATCAATACACCTCCAATCAAAATCAAAATAAAAGCCGTAGAACGTGCGCACATTCCACGGCAAACAAAAGACACCCTCTAATGTGCTTGCGTAGCAGAGGCCAAGGGTGTTTCATTCACAAAAGACCCACCATGATACGCATCGTTGAGAGGCTTAGTGGGCTCAGGCGGCTCCGCCATTGTACGCTTCCATGAGAGGCGCGGCGGAGTCTTTATCATCTATATAGGTTTACTACGTCAGTAACGTACCTCACCCTGCCACCGAAGTAGCATAATAATCTTCAAATACCTGAGTTATGGAGGGAGTAGTAAAACCATAACTCAGGCTTGCAAAAGGAGAGATGCTGGATGCAGCGGTTGGATTTGAACCAACGAATACACGGCTTATGAGGCCGGTGCCGTAGACCTGACTGGGCAACGCTGCGCTATATGATGCCTAAGTGTCTCAAGAAGTAGAAAGTCATGTGTACATCATGATTCTAAAACCCAGACTTCGGACTTGCTATATGTCGCGCTCATATAGCCATTTTCTTCGAGCTTGACAGGATTCGAACCTGCGCTGTATCCACGAATAAGCAATCTCGCTTCGTGCAGATGTCTGCTACCATCCGCTACGTTCAACCTCTTCGCATTACAAGCTCACAATAAAACCTACCTTTTAGTCGGTGGTAGGGAACCGGTATAATATAGGCCCTCCGGGAGAAGGACTGGCGCGGTCTCAGAGATTCGAACTCTGGCATCGGGTTCGCCGACCTAACGGTTTTCAGGACCGTTCTCTTCAACCACTTGAGTAAGACCGCACAATAACCCTACTTTCCTGTACAGCTACCTTTATATAAAGGTGTAGGGAATAGCTGTACAATCTTTGGAGGCCCTAGCCAGAGTTGAACTGGCGACACTCTGATTAACAGTCAGATGCTCTAGCCACTGAGCTACATCCCCATGTAAACAAGCATCCATCAAATCATCCGAGCTAGTTGAATTGTCCTCGTGTTGATAAAACGCTTGTTTTAGACTTTTAAAGCTTCGCATTAACGTGGCGAAACACGAATAGCTTATCATTTCGTTCCACAGAACTACTTTGCATCCAACCATCCGTAGATTGAGCTGGTCTAGGCGGTTGCAGCTATTGACCGCACAGCGTGGAGCCACCTGTAGGAATCAAACCTACGACATATGTGGTACGAACACATCATTCTATCTACTGAATTAAAGTGGCATGGAGCCAGTGACATGACTTGAACATGCGAAATCCATAAAGGCATCGGGATTACAAAACCCGCGTTCTACCAACTGAACTACACTGGCACAATAAGCTGGAGCAATCGCCCCAGCCCATAGAAAAGGAGACAATAAATGATGTCCCAAGCAGACCTTGCGGTCGTACTTCTTTTTTAATTACCCACTTAAATTGGTAGGGCTTCACCGCTTTTAATTCAAACGCACAATATGCGTTTTACTCTCAATCAGTTTTCCATCCTTGTCTTGATAGACAATAATAAAACCCTCTCGCTGGGAAGTAGTTAACTTGCCTTCGGCATACTGCATTTTAGAAGACTCACAGCAACAACCCTGCTCGTAAACGACAGCGCCATCACCAATATCATAATGACCGCACTTGTGAGTATGAGCGAGAACCACTGCATTGACATCCTTAAATCCGTTATCACGGAAGTATCTGAATGCCTTCTCAGCAGTCTTCAGTAACCCAGATGAATACGTCAGCGGATGCACAAAGACGGTATCACCAATCTGACTGAAATAAGTATCGTTGTAAACAATCTCGATACCAGTGCCATTGAACACCTCAATCAAAGGGTCATAATGGACCTTTGTATGAAGCTCCTTGTTATAATGGTTGAAACCATCAACAAAAATAAGCTCCAAAGATGTCTTCGGCATCAGTTCAAGTAGGTCGGTGTCCAGATTCTTAGCAAGGTAATTCTGAAAACGCAAGTCATGATTGCCATAATTGATAACAACCTTCTTGGGCTGAAGCATTTCAATCAGGTCAATCATATACTGACGAGCAATCAGGATTTCCTCCATTGGACTTTTACGATATACTTTTAGGAAGCGAGAAATGGAGCTGCAGTCTACAAGATCCCCGTTTACCTGAAGGATATCAATCTTACCAGCGTACTCACTAAAAGTGTCAATGGGCTTCTGGAATGGAATATGTAGGTCGGAAATAGACAGAATGCAGGTTCCCACATCTCTATTAGATAAGGACTCCTGATACTGCATACCCGCACGGAATGCCTTAAAACGCTTGCGATATGCGCACTCACCAAAATTCTTGCCCAACTCATCATTGAGCACCTTGGACGCGCCATCCCAAGTCAACTCTCTAGCCAGAACAGCATTCCCGATTCTTACAAAGAAGTCATCGCTCGTTTCTTCTGGCCGTTTATTATAGCAACCCATTGGCATCAAGCCGGGTCGCCCAGCAGCTCATCAGAAGTGGAAATATTGATAGTGACACCCTCAATACCATCCCACTTTGCCAGAGCTTCCTTCAGATTGAAGACGTTCTCACCGTCCTTGGTAATCTCGGTGATAGTGCCCTCGGCAGTATCAATAATAGCGTTCTTAAAAACAACACTCTTTTTAGCAACCATAATTTTATTCTCCCTTATATTTTATTTCAAAATTCCAACATATCAGCCCACTGGCTGATCCATCCTCGATGGTTCGTTGTCAGTTCGCAAATTGCAGTCCTGTCATGTCCACGAAAATGTTCAAGATAAACTTCAAAACCTGAGTTTTCAGGATGCTTGTACAGATCACACTGTCCTGCATGACCGATACATATCACCTTACAGTTCGATTTTGCTCTCGTAAGAACCTTCTTTAGATCGGAATTGTACATATTCTGCGTTTCGTCGGTCAAAATTACCTTGTTATCGAAGTTTATTCCTCGCATATAGGTATGAGTTGCAGCTTGAATATACGCACCATACTTCTCACTTTCAGGATTATCCTCACTCTGGATAACCCTATCAGGATTTACACCAATGGTTTTTAAAGCTTCATATAGAGGTTCCATATACGGAGCACTTTTTTGCTCCTGAGTTCCCGGAAGATAGCCCTGCTTTTCCTCCTGAGTGGGAGATACAATATAGACAATACCATCATACAGACCGTATTGCACAAGCAAATTCGCTACGCCTACAGCGATAGTGGTTTTGCCAGTACCAGCACGGGCATTGCAGAAAACAACATCAATATTTGGGTCCCAAATACTGTCACGATACACCTTCTGCTTCTCATCGAGCTCCATTCCATAAAAACTGGAGTAAACATCCAAACTTTGCGGAATATCCTTCTTCTTACGCATTTCAGTCTTATCAGAAGCCATATATTTACTCTCCCTTAATTGAACTCATCCACATCATCGCAAATCTTATCGACAATACCGTACTTGACCTGCTCATCAGCATCCAGATACCAATCCTTTGCCTGATTCTTGGTCATGGTCTTCTTATCAATGCTCGTATGAGTCATGATATACTCACGCATTTTTCGAACCTGCTTTTCATAATTTGCCATGGCCTCTTTCGACTGTTCAAAAGTACCAGACGCACCGCCAGAGCCACTGTGAATCAGAGCCATAGCATGAGGCAGGGTAAAGCGCTTCTGACCAGACAGAAGCATCACGAGAGCTGCGCTCATGGAAATACCAACATTGATAGTCCACACAGGGGTCTTGCTCAGTGCAACAACATCAATGAAACTGAACATAGCATCCAGTTCACCACCATAGCTATAAATAAACAGCTTAATAGGCTTACGCTGCTCAACAGGTGTATTCTTATCAATACGATTGTACTGCAGAATCTTACGTTCAATTTCAATCAGGGACTGGTCAATCTCAAAGTCGATAAAGAAGATGCGATCCTTCTCGTCAACATAGAAGTTCATCATCTCAGGAGAGGGGAGACCACCACCATTCATCAGGTTAGTGATCTCTTCTGGCAGTTGAATTTCAAAGTCCAATAGTCTATACCTCGTTCTTTCAAAGATTAGTAACGTGCGTTACGTTGCATCTGCTTTAGCATCTCGATAGCGGCAATATTAAAAGGAAGCAACTCAAGATATCGAGCGGACTCTTCCAGATACCGCTTGTGACGGGTCTTTGCAATGCAAGCATGAGGGAAGACCTTTCGCACAGCCTTCGCTTCGGACTTAGTGATTTCAATCATTAGGTAAAACACCCTTTCAAAATAAAATAGGTAGGAAGAAAACAAGCATCCTCGCTCTCTCCCTACCATAACTTTCCGCACTGTGTTTTACTCTATATATGTAAAATTATAACGTATCTGCGTTAAAATATCGCGCTTTTTCGCATTTCATAAATCAAACATTTTTCTATTTTGCACGGTTTTCTCAATATTTACGTTTTTAGCGCACTTACGACAGTATTTTTGTCTGCGTCCGGTGCGAGCAACCATCTTTCCGCAACAATCACACTTGATGTACTCTTTCCCACAATACTGGCTCCACAGAATACCAGCATTCTCAAGATCGTCCACGAAAATCTCATGAGGAGAATCCGGCTCCGCAATCAAAACATGGATGTTCAAGTTATCAATCTTTTTCAAGCTGGCAAACCCAATAAAGCCAAGATTATGTAACTCACAAATCATCTCGTTCTGTTTTTTTTCATTCGCGGATACGTTTGCCATCCTGAAAATATCAGCCGTATCTTCCGTAATCCAGTAGTTGCATTTTTCATTAACTGCAATATGATATTTTGCCAGACACAGCATCGTAAACATCAAGCGTTGCATCTGCTTGCCCTCAAGTGCTTGAATCTTCTCTACCTCTGCTTTTGTAATGCACACACCATCAAGTTCCACCATAGGACGACCTTTAGCAGAAGCGATTGCTTTATCAATCAGTTCTCTATCCAGAACCTTGTTGTACCCTTCAAAATGACGCAACATATACTCGTTGATCTTTTCTCTTACATCATCCTTTGAGTACCCTTTGTAAAAATAGTACTTCGCAACATAATGCAAAACATGCCCCGCCCTTTTCCAAGGTACATCCTTTTCTAGCCACTCTTCAGCGTAAAGAACTTCATTCAATACAATCATCCGCATCCTCCTTGCTATTCATGTTAATCAACACATCCTTGAAACGCTTGCCATCATATTCAATATCGCCATTCTCGTCCTGCACAAGAGAATGCACCATACCGTTATGGCGTTCCAATAAGCGTTTAATCAAAGTATCATGAAACAGTTCCCAGACGATTGCAATACTGGATGCATTCTTCTTACAAAGATCAAGCATAATATCGCAAAGCACATCGTCATTGGAACATTTATCGTGAAGATTACGGAACATACTTTCCTGATATAGCGCAATTCGCTCCTTGCGGTCTGCGCTGGTTTCTTTATTATTATTTCCGTTGCCAGAATGGATTGCGTTGCCACGAGCAAACCTCAAGTAATCCTTAAAAATAGAGCGGATACCATAGTATTGAGAATTGGTGTACTCAACGCCAGACTTGAGCGAGTCATAATCAAACTTACGCTTTATCTTGAGTTCTTCTTCAAAGTCCTCTAATTCATCCTCGACAGTCCAGCATAAACGATTCATGGTACAAGAATTGACTCCAACCGGCATCCGATAGAGGTAATACTGGATGACCATCTCATCCACATCATCCTTTACAGCCTTTTGCATAATCTCATCCAGACCGGCAAATCCATCCCACTTGATACGCTTGCGAGCTGCGGCCACATACTGCTTGTAATCACGCATTTGAGCAGGGTAGATGTAGCTCATAAAGTATGGCTTACGCCATGCGCAAATACTACTCCAGAACTTCTTATCCTCGATAGTATCAGGATTATCATCATCTTTAACGGCGCAAGCTTTATTGTCATACCAATACTGAGGCATATCTGTCGTAGCTACGCCTTTTATTTTGTCGATCGCGTTCTGTTGATAAAGCTGTCCGCAGATAATGCGATACGTAAGTTCATCGTACTCTTTACTACCTTGCTCAAATTTACTTCGCACATCAAACATCGTTGTAATTCGGTTTGTTGTACGTCCAATATTATCTCCAAATCCACTGATATTAGATTCAATAAAATCCTTTTCGGTCGGAACTTTTTTCTCGCATTTGCGTTGAACACAAAGAACGACCGGCTCATTTACCCATTTATCAATGAGGACTCTATTGTCGGTAGAAAATGTAAGGTCGGCATCGAAATCTTCACCGTTAAGCGCTGCACACATATTATCCCACGCATTGGTGATAAACACGGACTTCATATAGCGATACCAGTATTGGCAGTCCTCAGATGCACTCAAGTTCATGCACCGAATATTTGCCATCTGACTCATAGGAGCTCTAAAGCAAGCGACTCTCTTGACATTCCTGTCGTTCCAGAAGCGACTATAAATCTCGCCAGCCTTCAAAAGTCCGGTTACTTCCATCTTAAACATAGATTGACAAAGTGCATAAGGGTCTCCACTTGCCACCTGAAAATTCCCTCGTACCTTTACAACACCCGTTTTTGCCTGAGAGATTCGCTTTCTAATAAAGTACCGAATCCGATTCTGCACATAAGGGTCGTTAATCATTTCCGGCTCAATCATAAGAGCCTTAATATAGTCGTTTTCCAGACTGTTTATGTAATTCTGGTCATCACGCATTCCACTACCACGCAAATACAGCAACGCATCACGCCAATCACCGCCCATGACGCCCTTGATTTCGTCCAAAGTCGGCTTTACAAGTTCACGAATCTCTTCGTTCGTAAGCTGATAGCTTTGAATAAACTGATAATTCAGGTTGCGCTCTTCATCAAGCTCTAATTCACAAGTCTTAGTTACAGAGAAGTGATAGTGGTTCTCCCTGCAGTTTTCAAGATAATCCTCGCAACTGTGATAACTATCCCAGAGCTTTAGCATAGAGGTGCTAAGAACGACCTGAATTCTATTGATATCGCGATAATCTCCCCATGCGTCTTTTAGCATATTCTGTTTTGCTACCTTCTTAGCAAACTCACGGAAAGGGAAGGGAAATAACATGCCTTTACAGAACGCATTCCGCACGCAGAAGCCAGACGCGGTAGATGGAAGCTTCAGGTCCTCACTCCACTGCTGTGCAAGATCATAACTAATAAGTCCAAACCCATCATTCGCACACAGCTCACAATCGTGTTCCTTATCTTCAACTATCGTAGGTTCTCCAGACACTCCATCGTCCAGAACAACAATATGGTCTTTAAAGCGCGTGTAGCAATCATCAACAACAAGCACACCATCTGGGTCAGTAACTGGAATAGAAGCAGAGCAGGCAAGGGCTCTATAAGCCTCTAATTTTGCAGGCACAAACTCCATTTCTTTGTTACGGCCATTATCAATTCGCTTTCGAATCTCGTCAACAAGACGGTCGCTCACAAATACAATCGTGCTGTTCTTAACGCCGCCAGTGGTTCCAACCAAGCGACGATATGTAATTCCATTGATTTTAAACCCCTTGGAAGAACATGCCCGGTGGTAATCATTCTTCTTGTCTACCACCAGACACATATAATCCGGCTTGAACTGAACAGCGTCCAGTTCAGTGTATAGCCTCCGAATCTCTCGGCGGTTCTCCAAACAAGATGGTTCATTCCGTAACATCTTGATTCTACGCTTGATACTCCGTGCCTTAGACTCTGCATCAGTAACACCATTCAACTCGTCAATCCATCGTAGAACAGTGCTATCAGCTAACGAGATGATCTCGTGGTTTCGTCTGGCTTCATCCAATGGTAGAGTTAAATCCCATTTTGCTTCAACCAGACGCTTCGTATGGATCTTAAAAACAAACTTCTGGCAAGTTTGCTGCTTTGCCATTCGGCAGTCACCTCCGTGTTCTTCTTAAACGTATCCTGTAATGTATAGCTAAAAGGAAAATATAAAAGCAGGCTTTTACAAATAGCAGTTCTCACCATCTCTCTCCATCTTCCATAGCCTTGAGCCAAAGTCGTTCACGCTCCTGATAGAGCTCATCCAAATAATCTTCAGCAGATTCATACTCGCTGCGTGTCAGACTGTTGCTATTCATATCACGCACAAGCTGCTTGATTTCTGCATAAACATCCTCGTAAGTACGCATTATTCATCCCTCAACTTCCATTGTAACCATGCTGATTTTACGATATGGACACAAGACTTGCATACACCGATCAATATCATCAAATACTACATCTTTTCTTCGGCCACGTTCTATCTTTTCATGTTCAAAATATTGACAGATATCGTATAGACGAATTTCAATCACTTCTACCACACCATTGAACTTGTGGTGATTTATGATTACGGAATAAATATAATCAGAGTAAGTAATCCTGTCTATTTCCAATGAATCGAAATTTTTACAGATGTCTTTGATAATACATTCTAAAGCTATTACACCAGATCTATCTGGTGCTACAATATCACAGTCGTGCTCAATTGCGTATTTGCAAGCATCATATGAACGTCCATACCCACGAGGTAAAAGAACTTTCTCCATCACTTAACCTCCTCAGCTACCAAACGAATTGTCTCGTCAATCTGTTCAAGCTCTGCCAGCAAAACATTCACGGTATCAGCATCACTTTCGGAAATAATCAAGTCCTTAATCTTATGTAATACCCACTCAAGATTCGGATAATAGCCGACCGTAACTTCCTTCGTGCCAGTGCCTACCTCACCAGTCTTTGGGTTCTTACCGGCTGGCCGCTGCTCAACAATAACGAGATTCCGCTCGTCGCAGTTCTTAATAATGTATTTACCAATCTGAATACGCATAGTGCCTCCTAAAATTATTCTTCCTTTTTATTCTCGTCCATCAGCTTCTTAAAATATCTCAAAAAGAACGCCTGTCCTTTTGGTGTAAGTTTTGGAAAGTATCTCTTTTTTCCGTCTTGATTGATTAGTTCAGAAATCTTAAAGTATCCAAAACAATCAAATTCTGGATATGGAAGATTCCAATAAAATCCTCGCTTATTATTAAGAAATCCATTATTGCGAAGAGCGTTGTACACATTGCTGCGATGCGGAGCACTACCGTTTATCAGGATGTTATTCTCTTCCAAAATGTGAGCGAAGCTAGAAATTGTAATACAACCATCCGCATCCTCTATTTTTTGCGAAAATGGGTCTTGTTTGTAATACGTTTTATCGTCTTTTGTGTCTGGCACTAATTCAAATTCGTCCTTCAATAGCTGACAAATAAACTTACGACCCTCATACGTCCACTTGAGATATTTCTTTTCAATGCTACCACTTCTGCATACAACATTTTCAAGGACAGCATAACCCTTATCTTTATATTGGTCAGAAAGATACCACGAGTTCGTTTTCTCGTCTTTGTAAATCACACCATACTCTACAAGAATATTATTTAGCTTTGCACCAGACCACCCGAATCTTTCTGCAATCTTAGAAATTGGAAGATCTCTTTTTATACTTACATGAAAAATAGGATCTTTTTGATAGCTCATTTATGTAATTCTCCTTAAATATTTCTAGTGGCCTCAAATGCGGCCACATCGTTCATAAAATCATTGATATGTAGATACTTATCATCATTTCGCACAGTCTTAGGCTTAAACTCTCGGCACTTGCATCGCACCTCATCACAAGTAGTGAAGCACGGAATCTCATACTGGCATTTTGTGCAGACATGCTTCTTGTGGAATTCTGGTAAGCGGCCAGCAGCTTGGTAATACTCATACGTTACCTTTAAATCAATCCAGTAGGGGTTATCAAAATTCATTGTCGTCAACCTTCTTTCTTACCTTTTATAAGAACCATACCATTTAAATCCAGCACGAGGAATTCCAGAATTTGCAGGGACACGAATCATTCCATCTATAAAGAGCTGAAGAACCTCATCACTCAACTGTCTATGCACAAAGCGAAACGGCGGCTGAGAAGCATCGTTATAATATTCTGGATTCTCTTCCAACACCGCTCTACCTCTTCTGACGGTAGAAAGCGTTGGAATATTCTCACACATAGCGTCATTCATCTCGTGGAAACTTTGCTGTTGCAATTTGTATTCCGTCCGTGCAGCAGATCGCTTCAATGAGTTCGGCTCAATTGTAATATGATACATTGGTCGTGCTAGGTCGTATGTAAAAATTTCCTTGAATCTATTATCTAGCTCTTCATAGAACTCATGAAGTCGTCCGGTCAAAAATACGTCTTGTTCACTCTGACACACTCGCCCAGATGACGTGTAAAACTCATGAAGCACATTCGTATACATCTTCATATAAATTGCTTTTTGGTCTTCAGAAGGAATGTGATACTCTTCTGGGTTGTGGTTTATAAACACGGCAGCACAGTCTTCAAAAAATATTTCCTTGTTTTTTGCCATAGATTTGAGTGCAGACTCAATGTACCCAACCATTGTAGATTTCGTACAATGCTGAAACGTCTCGGCATCTGCAGCTAAATTTTCTCTAAACTCATCCATTTGCTCACGAGCAATACTTTCCAATGGTGTACCAACTATCTCAGCCCAAAAGGTATCCTCACCATGTAGATCTTCTGAATATTGATAAAAATTCTTGTTTGTCATCCCACATGCTCGTAATATTGCGGCAGGTGTCCAAAAAAATTCCATCCAACTACTGCCATCACATTCTCTAAGTAGGTGGTAAGCAATCTGGTTTTGTAGACGCAGGGAAAACTTTCCTTTGTTTCTAGTTTGCAATGGTGGAAGTATCTCATCCTTTTGACGCACCTTAATGACAACAAAGCGCTTTCCGTTCTTCTGAAGTTCAACAAACCGATTGAGTTCGTCCAAGAAATGTTTCCGGCTATTACCTTCAAGTGGTTTTCCGTTCTTGTTAAAGATATCAAGATATTTAGATAACTCTAAAAAATTTGAAAATACCTGACCTTCTTTTAATTTACTGACTACTTCCGATGAGACCCCATATTTTTTTTGCTCCATAGAACCTCCTACTTATATAATTTTGTAACTATTTTGTAATATATTCGTACTGACGAGTCTGTATATATATAAGGTATGAAGATACATAGTTGTCAGTACGAGTACGAATACTTTCAAGATTCCAATTCCTTCAAAAATGTTAGCGATGTCTGCGAAAGGTCGCTTGCGACCGTAGCTGACCATCGATAACATTTTCCTGCCATAGGCAGGGACCGCTTGCGGCTTGTCCGGGAGGACTACTATCAATGCCAACCATAATCATTCTAGCACCATCTCTTTTCCGTATCCTGTATTGTATAGCTATCTACACTCATTATACCATGAGACTGCCAAAAATTCAATAGCTACATAGTACAGGATACAAATATTTCTAGTACCTATTATAATAAGGTATGTTTCTTGGAGTTCATCTACTGTGGTCTTTCCAGACAGGGCTCGCAAGCTCGCTCCCGCTCTATGAGCGGCGACCATCGCTAAGTAAGCTGACGGTCACTACGTTCCCTCTGCATACTTAGCTCAAGTCGTTATTGCACATTATTCTCCATAAAAGATATCCAGAGGCTCTGTGTGTTCTGTGTAAGCTACCAGAGGCAACAATCATGCTTTTTGTAGGGCTTTAGAGTCTCTGAGAGTGCTATTCAGATGCCAGATCAGTCCATTTGTGATGATAGGGGAGTACAGATAAGTACAAATAGGTACTTTATGCTCCGAAGAATGGTCATTTTCGGTACATTTCGGGTACGCATCGGGAAAACCCGCATGAAACCTAGACTTTTCGGCTTTTATTGAGTCAGAAAGGAACAAAATAAGGGGAAAAAAGGTATAAATAAAAAGAAAAACTAGCCAAAATATAACGAAAGTACGTTAAATTATAGCTAGTTACCGAATGAGTTACCGATTGAAAAATAGCGATTTTAAGCCATTTTTAGGGGATTTTAGATGGAAATTGATAAATTAGTGGGTATGTGTTGGAGAAGGTATAGTGGTGTATTTTGGAGTGTTTTCGTCAGGGGAAAGTGTACCGGGGTAGGTTTAGAATGTCAAGAAATTATTTATTGACAGATTAAAAGGGAGGGGAGTAGTGTTAGCTGCCAGTAGGAGAAGTATTGGTGGAATTATTGAGATTATTGGGAATTAAAGATATAATAATGCGTAAAATATTACGATAAATCGTCATTAAATCGTTATTTCTTGAGGATGAATAAGAAAGATGTACTGGGCTTCGGCCTGCTGCCTGGAATACCCAAAAAAATGGAAAGTATACCCCATTGGATGGAATCTCGCTTTTGTGCAAAAGGCGAGATTTACTTTAGTTGAACAAAGCGCCTGTTTTGGTGGTATCTGAGGTAACTTTCCAGGCCGGGTATTTTAATACTTTTCCAGTATGTTTATAGTGCTGATTTTTGTCGGGAATTGAATTTGCAAATTGATTGCATTTTCGTTGTGTTCGATATCAAAATGATATCAAATGTTGCACACGCAACATTATATACTTTTTCATATATCAACTATATCAATTTTGATATACCATCCATTCTCCTTTATAAAGTAATTATATTACATTATAGGGTCCTGGAAAAACCATGGATCAATACAATGCAACATATTTTTATATTTTTGCAACATTTTAGCATGGTATATCCATGTGGTATCTGATATTATGTAGCTACCGGGAAGGCCGAAAGGCCCAAAGGTGGAACGACACGGAAAGAAGGTGAAATAGAAAAATCTCTATCGTATCGGTGACGCGGGAACAAAACCAACAAACCGCAAAAAGATACGACCCGCTGAAATAAGATGGGAAGTCAGTGATGGGTGGTATTTGCTACACTCTAGATCCAAAATCCTAGCAAACCACATTGAAGGATAAAATCCGATACTTTCAAAATAAACGGAACGTCTGGAAGGGGATTCAAAACCACGTATCATTTGCAAGGTTTTGAAGGCTGGAAGGTGTATCGAGTCAAACCTATAAATCATTTGTATAAGGTTTGAACGACTTGAAAATAGATTGAAGTCGGACGTGGGAACGTTGCGAAAACGTACTGAAAACACGAATCGAGAGAGAGGACGTAAAAACGGTAAATCCAAACCGATACAGCAAAAACGAACTGTATCAAGAGGGATTTTGAAAAGACGGACAAAATAAAGTACAATGTGTAGGGGTGTAGGTAAAGTTGACGCCCAACAAGTCAACAAGGCCATTCTGTAAAACGGTGGGAGAGCTACTTATACAAGGGTTTTTGAGCAAGCAATTTTCCAACAAAAAATTGCAAGAAAAAACATTCCATCGCAAAAAGATTGAAACTGTATAACATTCATGCTAACGTCAAATTTCAAAAGTTTGGCGTTTTTTGTTTGGGTCAACGCCTGGACTTTGCGTTGTACGGGTTTAATCTACCATTGAACATTGAAAATTTAATAGCAAGCATGGTTGAAGGGCTGTTTTGGCAGACAGAGGGTAAACCATGCTTTACAGTATACATACGCTCATTCTAACGAGTAAAGCGGGGATTAGAACACTACTTGCCTAGCTTCTGTACGGCGGGTGCAAGCACCTAGGAGATAGCCATAGGTTTATTCTGGCACAGTTTTACAGGGAGATTGTACGATTTCAAAGTACAGGGATCTTCACCAAAATCCAAACGGTTATTGCGCAAGATCGGGGAACACTATGTAGGGCATAGTATTGCGCACAAGGACGGTCATTAGTATGCACCTTGTAAGAAAAGCGTACTATACCACCACGACAGACAGTAGTTTGTCGCAAGAAGTCCGTATACACATTATAACACAACAAAGGAGAAAATACTATGTCTACTACTACCATTCTGTCCGCTATCAATTTCAACGCTACCGCAGCCGCAGAGAAGAACCGCATCACCGGTGCCGCCGTTGCCCTGTTCAAGAAGGGCGGAAAAGAGCCTAATACGTCCGATAAAACCATGAGCCGTCCTTGTATGAAGGGTATCACTGAAGAACAGTACAAGGCATATTGCAACGCCATTCACGCTGTTTACATGGATGCAAACCTTTTGTCGCGCTATGAAAAAGACGCTGATTCTATCGCAAAAATCAAGACGTTCTATTTTAACGATCTTGCTACCCTTGTCACCTCTATTATGGGAGAAACCTTCAAAGTTAATGATGTATTCGTTACCTATTCTGTAGAACAGTTTGAAGAACAGACTGTAGCTATCATTCGCAAGTTCACAGCAGACGAAGACGGCTATCTTGTCGAAACTGAGTCTCAGACCAAGTTTATCAAGTGGGTTGAAGCATGGTTTTCTGCTAATGCAAGTGGGGTTGCTATGCTCTCCATTGCAGAGCGTGACCGCCGTGCAAGCGTCCGCAAACTGTCCGCTAAGGTTGTGCGCCTTACTAAGACCCTGGAAAACGCAGAGGAAGTGCTGTCCAGTGCTAAGAAGGAGCTGGACTCTCTCAAGAACAAGAAGGATACCAACGCAAAAACTCTGGAAAAGAAGATGAAAGCTGTTCAGGGCATGGAAAAGGATTTGGCAGACGTTAAGAAGAGCCTGGAATCTGCTAAGACTAAGCTGGCAGACCTTCAGAGCAAGGACTTCACCAACGACTTCAGCGCAGAAGAGACCCTGTAAATGAACCACACAACCATTGTGAACACGCAAGAACTTTACATAAATGCTAGGCGACTAAGGGTACTAGGGAAGACGTAACCCTTATCACAACGGCAGAAATGCCGTAACTATCAATCGAAAGAAGGGAATACTATGCAAAAGTTTCTGTGTAAGAACCACACAGACTGTCAGATTAAGTTTGACGGTCATTCTGTGCCGTCTGGTGCATACTATGGTCAGACCGCAGAGGGATTGCGTTTCATCGCAGTCGTCAGAGTGAACCAGATCGGTATGGTTTGGCGTTCTGGTAAAGGTTTGGTTCCGTGGGAGAAAGCCTATAATCAGACCGTTGTTGACTTCATCAAGAGTGAACGTATCACTAAAAACCCTGAAGTCAGGTATTTTGACAAGAACGATCCGATTGAGACTCAGAACGCGCAACGCTACAATCATCGTTTTAATAATTGCTACGAATGCGGTTTTGTGCCTAAAAGCAAGAAACCGGCGAAGCATACTAAAGCGTTCAGAACCCGTCCTAACTGCTACACGGCAGAGTACAACCATGCGTCTAGCGCGATCTATGGTGAGACCATTGAAATGAACGGAAAACCTCAAAAGGTTCGTGGCAAGATTGCAGAATACATGGATGGCAGTGGCGCTGGAAAAATTCATGGTGATATGCGTCCTCTTGAGCCTGTTTTCCCGGTTCCGTCCGGCAAAAAGGCAAGGTGATAGTGTGGCAATGAATCACTTGTCAGAACGTCAGAATCATGCTATAATTGTACCATCAATGAAAAACAAAGGTGGTGCGATTATGGGCAGACCTAGCAAGTATGCTGATATGAGCAAAGAGGAATTGCTTGCAGTAATGCAAGAACAGAATAAAAAAAATGCCTCTTATAAGTGGGCGAAAATGTGTACTCTTACAAAATCAGAGGGTGAAATTCTGGAAACTGAAATTTTGCCTAAACATGAATGTGCGAATGTTTCCCAACTTGTAAAAAAAATTTGTCGTGGTGAGCTGATCGTTTCCCCGGCAGAATCTGATTCTTAACCAAAATTTAACCTCATACCCCAACTGAACGTCTTGTGAATTTATCGCAAGGCGTTTTCTTTATGCTCTGTTTTGCATAAATATGCAAATAATATGCAGAATATGCAAAATGAAAACACGTCACACAATAAAAGAGGAGTTCTACCATGGCAATTTTGGCTATTGAATCGGCTCTTGATGTTGCCATAACGTTTGGTGACACAGAGCTTGTGAAAATCTATCAGGAAGCCCTGGCAGAAGCCGGTGTTGAATATGTCAGCACCGCAAAATGCTGGATGGAATAAGAGAGGAGAATGTAAAATGGCTTGGTATTTCTGGATGGTTAAGTGGGTTCCGCTCATTGTGATTGTGCTTTGTGCGCTTGGTACGGCATACATGATTTACTCTATGTTTTCGGAGGTATAACCTGATAAGAATTTTGAGTAAAGGAGAATGAAAAGCATGAAGAAGATCGTTGTTTTCAACCACTTTGGTAGATGGAAAATGACCACTTACGAGAATTACAGCGCATACATCATGGATTAGCGCAAGTGCTGCAACCTCATTGTGGCAGATGCAAAAGAAGCTGTGGAGTGTGTAAAAATGTACTATCCTGATGCTGAAATCATCGTAAAAGATATGTTTTAAGGAGAGTTTGATATGACCGCAAGAGAATATTGTAAGAGCCATCCTGTAACTGCTTATGATAGCAGCTACGGCAGATGTGGTGGTTTCCAGATTCGTGGCGATATCGAATACGGCATTGACGATTATCTCTATGGTATGTCTGGTGTGTTGTGTGATGATGAGAAGTATTTTCACTATCATCATTTGAAGATCATCTATGCACCGTCTGGCAGAGCATACGTCAAATGTTTCGGTAAACGAATCTATCTTGATGAGTGCATGAGAGTGTAAAGGAGAACACAAGATGAAAAAAGGTCAATGGTTCATGAATGAGGAAACCGGTGTTATCACTAACATTCACCGGGAAGCTGTCGAGTGGTATCGGCAGGGAATTGATGTTTCTATCTGGATCAATGGCGTGGTTGTTTGCCGTTGGGGTCACTAAGAAAGGAGAAAATGAAAATGAGAGCAAGTGTTGAAGTGTATGAGGATAATGCAGGCGGCATTTATGCAGCAGTCTTTGGTCAAGAAGGACTGAAAAATGTTCTTTCTGGTTTTGAATATGGTGGGCTATCTACATCAGCATTTTATGATGCTGCTATGTATGACTTTTACGATGCTGACGAGTACAACCCCTCAGAGCATAACGGAACAACTCTTGACGAAGAATATGCTTCGCTTGAGAGTTGTAACATGATTGCAGAATTTTACAGCGATCGTATTGTGAATCTGTATCCGGCAGACATGGGTTCTGCCGGAATGAAGCTGTTTGGTTTGAAAGATTGAAAAGGAGATACATAAAATGAAACTTACTCAGAACAAGCTGTCCGTCATCCTGGCCACCGTTGTGGCTGGTGTTTCCATTCTGGCAAACTGTACGACTGCTAATGCAGCAGAACCTGTAAAAACTCGCTTAGAGAACCGTTATATCCTCGCTGGTCGTGTGGATGAAATCGAAGTATTTCGCAACGGAATCAAGACGATCCATGTTGTTGATGAGAACGGCGAGGAATGGTTGTATTCTTACGCAAGAATGGAAGAAACCCCGACCGATAATCAGAATGTCACAATGATTATGAACAACAACGGAACAGACACCATCTATGATGACACCATTGAAGATGTTCTGTGGGTACGGCCTGATGAAGTGGATGTTGATTGACATTTACAAAACAGTCACAAATAAACAACGCATCAACGTATTAAAATGTAACGTTAATAAAATCTACATTTTAGTGCTTGACAAAATCAGCGGTATCCTGTATTCTATAGCTAGAAAAGGCAGTCCGTCATAGGACTTTTATTTTTACCGTATAGCTATATAATACAGGATACGCAAAAGGAGATTTAACTATGGCTATGTATAAAACTAAGAAGGACGCAGCATACGCATGGGTTCAGGAATTTAATGCGATTCCCCAGAGCGTTATTGAAAAGCTCAATAAGCTGAATACGTATGAAAACGGCGAAGAGATGACGGAGATCACCCCGCCGACTATCAATGACCGTGTTTCGATTTGGTGCGGCGATTACAACGGCGAAGGTGAGGTTGTTGGCTATAGCAAGAATGACGATGGGGAAATGATTTATACCATCGTTCCAGACGAGGACACCAGCGTGAAGATTCATCTGAGTACGGACGAATTTGAAGTCATTCGTGATGATGGTCTTCCGATGTGGGGAACCATGTGGCAGTTTAGCGATAGTTGCGATCAGTGGTGGCTTGAGAATCATCTTCAGGAAATGGCAGATTGCGGATTCCGTATCTACGAACAGGAAGATTTTGAGTACGTTTTCGGTATTGATGGCTGTGGGTACGACTTTTACGAATCTCATTGGATTCCGCTTTATGAAAAGCGTGGATTCCATTGGGACGATGAGACTGTAAAGGAGATGGAAGAAAATGCGTAAGTACACTCGGAAAGAACTGAAGAATATGGTTGCCCTTGGAATGGCAGAAGATGTTACTCGTGCAAACAATGAGGACTATGAAAAGATTATCAAAAGAGAAGATTATCTTTCTCAGGTCGGATATTCCTCTGGTGTTTATGGTTGCGATGGAATGTTACTCAAAGGATACAAAACCGGAACATATTATGCCGTGACTTCCAGGACGTCAGCAATTTATATTTTTGGTTAAGAGGTGAAAATTTTGATAATTGATCTGATTCTTGACCGTAAAAACGGCAGGCGATACAGCGCACACGACTTCTATCTTGAAGTCAGAAAGTATGAACGTCTGGGTGTTGGTACACACGGCGATGATATCTCTATCGCCATGGATTATGGTGATAACAGAGATGTGCAGCGTGTTCTGTGTCAGTACATCTAGCGCAATGGATACCCGGAAGACATTGAGGACTACATAAGAAGTCAGATCTGGGTAGTGTGAGCAGCAGATGCTAGGTGATTAGCGGTACTAGGGCAGACATAACCGCTACCAGAATGCGAAAGCATAAAAATATTAAAAGGAGTGTTAGGTATGGCTTATATCGGTAAAAAGGACTTTCAGATGCTTGGAAAGATGTGGACACAGATGCGAGATCACAATGGATATGTACCTGAAAGTATGTTTCTTGAGTTTTCCGATGTAATGCATAGAGTTTCGATAAACAACGATAAGGTCACTAAAAGAACTGTTAAAAAGATATATGAAGCTAGAGAGAAGGATAAGAATTATGGTCGCCGTCAGCAGAGATTTGTAAAGGCTTATCGGTGGGCATACGATTGTAAAGCAAAAGATGCAGTGGAGATGTATAAGAAATATAGAGAAGAATCTCCAGAGAAGATTAACGAAGTTATTGATTATTATGACAAGTGTCAAGAACAGTGTCGTCTTAAAAACGAAGAGAGTGATATCTAAAAGGAGTGATTGATATGGAAACAATGTACGACCGCATCAAGCGAATGGATAAGCATGAATTTGCTGAGTTTATCTATGTTGTTTATCAAGCTGGTGTTAGAGATGGTGAACAGAATCTTTGTGATTCTCCTATGGGATTTTTTGGTTGCGGTTACTTCCTTAATGATAATGCAAAAATATGGATGCCGAATGATAAGCTCAAAGACCTTTATGATGCTTTTTATATCTAATATTAAAAGGAGTGTTTGTTTATGAAATATCGTGTAACCGTTACTCGCACTGGATTTGTTTATGTTGATGCTAAAAATAAAGAAGCGGCAGAAAAATATGCAGAGGAAACCGCATGGGATAGTGACGTATGGTGGGATGACGGTTGGGATGCAACGGATTGTCAGGAAGATGAAAACAATGATTGCGTTGATGACGAAGATTATATCATTGTCTAAAATCATGCTTTTACGAGGTGATAAAAATGAAACGCGGAACAAAAAATGAATTTGTTATTGGCTATACAAAAATGTTTGGTGTTTCAATTCAAAAATTGGAATATCTTGAGCAGAAAATTTTGAACATTCCATATGTGACCGAAGTTGATTTCGATGCAGCTCCGCTTGAAGGAAAGCAACTTTGCGTTCTTGTCGGATATGATATTCCAGTAGGTGCAACAGATTATTGGGTTCTTAGAAGAGACTTCAAAAGAGCTGTTATTAAATCAGCGAAAGAATGTGGTCTTAACCGAACGGAAGATTTGATTGAAGATTATGGCGAACATTTCTATTTTGTATTTGATGCTAGTGCATGGTTTTGATAAATCAGATATTTTACAATGATTGAGGTGACAAATATGACTGAAAAAGATAAGCGTGTTTTGAAGTGCGCGATTGATAATTTGATTGCAAGAGAAAACAACTTGTGCGAAGGATTTTGCAAAAACAATCCCGCACATAGGGCAGAACGTGAGCGTGATAGGGATTTTATTATCATTGGTATTCGTAATGTTTTGTGTGAAGTTGAACGTCTTGAAGAACAAGAGAAAGAGATGCTGGAGAAAGCCAAACATGAAGTGGTTCAGTTTTGATTGAGGTGATAAAAATGTATACTAGCGAAACTGTAAAACAGGTTAACGATTGGATGATTAACAGTATTTCCGATTGGATGGTCAAAAGTGGAACAAGAAGCACCACAGAAGGTAATTGGATTATTCATGTTTATGAAATCACTAGAAAATTCAATGTAACAAAAAACTGGATCACAGCATACCGTGATGAAATTATTGATGCTCTTTATAAGCACAATGCAGTTGCAGATGTGACTTATGGGTGGTCCCCTGATGGTGATGTGGAATGTTTCGATATTGATTTTTATTTGAGTTTTTGTCAGAACCTGAGCGATGAAGATTGAGGTGATAAAAATGGAATCTATGGTTACTTATAGCGTTTGTGGATGGTTAGATAAACATGGTTGGCCCACGTTTAGGAAAACTGGATACAAAACAAAAAAACGGCGCATTTCGTATGATGAAGCGGTTGATTGAAGATGGTTTCTATGAACGGGTGATTCTCAGAGAGAGGATTATTTCGGATGAGCACCCTGATGTTTATATAAGTGGCGTGATTTATTCTTGGGATGATAAAAAAGGTTGGATTGTCTATGACGGAAAGGACGTGACAGAACATGACCAACACTGAAAAGAATATCGTTCTCGCAGCTCTTTCTTTCTATCGGCGTAAGCTGATGGATCAGAGTGTTTCGTTCCTTAGAGCTGGTAATCACGAGGATGCAAAGCAGTCAACGATGGAAGCGGCCAACGTGAATGCGTTGGTGATTAAGTTTACAAGAGAAAAGGAGTTTGCAATATGACCGATCCTTGCCGTTACTGTGTGGCACCGGAGCGTTATCCTGGTTGTCATGACCATTGTGAAAAGCTGAAGGCTCATCGTGAAAGTGACGAGTATAAGAAGCTGTGTGAATACAAAGAAAAGTATTTCAGAAACAATATGCCGAAAAATACGGTAGCAATCTATTATGATATGCGTCGTAAGAAGCATAAAGGTTTACATATGATGGGCTATAAAGGAATGGGTGTTTAATGTGAAATATTGTATTTCTTGTGCAAATACTGGATGCCATTTTAATGGCGATAGAGGAATGGATATAAATCGTTGTCCTCAGTACATTGAAAACGACAAAGAATATAAGTGGGACGCTGGTTTATGCGCTGAAGATACGTGTGAAAGCACTGTCTTGCTTACTATGGCAGAAAAACGTGCTGTCGATAAATTCATTTCCCAACTGCATCAGGAGGGATATTGCGGTTTCGTTTGGATTGATGACAAACCGATTGAATTTTATGGAGTGTGATAAAATGTGGGATTTAGTTGAAAATGAATATTCTAAAAAATATAGAATTGGGTGCGCAACCTTTTTTCGTGACAAACAATTAAAAACAGCAATGGTTATGTATAAATATAATGGCCGTAGCATTATGTTTTGCTATTCCGAGTACGATAATAAGATTCTATCTGACGGTGATAAAGACGAAATTGAGATGACAATCAAAAAGAAACTCAACTTTTGGAAGGATTAACTATGTGGGATTTAATGGGTAACAATTATTCAGAAGTATACGGTATTGGATATGCTTTACTGAATGGAATTTCAGCTGGGTTTTATGTGAGTGTCATGTACAAGGATCTTGGAGATAAAATTCGCTTCTATTATCTTGATAATGCTCCTTACGGAAAGCTCGACGATAATACCAAAAATAAAATTGAGGATATTATCTGTGATGACCTTAACAAGCGTCATATCTTTGGGGAGGACTGATTATGTGGGATTTAAGAGAAGTTCATGCACTGCACGATGGTGATGGCTGGGTTTGGAATGAATCTTTTCATCACAAGGATGTATTTGTAGATGAGAACGAAAACCCGAGAGAAATCTTCTGGCAAGAATGTCAGATGTTCTTCCTTCAGGATTATCTGAGCAAGTGTGAGATTGTGGATGACGGCGATATTCTGGAACTTCAGCTGAAAGATTCCGGTGAACCAGTTCTCGCTATGATGATTGCAGAGTAAAGGAGAATGAGTTATGAAAATTCATCCTAAATATATTGATGTTTTGGAATCGCTGGATTGGCGCGTATGTGACTATACAGGTGATGGCAGAATTGAAATTGAAAATTATTCTCCAGCAGGAGAGAACTTAATCGTTTGTGTGGAGGTTGAGAACTTCCCTGAATCAGTTTATGAATATGCTCGTGATTTTGATACTGATGAGCACGCAGAGATGTGGGTGGGACATCGTGGGGAAGGCGGTTGTCCTTCTAGTGTCAGAGAACTTATTGACGACGCTGATGCTATTAAAGAAATGTTGGAAGAATTAGCTAGTAGACTTATGGAGGTGGAATGAATTATGACTAGGTTTTATCTTAATGCAGGTGCTCTTAGCCGTTGGATGCACCAGAATAAAGCACAATACACTGGTGCTTATGTTGAGGGTGTTCTGGTTGATAGTTTTGTCGTTGAAACAAAGCGTGGAGTTGCAGCAATCTATGAACACTACCTGAATGAGTGGACAAGCAATTATTATGTTGAGTTCACTGATTATAAGAACGGTTTTAAGAATGGAGAGGTCGATAAGATTTGGTCTGATTGGTACGCTTTCGAAGAAAAGGCAAGTGCATAATGGAGGTATTGGATATGAATGCAATTGATTGTATCGAGAAAGAGCTTCTTGATAAATACGACGCGATGATGGCGTTATATATATCAAACCCTGATCGCCATATTATGTGTGAACGTCTTGAAGCGATGCTTCTTTGTTTATCTTCTGATATTGAGATTGTAAGAAAATATAAAAATAAAATTTAATAAAAGGGAGATTTTAGATATGAAAAACCTGTATTGCTATGATAATGAGATCATAAAATGGACTTACGATGGCAAGAATTATTGTGTACATATTCAGCAGGACGATTCAAATGACATCGACCCAAGAGATTATGACCATGATTCGGTTATGGCATGTTTTGGTAAATACAAGTATCTTGGCGACAGAATCGACTATGATAGTGCAAAAGATTTTTGGATCGCCAATGCGTATAGTCATTGCAGTGATGAGGAAATTTTCGATGCGCTCCAGGAACGGAAACTTGTAAATATCTATGTTGACTATTATCAGGACAAGGAAAACGACGAGTATTTCTATGCTCTTTGTGACATGGATAACGGAGATTGTTTTGTTGACAGTCTTGCTGAAGATGAAGTTGTATCTGAAGTAAAGTATTGGCTGGAACCGGAAGATTGTATGGTTCTGTTGGACGGTAAAATGATGTGGGTTCCGCTTTATGTTTATGACCATAGCGGTATTTCAATGAGTTGCGGCGAAAGAACATATCCTTTTAATGATCGTTTTGACTCTAGTATGGTCGGTTGGATTGTGACTTCAATGTGCCAGAACCATACTTCTGTTGATGAAATGAAAGCAACACAAGTGATGCAGCAGGAAGTAAAAGAATATAACAATTGGCTTCAGGGTGAAGTTTATTGTTATACGCTATACGAACAGAATGGCGACGACGGTGACGAATTTGATGATTGGATCGAAATCGACACCTGTGGCGGATTTATCGGTGACAATATCATTGAAAATGGGATGACTTACAATGTCGGAAACGGTATCGAAGAAGCTATTAAGAATGAAAACTATACAACCGGAACGGCAAAGAAAACTGTGGTCGTAAAATGGGAATTCTAAAAGGAGAGTATATTATGACTTACATTAGAAAGATTGACGGTGCTTGGTATGCTTTTGCGGCAAATCCTGATAACGGTCAGGTATATTCTATCGGTCGTGATTGTCCATCGGATGGTGGAAACTGGTTCGCTTGTCTTACCGATGATGGAATTAAATATGTTTCTTCTCCCTGTCCTTCTCGTAAGGCAGCTTATATGAGAGCAATGAGAAATGGATCGTATGGCGGAGTTCTGTAAAAGTTGAATTTTAGGAGGAAATATTATGAAATATGAAGAATTGGTTGCTGAATTAAGAGCTGGTAAAACTCTTGAGTCGTTATTGGATTTAACCCAAGGTCAGAACTGTCTTATCTATAAGGCAAAAGGAAAGTGTTTTGATCTTAATGAAGTAATTTATATTCCTGATGTTTCATTGAATGATATTCCAACTGATTATATGATGTCGAAAGACGATCTTGCCGAATGCTCTGCTTACTTTTATACATGGAAAGACTTTTTGGATTTGTGTAAAACCGAAGATAAAGCATTGGAGTTATTCGACCTATGTGACTGGGCAAATCCATGGAATGTTTTGGACGAGATGGAGCGAGAAAATCAAGAAGATGATATTAAAGAAAAGTGGTTTGCTGAAACACGTTGGTGCACCGATGATATTATCGGTGTTGCAAAAGACAATGGAATTGAAATGACTCCGCAGCAAGCAGAACAGTGGTGGAAAAAGAATGAAAATTGGTTTAGAAATGTTCTTGTTGAATATGGCAATGAAGTTCTTGCCAATGCGGATTTTAGTGAGGCATAAATTATGAGTTATTATAATGGCCCTTGTTGGTCTTGTATAGAAAAAACCTGTAAAAACTGTCCATGTGCTGTTGCGGAAGCATATGAAAATACATATTTAGATGCACAGTGGATGTAGAAGCTAAGTTGGAATAAAGATGATTGCGATAAATTTGTTGAACGTCTTTGGAAAGAGAACACGGATTTTGCATGGGTTGGAAACGAACGTGGAGAATTAGTTCTTGATCAGAATTGGAGAGGCTTTCCAGTTGGCAGTTTCACACAAGATGATTGGTTTCGTTGGGTGGATGAGTTCCATAGTAAAGGCGTTGACTGGGTTTACAAGAATGTGAGTGTGTAAAAGGAAGAATACTATGTGGTGTGTTATTGAATGTGGTTCCGAAGGTGAGATTTTTGAGCCTGAATTTTTCAAAACCAAAACGGAAGCAATAAAATACATTATGGATGATTCGGAAGAATGTTATACAATGTATTCTGATTTTCCTGACGTCCAAACTGATTATGATGACAATGAATTTGAGGCACAAGTTTGGACAGATAAATTCAGTTTCAAATGGAAAGCATTTGATGTTTCTGGTAAGTTAATGTAAAAGGAGAGTTTTATTATGAAATATGACACTCAAGCGATGGCTGAGGTCCTTTGTAAAACAGCAGGCGTTGAGTATAGCTCTGATTTGGAAAAATTGCTATACCATTTAGATGTTCAAGCACAAAATCCTTACAATGCAGATTTTCGGCGTACAGGTTTGGCTATCATTGTAAAAGTGTGTGAGGAGTTGGAAAAACGATAATGTATTACCATCTTGAATACTCTGTCAGACACTTTATGTACGGCGATACATATAGAGGGCATGAAATCTATCCCACAAAAGAGCTGCGTGATGCGGAGCTTGACTGGATGAAAACGTGTTACAGTAAGCCGACAGAACTTGTCTATACAACATATGAAACTGAAACGCTTGGTGAAGATAAGATAATAATATAAAGGAGAAAGATATATGTATAATGTTGATGAACATGATTTCAAAGTCAAAATTCATGATGGCTGGCTGATTGCTACGGAATCGGCAGATAAAGAAAGCTTTCCAGGGATGGGAATTTTTTACTCTAAAGACGGGGAAACATTTTCATGGGACGATTTGATTGCAATTGTTGAACAGGACGCAGAAAATGATAAGATTCGGACTGATCTATATAAGAAAGGCCGCGAAGATTGTTGCAATATTTTTGATTACGAGGATGGAGAATTGAGGGAGTGAACGTTATGATGAAAAGTTGCTTCAATAGAAATTTCTTTAAATTTAAAACAAAGTCTGGGTACATTATTATTTTGACCTCAACGGATAAAAATGGGCACATGACTGCATTTGCATTTAGCTCAGTCGATGGAAAAACTTTTTATCCGTGGGATTTGATTAAGGTTTTTGATAACGAGGACGAGCGTATGGCAGATTTTGATTATGACGACATGAGGTGAGAGTTATGACAGCACGTGAGATCGCAAAGAATTTCGTTAGTACAATGAACCCGTCAGGTTGGAATGGTGTTTGTTATAAACTTAAACCGAGTGATTTCCACGACGAGATTTGGAAAACATATAATATCGACAACCATCCTGAAATCGACATTGATATTCATTTTGAATATGATGGAAACGACGATGGTTATTGGTATGTTTGCGAAGCAGTTGATAAAGATACTGATGAAAAGATTGGTGAAGGAATCTGGGGTTCTGATGTAAACTCTATTGATGGACTGGAAATTGCAATTAGAGAAGTGTTTATGCGCTTGAATATTGATCTTTAATAGAATCGAGGTTTTAGAAAATGGAACGAACTATGAATGATAAACTTATGGAAGCGGCACAAGTTCTTATTGAAAATGGAATGAGTGCAGATGATGCGTATGTTGCTTTACAGGCGCAGTGTTATATCCTTTTGGATATTGAAATCGACGATTATCTTACAGATAAAGATTATAAAGAACTCGAAGATTTTGAAAAGAAACTGAGTGAGACAGAGAAGAAATGATTATGAACATCAATGAGATTCGTTACTTTGAACGCAAAATGACCGACAGCGCATTTAACGATGCTGTGAAGTACGATTCAGCGATTGCAGTTCGTGCAAAGCGAGCATGGGTTATGAAGATACAAGGGCTGATTTCGTTCCGGGAGTACATTTCTTGCTTGCAAGATATTACCGGCAACGCACAAATCTTTTGGAAGTATCAGTTTTGAGAGGAGGAAATAAAGTGTTTTTGCTTATCAATATTTATATTGCTAAAGATGAAAGTTCATTTCTCCCAGAAGTTGTTTATAAAAAGGGTTTCAATACGATTCTTGAGGCGGAAAATGAAATGAATAAACAAGTGGACGATGCTCTTGTAAATCATTATTGTAGATATTATGAAGATGAAAACGGTGAACAGAATTTTAGTGTTTTGCGATTAAAAGGTGATATTCGTATTGATACTTGTGACGTATACGATTGGTGGAAAATCGTAGAGATTTGATAAAACAGTTCTTCTAGGAGGGAATAATATGATCGATAATAAGACTATGCTTTGCGCAATTGCAGGCAAACATAATATGGAAGTTCTTGAAGGGGCACTTGATACAGTCAATGAATTTTTGGATTCTGGTGCTGTTATTTATGTGAAAGTAAAAGGAAAAGATGGTTTTGTAAAACTCGAAAAAATTGAAACTAGAGTGATGATCATGCCGTTTATCTAAAAGGAGTAAATAAAAATGAATGAAAAGCGATTTGAAGTAGATACACCCATCGGGAAGATTGTTGCAGAGGGTTTTGCAGAGCCATATCCTGAGATTGTGATTTACCTTAAGAGAAATGATGGCGAAACAATCAACCTGTCTAGTATCAATTATGACAGTAGTGGTGATATTGAAAATTATCTTTGGATGGATGTACTCAGTGATGAGTATACAGACCATAAGAGCTGGCCGCTTGAAGAATTGACCGCAGATTTTTCTTAACAAACATAAAGGAGTAAAACAAAATGACTACTAACAATTCTATGACCGTAATAACATCTAAGCCTTTTGGTGCACTGAATGTGGATGTGTACGAGGATAATAAGCACCAGTATTACATGACCCGTGAACAGATTGGTGCGGCGCTGGAATATACAGACCCTGTTCGCAATATTTCTAAGATTCATGACCGTAACGCAGATCGTCTTAATCCATTGACCTCAGTGGTCAAATTGACCACTGAGGTCGGAAATCATACGCAGATGCGTCAAACTTATATGTATAATCTGCGTGGCGTAATGGAGATTTGCCGCTTTAGTCGTCAGCCGAAGGCAGATGCGTTCATGGATTTCTGCTGGGACATTATGGAATCTTTAATGCGTGGTGATTCCGTTCTTGCTACTCCTCAGATGGATGCTGCACTGAGTAAGGAGTTCATTGATGTTAGACTTCATGCTTTGTTTGATAGTGTGAAGAACCTTCAGAGTGAACTTGATTCCACCCGTAAGGAACTCAGTGAACAGATTGAGGAAGCTCGTGCTACCAGTAATGAGGCACTGAATGTGATTAGTAGCGTATCTCAGTGCGTCCATCAGATTAAAGATAAGCAGATGGATAACGCGATTCGTGCTAAGAGCTACACTCCTCGCAATGTGTTTCAGGATGAAATGAGTGAATGGCGTAAAGATTTGTATAGCAAGATTGGTGTGATTGCAAATACCAAAGGTTACACGAATAAAGAGACGCTTCACAAAATCTATGAATATTTAAATCGTAATTATGGTTTCGTTTTAGAAGATGCTCGTGCAAAGTATATTAAGAGAACGAATCGTAGTGGGAAAATCTCTACGATTGATATTATCGAAGAGGACTCCACTTGGAAATCCGTTATGGGGTCAGTTGTTGCAGATATGTATGCAGCATCTATTGAGCGTCTGCACCAGAATCAGAATGAACTTCGTCCTGCTTTGAAGACCATTGAAGCAATTCCTGAAGTAAATGCGAACGATGCTCCCGTGGTTGAGGTGGAAGCCAAGGAAGTTGTTAATGAGAAGCCTAAGAAGCAGAGTGAGACAGCATTAAAACTGGTTCCAGTTGTTGAACCTCTGGCAAAGAAAATTAGAGACAATACAATTCATTATCATAAAACTTACCGTATGATTTATGACCAGATTGGGTATACAAAGATGGAAAGTATGTTGAAGGCATACAAACGTGCTCATGGCTGTATGCCTAAACCGAAAACTAAGGTTTTCCTGGAAAGTGATAATGCTATGCGAATGTTTAAAAAGGCTGTGAAGCAGCTGATGAAAGAGCAGGTGAAGAAGTAAATGTATGTGATATCAAATGGTCATAACTACATTATGAAACGAAAGGGAGGTCGAATCTGTGCTACCTGTGATATCAATCTGGCATTGAAGTTTGAATCTAAGGGATTGGCAATTTGTGAAATCAACAAACTTCCAGCCGGGTATAAGAACGGGCACTATGCACCGAAGTCTATGGACGAAGCCACCGTTGCAGGCAAGAGTCCGAATATAGCAGCTCCGGCTGATAAGCCGAATACATACGCATTTCAGATGGAAGATTCCGAATGGCTTGCAAAACTTAAAAAGGATTTGGTTATTACGGATAGGACTATGTGCAATCTGAATGAAATGTATTCAAAAGTGTATGGTGACCTGACTGCTGCAGGCGACGAGATTGATGATCTGGAACACGCTATTGAGTTCAAGACTGTAAACGCAGCGCAAGGTTATCAGCTTATGGCAGAACTTAAAAGAGCTCGCCGGAAGCGTAGGGAAGCTAAGGACGCAAAGTTTTTGCTTGAAATCATTATGAATGAAGAAGATAAGGGCTGGGTATATGGTAGGTTGGAAACTGCTATTGAACAACTTGGCAATCGTAAGTTTACTCCGAAGATTCGTAACGATTTGTTTGAAAAGAACTGAGGTACATATTATGAGAATTTATGTTTTACATGACAGTTATGAAGAAACGGAATTCTATGCAGAGGCAAATGTAATTGAGGTTTCTTCTGACGAAAAGAAGCTATATGAATTGATGAAGCTGGCTTATATGGAATGCAAAGAGAGCCATCCAGATGCAAGTGAAGAGTCCTATATTGATAGTTTTAGCGCTCTGGTAACAGAAGAGAGTGAAGGCTATTATTACAAGCATCAGTGGATGATTGATGAATTTGAGGTATAAGGTATGATGGTGTATGGAGACATAACGTGTAATCGCTGTGGTGTCACATGGCATGGCCCCAAATGTGGCAGACTTTATTGTGATAAATGTCGTAAAATTATTAGAAACGAGGCATCTATTAGGTGTAAAAATAAAAAGAAGCATAAGCCAACATTTGTTGAGATTACAAGATTAGCTGATGCGGAAGGATTGTCATATGGGAAATATTGTTTGAAATACGGAATCTAAAAGGAGATATAGTATATGGGAGCATTAGCACAGGAAGAATATGAATCGAATTTTATAAGTATTGACGAATATTTAGATGAAGATGTCAATCAAGAAACAACTCAATATTCTAAAGGAAAAAATTACAACATCACTCGATATTCGGTGGCACGAAATGGTGAGGTTGAACCGATTCGTGACGTAAAAGACATTCAGGCTATTTCTGAATACTTCTATAATAAAAAGAAGTATAGAGATTGGTGCTTGTTTAATCTTGGTATTGCTACAGGATTTCGTGCGAGTGACCTTCTTCGATTTAGAGTTGAAGATGTATCGCACCTGGTTGAAGGAAAACTTGTTGTTAATGAAACAGTCAAGGTTCGCTTTAAGGAGAAAAAGACAGGAAAATATCGCGATGTTGTAATTGGGCAGAACACAATGCAGATTATAGCTGAATATATTCGGCTAACGAAGCCATCGTATCATTCGTGGCTTTTTCCATCTCAGAAAGGAAGTAGTAAAAATTCATTAAGAACGAATGGGGGTGTTTCTTCCTGGAAAGTTGGAGGGGGAAAATCAAATGCAGTAAAAGTTGTAAAATATGAAGCTGATCCAAAGAAGAAAGGTGACCCGATTGATGTTGATACGTTCGGACAGATTATGAGAAAAGCTCAGAAAGATTTAGGGATTTCTTATAAACTTGGGACTCATAGTTGTCGAAAGACTTTTGGTTATCAATTCATGATGAATCATAAAGATGACCAGATGGCACTTGCGTGGTTGCAACATAGCCTGAATCACAGTAATCAGGCTATTACGCTTCACTACATTGGATTAAATGCAGACGTTGATAGAGAATATTATTCTAACATCGACTATGGCGTTGATTGTCATTGTTCAATTGTAGCAATGTGAGGTGTATGATGGCTGATACTTATATTAAAATCTGGGATACTTACGAGAGCTACTTTGAACCCCTTAGTGCTGCTGAGGTGGGGCGTCTGGTACTGGCGATGATGAAATATAAATCGTCTGGAACGGAGCCTGAACTCATCGGAAATGAGCGGTACGTGTGGCCTGCTATCAAGAGAGATTTGATTAAAGATGCCGAATACATCGAAGGTAAGCGCATTTCTGGAAAAGCTGGAGGTGAAAGCAAGCGTAAGCAAAACGAAGCAAACGCAAGCAAAACCAAGCTAGAAAAAGAAAAAGAGAAAGAAAAAGATAAGATATCGTCTTCGTCTAATGATGAGACGACAACGACGAAACCTGTCGAGGATGTTTTTCGAGAGAACATCGGGAAGCTTGGTACTACTGGGCAGAAAGCTTTGGCAGAATATGTTGAGCGCATGGGCGACGAACTTGTACTTGCTGTGATTGGTAAGTGTTCTGATCTCGGCGGTAGCACATGGGCTTATGTGCGAAAAGCTCTGGACGAAGCAGAGTCTCTTGGCTGTAAGACTGCTGATGATTACCGCCGAGTGTGTCCGATAGGGAGTGGTCGGAATCTTAGAGCAGATAGACAAGCTCCTAACGGAAGCGATTGGTTAAAAAATGCGACGAAACGTCGTCCACTAATTAAAAGAGAGCTGGAAACAGCATGAATGGAGGTTTGAATTATGGGGTTGTTACTTGGTTTGGGTTTGCTTGGAGCAGCGTTTGGTATTGATGCGGTAAAGCAAGCACCGTTCAATAGGGCATATCGCCGTCTCGAAAACGAATGGGGCACTTGTACATCGGAAGAGAGTAAGCGGTGTGATGCTTTGAAGTATGCCGTGCAGAACGGTTTATGTTTTGAGAATGAAAAGAAGCCTGTGATTGAGTGGCAGATGCTGAGAGATCTTCAGCAGAAGTATCAGCTGGCTGGCATCTCTTGGCCGAGAGAATCTGCGATTCGAGATGTGTGCCGTCTGGCAGCTCGTGATCGTGGATTTGAGTATAAGGGGTATCTGCGAAACACGTTGACGTTTGGTTATATCACTGATCCGAAAAACATTTGCAAGCTTGGTATTGTAGATTGAAAGGGGATTTGAAAATGAATAATAATCGCAGAAAAGCTATTAAGCAGACCATTGATCGCTTTGATTTCATCCGTAAGAAGCTGGAAGAGCTTGTATCGGAGGTCGAAAGTGTAAAATCAGACGTCGAGAACATCCAGTGGGAAGAAGAAGAGTATCGTGACAACATGCCGGAAAATCTGCAGGGGGGTGAGCGGTATGATAAAGCAGATGATGCTTGCACGAATTTGTCTGATGCTGTGGATGCTCTGGAGGATATGATTGGTGCTCTGGATTTTGACTTTGGTGATGTGACCACATCTCTGGAGGAAGCGATGGAATGATTAACACAACAAACCCATTGAGGAGAAATGCATGGGCTGTGTTCTTGTATAGAGGTAGGCAAGTTTGTTCGTATCTTTTGCGTAATAGCAATCTTGGGGACAAGGAACGCATGGTAGAACTGCTGGCACGAAGGTACATGACAGAGCCAGAAAATATTGTTGTCGATATTGAATTTAGAGATTGAGGTGATAAAGAATGACCGCGTTTATGATATTTGCTTTGAATGTGGTGTTGATAATGGCAGTGAATAGTAATCCGTTTGCGTTTTGATTAAGAGGTGTGGATATGAGTATGTTGCAAGAAGAGTATAATTTGACGGATGAAGAACTTAAACAGTTGCTTTATGATATTCGACATCCGAGTATGGAAGCTGCTATACGTCGTAAAAAGATGTACAAAACATATTTATCGAATGTAGATGTTGAATATGATGGTGAATCAGAAGTGGTTGATTTTAAAGATTTAGATATTTGACTGGAGGTGTAAATATGAATATTCTGAGTTTTAATGGAAATGAAAATCCAAAAGGGAGAGATGGTGATGCCGTTGTCAAGTTAAGTTATCAGGAACTGTTTAAGTTAAATAATATTTTGTATCACGCTCAAAAAGGCGGTGAGATAAAGGACGTAGTGGACTTTAATATTCGAAGGAATTTTTACATGGCGCTTAATTTGGTTCAATATGGTAGTCTGGATTCTGTTTCGCTAGAAATTATGTTAAAACTTTATGAAAACAATAAAACCTAAATTCTTTGGAGGGAAAACTAAATGATTGTTACTATGTATCGAAGAAAATGGAAATTTTCGGTGATGAGTGCAGAAGATGCAGAAGACTTTATCCGACAGCCACATTTTGAACGGATTCGATTTATCTCAATCACTGAAGCTAATGGTCATCATATTGATTTCCATAAGTGTGAGGGTAATATTACTTTTCTGCCGTTAAAGTTTGATGATTGCACTACTGATTTAGAAGGTACATGTATTACGGATGTTCAAGCTAGGAATATTGTGAAATTTGTCTTGGATAACCACGAAGCAGATAAGACCAATTGGTTCTGTGTGAATTGTGCTGCTGGCGTATCGAGATCCGCAGCGGTGTGCGCTGCCATCATGAGAATTCTGTGTAATGACGATATGCCGGTGTTCACAAACAGCTACTTCTGCCCGAATATGACGGTGTACAGAGAGGTGTTGAATGCCTGGATTAACCGTCTGTCTGATGAAAATGGAAGTATTTCAACTGAGATATGAAATACTGTGGATGCAATGAACAAAGATTGATAGAATCCGGGTTCTTATGAAAATGTTGGAAATTACTTGACTATGATTGGTTGTGCTGTTAAACTTTGCATAACCACAGAATGCGCAAGCATGGAATGAGGTGGACTTATGAATTTACAAGGACTTGAAAATAAAAAATGGGACTTTAATAAACAAGAGAAACTAGCTATCTCTTGGCTATTAAAACATGGCTTTGAGGTGAAATTGAAAAAACAGTATACATCAAAGGATATTTATACGGTAACAAAAGATGGTATTTTAGATGAATTTATCTTTCCGAATAACCAGAAGAACATGAACGTTCGGGCTTTTATGGAAAGATATGAGAAAAATTTTGAAACAAAGAAAGAACTCATAAAATTAAGAGCAGAGGCATCGGCTAATGGTTTGATTAAAGAACGTAGTTGATGTGATGAAAGTTAAGTTCTAGGAGAGTTTCATATGATTGCTACAGAGTTAATTAAGATTTTGGAAAAGCTACCAAGTGATGTTTTTATCGAAACGGATAGCGGCTGGGAATGTGATGCAACAGAGGTAAATGCTGCTTATTATAGCAGTCAAAAAAATGTTTTGGTTTTAACATGGAAACCGCAAGGAAACTATAAATATTACGAGGAATCTCCAAAATGGGAGTGTGTGTTCTGCGATGTAGACAGTCGCTCCCCGGTAGTGCTGCATTCTGATTTTTGATAGAAGCTGAGATTTAAGGAGAGAGTAGTTATGAAAGTTGGAGACAAAGTTTACGCTGAAGATTGGTGCGAAGGCATTATCGATGAAATCGACGGAGATACTGCCATTGTTGAGTTCACTACTTTTTGCGGAGGCGGAAGACTTTCGTTTTCGTTGGAAGAGCTTCAGTTAGCTGAGTCTGATAAAAAAGCTAAGATTTAAGGAGGATTTAATATGAAGTTGGCCGAGCTGTTATCTGTTATGAGTAAAGATGAAGCGGTACTTGTCGCAAATGAAGGTCATGGCGTTTATGGACAGCATTTGATTTACAATAGTGTTTCAAAGATTTCGATGGAAGATGCTGACAAGTACGAAGTTCTGCGGATTGAGCACCCAATGGACAAGGCATATTTTATCGTGTATGTAAAATAACGATAAAACTAATCTTTTAAGGAGATGGTACAATGAATAGTATAAAATATGATGAGAATGGGAATAGGCCGAATCGAATGCAAGTTATTCGGAAAATGGACAAACTCAGGATTGCAATGCTGCTTGAGCTGATTGTGAACAATCTTGGAGATTATCCATGTACTAGAGAAGAGTGGTTGACGTGGTTAAATGAGCCTGCGAGTAATTCAATTGATAAATTTTGATAAAACCAATATTTTAGGAGTGATATTATGAAAACTTTTGATGTTTTAAAAGCTGGACAGACTATTGTGGCCGAAGACGGGGACACAATGAAAGTTATTGATTATGATTTTTATGGGGCAGGGCAGAAGATCATGTGCTTCATGTCGGATCATTGTGTATATCCATCAACTGAGTTTAATGCAGGCGATTGGGAGATTGAAAGCTGAGAGGAGGCTTTATTTATCACTAATAAGTTGTTAATAAATCGTGAGCAAAGCGTTGCTATTGTATGTATAATGTGCTTGCTGGCAGGGAACCTAGTAGCGAAAACGTTACCAAATGTTGGAGCTGAAAGCGCGTACACATATTATAATGGTCAATTTACTTCAAATGTTGCACAAGCAACAAAAGAAGATGAGAATGACGAGCCTGTGATCTTCGTAAAGGAAATCGTTGAGACGCGAGTTGTGAATTTCAGCCAGGGTAAACATGAACTCACAGATGACGAGCGTGCTCTTGCGGAGCAGATCGTTGCTTGTGAAGCAGGTGCTGATAGCCTAGAAGGTCAGATGGCCGTGGCTCAATGCCTTTATAATTCTGCCGTGCTTGATGGCTTAACCATCCAACAGGTCTTCAAGAAGTATGGGTACAGTACCTTATATAATAGGAAGGTAACGGCAGAGAACGAACTGGCCGTGTCCATGGTGTTTGACTATGGCGCTAAAATTTCGGACAAACCAATCCAATGGTTTGTGACTCCGGCAGCAGCTCCTGGCAGTTGGCACGAGCAAGGAGCAACGTTCGCGGGTAAATTTGGCGCACATAGGTTCTATTATAATTCGAAGTTGGTTGTGGATGATGCCGAGTGAATGGTATCATCTAAAATTTTAAGCTTTTACAACAACAAAAAGCTGTATTATATATTGACTAAAACAAAATGGTGTGTATAATATATCTTGAAAGTTGTTTATGTGAGCGGAAGGCGGTATTTCGATGAGTGAGAAAAAAGTCTTGGAAGTTATACAGGCCGAGAGTTTTCTGAAATACATAAGAAAAAAGCGAGTGTGGGTCTGCTTTGTTTGCAATGATGTGGATGTTCACATGGTCTGCAAAGAGATGGACGACATTGGTGTAGAGACGCATGGGATTGTCAAAGGTATTGGATTTTTTGGAAACGAAAGTCATGTTGAGTTGCGGCAAGAATGCTACGAAGTAAGGAGGATAGAGCTTAGGTCGGGCGATAAAGAGAAAGCGTATGAGATGATCTTCGATAATACCAGTGTATTTGTATCGGAAAATCCTGAGTTGTACGGGCACTAAAAATATTTTCAAAAACCTCTTGACTTCTGTGGCGGTATCCTGTATAATGTAGTTATGGAACGGAGCTACACTATTATAGAGGAGAAAGACTATGGACAACAATATTGACCCAAAGGTCGGAGAGGTTTGGTTGGTTGATCTATCCAATGCGACGGGTCATCAGCAGCGCGGTATTCGACCGTTTGTTGTGACAAGCAACAACAAGCGCAACTTCTTCAGTCCAACAATCAAGGGGAATCCGTTGTCTTCCAGAATATACAAGCGTTCTCCGGTTCATGTCCTGCTCTCAAAGGAAGATTGCGATTTCCTAGAGGTTGACAGTATCGTTCTCTGTGAAGAGACTGACACACTTAACAAAGGGCAGTTTATCAAAAAGCTTGGTGTCTTGTCTGAGCGTCATATGAATATGATCGCAATGGCCAGATGCAAGGATGAACCGTTTTTGATCTCGGCGTTCGTGAGCGGCGTACAACATACTATGGAATTTCAGAATTTTGCCGCATTTGCTTGATTTTTTATAAGGGTTAATGGTACACTACATATAATAAGAAGGAGTGTGCCATTATGCTTACTGAAGAAAAGATCAACGCTTTTGCTGAAAAGTATTCTGATAGAAGCGGCGAGTTTGTTATATCGACACTTAACCATGTTATGGACTACGAAGCGGAGTGCGGGTATGAGCTATTCGACTTCACAAAAGATGATTTTGTAAAGATGTTTGCCAAATACAATTGGGTAAACTCAAGTCGTTCATTCAGAAATGTGAAATCGATAATCACTGGTTATATCAAGAACGAAAATCGTACAAGCATGTATGATTTGGCTGAATTCTCAGAGAGCGATGTGAGTTCAGACAATATGTACGAGGACAAGTATTTTGCATCGGTTGATGAGTTTGTTGGTTTCTTAAACAAGTATGAAGAAGCGTATCAGATTCGTATGAATGTGATTGCTGTTTTGTACTGGATCGGTCTTACTTCTAGTGAGGTTTCTAATCTAACAATTAACGATGTAGACTTTGAATCTCGTACTGTTCTCGATAGGACTGATGTTGACGCAAGGTTGATGGATATCATCAAGCAGTGTTATGAAATGAAACAGTATGATGCGCCCAATATGGGAGGATACAGAACATTTTATGTCATAAATGGTGATTACATTCTTCGTAAAACAGAGGATAGAACTGGTGTAGACAGCGACCCGAAGATGTCTGTAAATACAATCCATAGTTATTTTGTGAGGCTGAATGACATTCTCGAAAAAAGACATCATACAAAGATTTTAGATCGAAGACATCTGACCAGAAATGGTGAGTATGTGAAGGTCTACGATTACTGTAAGAGTAATTCAGAGTTCAACCTTGCGGAGCTTAGTTTCGGAAATGGTAAAGATCCTCTTGCGGACATTATCGGAAGAAAGTGCAGCAAGGTTGCCTACATTAGTTTCCGGCAAGGATACAAGGGCTGGATCGAATACTTCCACAAAAATTAAAAACAGGGGGCTTCGGCCCCTTGATTTTAACATGGTAACTATACAACACAGGATACAGAAAATAGTATTTGAATGGAGAATGATAACAATGTCTGATTTCAAGAAATTTCGTGCACTGCTGCAGGACCACTTCAATGAGATGGTGAAGGGCGAAAACCCTCTGTTTATCACCGATGCAGACGAGGATGAACTGTACAATCTGTATCTCGACAGCTTCCCGGCTGGCACGAATGAGTTGTTCCGTAAGCGGCGCGAGTATGACTGTTCCTGCTGCCGCCGTTTCGTGAAGAATATCGGCAAGCTAGTAGCGTTTGATGATGGAAAAATGATTACTGTGTGGGATTTTGATGCAAAGTCTGTCAAGTATCAGCCTGTTGTGGACGCTCTGGATGCTTATGTGAAGAGCCGCATTATTGTGAATCCGTACTTTATCAGCCGCAATATGATCGGTTCTGGCAATATGTTCGGCACCGAGATGAACTACGAGTACGATGAAAACAACAAGGATGTGCATACTTGGGATCATTTCGCAGTCAAGATTCCGCAGCATTTTATTACCAGTGGAGATGATGTGGCTACCAAGATGGCTCAGTGGCGTGATTCCGCAAACGTATATAAGCGTTCTCTGGAAGAACTGACCATGGATGCTGTTGATACTGTTCTGGAGCTGATTGCACAGAATAGTCTGTATCGTGGTAAGGAATTTGAATCTCTGGTTCGTGGCTTCAAAATCGATAAGCAAGTGTATGATCGTCTGCCTGATGAAAAGAAGTCCGCTTATGTTTGGATGGCTCCCGGCGGAGCTTCGATGAACCGGCTTCGTATCCGTAACACCGCTATCGGTACTTTGCTGGTAAATCTGAGTGAGGGTATGAACGTGGATGCAGCCGTTACTGCCTTCGAGAAAGTTGTTGCTCCCGCAAACTATAAGCGTCCAAAAGCAATTTTCACCAAGAAGATGCTGGAGGATGCACAGAAAACCGTCACTGAACTGGGCTATATGAATAGTCTGGGTCGTCGGTTTGCTACTCTGGACGATATTACCGCAAACAATATCCTGTTCTGCAACCGTGATGCTGCTCCTCGTATTGCTGGTGTTACAAATCCGTTTGAGGCAATGGCTAAGACTGTTGCGATTGATCCCAAGAAGTTTGGTCGTGCAGAGGAAATTTGTATTGACAAGTTTATCAAAGACGTGCTGCCGACTGCGACCGGCCTAGAACTGTTCATGGAGAATCGGTTCTCGAAGAACATGGTGTCTCTGATTGCTCCGCAGGATAAAAATGCGCCGAGCATGTTTAAGTGGGCAAATGGTTTCAGTTGGGCGTATACCGGCAATATGGCAGACAGCGATATTCGGGAAAACGTCAAGAATGCTGGCGGCAAAGTTGATGGCGTGTTGCGTTTCTCTATTCAGTGGAACGATGTGCCGGGTAAGTACGATGCAAATGATGAGGATGCTCATTGCATTGAACCCGATAAGAATCATATCTATTTTGGCAGTAAGTGGCATCCTCGTACTGATGGCCGCCTGGATGTTGATATCGTTCATCCTAATCAGGGTAAAGCTGCGGTCGAGAATATTACCTGGCCTGACATCAAAAAGATGAAGGAAGGCGAGTACAGCTTCTATGTGAACTGCTTTGCTAGTCGTGGCGGTAAAACCGGTTTCCGTGCCGAGATCGAGTTCGATGGCAATATCTACTCTTTCAACTACGATAAGCCGCTGCACGGTGGTCAGAATGTCGCCGTGGCAAAAGTCACACTGAAGGATGGTAAGTTCTCTATCAAGGAGCTGCTGCCCAGTTCTACCAGCACCCGCGAGATCTGGGGTGTGAATTCCAATCAGTTTGTACCGGTGTCCGTAGCAATGTATTCTCCGAACTACTGGGACGAGCAGAGTGGTAACGGTAATCGTCATTACTTCTTCATGCTCAAGGATTGTGTAAACCCTGAAAAGCCCAATGGATTCTACAATGAATTCCTGAAGGCGGAACTGCTACAGCATAAGCGAGTATTCGAGGCTCTTGGTTCTCAGATGGCAGTTCAGTCGGTAGATGACCAGCTGTCCGGCGTTGGGTTCTCTGAGACGAAACATGATTCCTTTGTTGTCAAGGTTCAGGGCGCTACTGAGCGGGTTATGAAAGTTGTTATTTAAGAGGAGAAATTATTATGGAAAAGAATCTGTTTGAAATTGCAACCCGTAATCGCTATCGCTTCAACTATAAGGGTATTATGACTGTTGAAGATCTGTGGGATCTGAGTGTCGAGGCACTAGATGCGATTTTTAAGACCCTGAATCGTCAGAAGAAGACCGCAGACGAAGACTCCTTGCTGGCTGTTAAGAGTGCCGAAGATACCGAACTGGCAAACAAGATTGAGCTGGTCAAGTATATCGTGTCTGTCAAGCTGGCTGAATCTGAGGCTCGTGTGGATGCAGCCGAGAAGAAGGCGCAGCGCGATAAGATTATGAAGATTGTGGCAAAGAAGAAGGACAAGGAGCTGGAAGATATGGACGTAGACCAGCTGATGAAGAAGCTGGAAGAGTTGAACTAAAATAGACATTTTATAAAGAATTGGAAATGAATAAATAACGATAATGCGTTAAGTAAAAGGGAGAAAACAATGAGAACTTTGCTTCTTTTCCGTGGAGCACCAGGTTGTGGGAAATCCACCTATATTAAAGAGCATAATCTTGAGCAGTACGTATTGAGTGCTGATACACTTCGCCTTATGTGCCAGAGCGCACAGGAAACACCCGCCGGGCAGATGGAGATTTCTCCGCAGAATGATGATGTTGTATGGGAGATGCTTTTCAAACTGCTTGAGGTGCGTATGAGTCATGGCGAGTTTACTGTGATTGATGCAACGAATTCCAAGACGGTCGAAATGAATCGTTATAAGAATCTTGCAAAACAGTATCGTTATCGGATGTATGTTATTGACATGACTGACCTTCCGATTGAGGAATGCAAACGAAGAAACGCTCAGAGAGAATGGCTGAAGCGAGTTCCTGAATCGGCCATTGATAAGATGTACGCTCGGTTTGCTACTCAAAAAGTTCCTTCTGGCGTGACAGTTCTTCCTTCTACTACGGATGTGATGTCCGATTTGAACTACTGTCCGAATGACTTCAACCAGTGGAAGAAGATCCATGTCATCGGTGATGTTCATGGCTGTTATACTTGTTTAAGTGAATACCTTGGTGAGATGAAGGACGACGAACTTTATATCTTCGTTGGTGATTATCTCGATCGTGGCATCGAAAATGTTGAGGTATTCAAGTTCTTGTGTGATGTTGTAAATAACAACCGCAAGAATGTGATCCTTTTGGAAGGGAATCACGAGCGTTGGCTGAACAAGTGGGGGCATGATGAACCGGTTCAGAGTGAAGAGTTTGCAAACTACACTCGTCCGCAGCTTTTTAAAGCTGGTATTGATAAGAACACTGCTCGTAAGATCTATTCCAGAGTCGGCCAGTGTGCCTACTTTGAGTATGATGGTAAGCGGTATTTCGTGAGTCACGGTGGTTTGAGTTATCTGCCTTATTTTCTTCCTTTCGTATCTGCTGATCAGATGATCAAAGGTGTAGGTCGCTATCCTGATATGCTAACCGTGGCTGAGTCTTGGGAAAAATCGATGCCGGATAGCTACATTCAGATCTTCGGTCATCGAAATGTGCAGGATGTTCCTATTGATATGGGGCATCGGTGCTACAACCTCGAAGGAAAAATCGAGTTTGGTGGATATCTCCGTTGCATTGAGCTTGAACACGGTCAGCCCGTTAAGTGTGTAGAAACCAAGAATGATGTATTCCGAAAAGAGGAACCAAAGACCGAATCTGCCATTGAAATGAAAACTGAGTTCGATAACGCAGAACTTGTCAGTAAGATGCGTCAAAGCAAATATGTGTTTGAGAAGCGATTCGGAGATATTTCTTCTTTCAACTTCTCTCGTGAAGCATTTTATAAGAAGCACTGGGATGAGGTTTCTACCAAAGCAAGGGGATTGTTCATTAACACAAAGACGAATAAGATTGTAGCTCGAAGCTATGATAAGTTCTTTGCGGTCGATGAGCGGAATGAAACGAGAATTGGAAACCTACAGAACACTTTGAAGTTCCCGGTGACTGCATATCTGAAGGAAAACGGATTTCTTGGCATTGTCTCGTATGATGCAGAACAGGATGGTATGTTCATTGCAAGTAAATCCACTCCTGAAGGGCCTTTTGCAGATATGTTCCGAAAGATTCTCATGGATACGACCTCTGATGAAGACCGTAAGAATCTGAAGGAAGTTGCAAAAGAGAATGGTTCCATCATTTTTGAAGTGATTGATCCCGTAAATGATGCTCATATCATCGAATACAAGAAACCGCACATTGTTTTGCTGGATATTGTTGCGAATGATATGAACTTCAGTGTGATGGATTACGATGATCTGAAGTGTGTTGCTGAAAAGTGTCATTTGCAGATTAAGGAGAAGGTTAAAATCTTTGAGAGTTGGAGTGAATTCTATCCTTGGTATGAAGAAGTCATGAATGAGAATTATCTGTACCATGGCATCGAGCATATTGAAGGCTTTGTTTTGCGAGACAGCAACAATTTCATGTTTAAGATGAAGCTTCCTTATTATAAGCACTGGAAGTTCTTGCGTGGTGTTATGCAGAGCGTTCAGAAACGTGGCTATTATGAAAATACCGCAAAGTTGTTTACTGCTGAGGATAATCTGTTCTATGGTTGGATGCGTGAGCAACGAGAGAAAGACCAGGAGTCTTTCTGCAAAAAAGGTATTATTCAGTTACGGAATGAATTCCATGAGAATCGGCACGAATAACTAAGATATTTTCTTCCTCCGAAATGCCCTGCGCGGGGCTGACAGCCGGGAACGACCGGCAATATGGCCCTATGGCGGAACGAGGCATACGCAACAAGCTCAAACCTTGTAAAATTCTCAGTTCAAATCTGAGTAGGGCTACCAACCCATTTGCAGATGGGTAAGTGCTAGAATATTGGCAAATCGGAAAGACGGTTGACTGCTGGACAGACAGCTTTGATATGCTACCGTGGTGGAATGGCAGACACCGGAGACTTAAAATCTCCTGTCGGCAACGACGTGCCCGTTCAAGTCGGGTCGGTAGCACTAATATCCGGGTGTAGCTCAGTTGGAAGAGCGCGTGCTTTGGGAGCATGAGGCCGCAGGATCATGACCTGTCACTCGGACCAGCCCGAAAGGGCATGTAGAATTTTTCATTCACATTATTCCCAGCTCTCTGGAAACAGAGCAGTGTGGCATAGCAAGCTGGGTAGATTACGAGGATTAGCCAAGCGGATAAGGCAGTGGAATTTGACTCCACGACCGTAGGTTCGATTCCTGCACCCTCGATTTATATGCGGGTATGGTGTAACTGGCAGCCACGCGGATTTTAGGTGTCCGTGCCGAAAGGCGTGAGGGATCGTGCCCCTCTACCCGTACCACGGTCATAGAATGGTTGCGTACCGTTTGTTGATCTCCTTTGGCCACTATTATTCCCAGCTCGCTCGTAAGAGTGCAGTAGTGCTTTGTAAGCTGGGTGATTGTGCAGTTATTGTGTAGTTGGTAAGCACGCTTGCTGATGAAGTAAGAGGATGAGTTCAAAACTCATTGACTGCAAAATATGAAATCAGTTGTTCTAGCTCGTTCGTGGATTGGCCGTACATTGGCGACCGGAAAGACGTCATACCGGTAAAGGACGTCAAGCCAGACAAGAAGAGAAATAAGGTGTAAGCCGACTAGCTATCGGATAAATACTCTTCAGTTCGCCAGAAAACTAGAATGTAAAACGAATGGTTGGCTATTTCTGATTTCGTTTATATGCGACTGTAGTTCAATTGGCAGAGCGTCAGATTTCCAATCTGAATGTTGCGGGATCGTGCCCCGTCAGTCGCTCCACACGCAGCCCCTTACGCTGCACCGGTTGCTCAGAGCCGAAAGAAACCTATATGTTACGACATGGTTGCCAAGAGTGATCATATTGGAACGCGACGTACCTTGGATAGTGAGAATTAAATTCTGAGGTATACTGCTGGATAGCTTAATGGTAAAAGCGCTCGGAAACGCCGAGAGATAAGGTTCGATTCCTTCACTGGCATCACGCCGATGAAAGTCGGCGTTTGCATGGGATAGTAGCTCAGTTGGTCAGAGCTGGCGGCTCATAACCGCTTGGTCGCGAGTTCAAATCTTGCCTGTCCCACCAGCCAGATAGGGCATACATAAAATCTGCTAGAACGTTTGTTTTATAAGCGAATGAATAATATGACGTTAATACGTCTATTATTTTTCGCTCATTTTTAAAGTTTTAGCTATATAATACAGGATACTAAAAGGAGGAATGTGTAATCTTACGAGTTTTAATTGCCTGTGAAGAATCACAGGAAGTTTGTAAAGCATTTCGATTGCTTGGTCATGAAGCGTATTCTTGCGATATTCAACCTCCGTCCGGTGGTCACCCAGAGTGGCATATTTTGGGTAATGCACTGGCAGCTTTACAGGGTGGGCAGATAGTCACAATGGACGGCACACAACACTATGTTAAGCAGTGGGATCTATTGATTGCACATCCTCCGTGTACATATTTATCAAACGCTGGCGCACGATGGTTATGGGCTGGACACAAATTGAATCAAGAACGGTATCAACGAGGATTGGAAGCTAAGGAATTTTTTATGGCGTTTTATAACGCACCGATCAAACACATTTGTGTTGAAAATCCAATTCCGAGTGCTGTTTATGAAATGCCAAAACCATCGCAGATGATTCAGCCATATGAATTTTATGGTAAGGACCACCCATGGACAAAGAAGACCTGTTTATGGCTGAAAGGTCTTCCTAATCTGGTTCCGGTTGAAGCGGTTGAACCGAAGGGTCCGTATTGTCCTTGTGGAACTTCGGCCAATAAAGGCAATGTAAGAAATCGTGGCGCAGCCAAACGTGGTGAGGATGCGAAAAATAGAGCCAAGACTTTTCATGGCGTTGCTCGTGCCTTTGCAGAACAGTTCTCGGCTTACATCGAAAGTGAGGGCGAAAATGCCAGAAAATAAGGGTTATCTTACGGCAGACCGTTCATCTAATGGAGATGAGCGATACACGCCACGGTACGCAGTAACTCCGTTGCTTGAGTTCATTCCCCCATCGAGCCAAGTAGTGATTTGGTGTCCATTTGATAAGGATTGGTCTGAATTCGCAAAAGTATTTCGAGAAGCGGGATATCAAGTAGAGTGCAGCCACATTGATAATGGGCAAGATTTCTTTACATATGAACCTGAGTGCTGGGATATTATGATTTCAAATCCGCCGTTTAGTAAGAAAGATAGGGTGCTCCGCAGAGCGTATGAGCTTGGAAAACCATTTGCTTTATTACTTCCGGCAAACAGTATCCAAGGCAAGACGAGATTTGAAATCTTCAATAACGATGTTCAAATGCTCTGCTTTGACTCAAGAATCGGATTTATGGATGACAAGCATAAGGACAAGCCCGTCGAGGGAGTGTCATTTGGCAGTGCGTATTTCTGCCGAGACTTCTTACCAAGCAAGTTGGAGTTACGAAAACTTATAAAAGGCTAATTCAAATAAGAGGTGACATGATGAACAACAAAATCTCAATCAATGCAACCATCGACCCCGGCTCTTTGAGTATTCCGGCAAGTCCTATCTTTCAAAAGGAAAAGAATACATATCTTTGTCCGTTTTGTGTGACGAAGCTGGAAAAGTTCGAGTGTGAGTGTTCTGATTGTCATCGTAAGATGGATTGGAGCAGGTTTACTGAAAAGAAGGAGGAGATGTTTAGTTGAATATAGATTTCTTCCAACGGCGCAAGACACAGCTTGAAGATACGCTTCTTTTGAAAAATCAGGCAGTCGATATGCTTGATTATCTAAAGACGCATTGCATCAATAGCGACCAGTATTGTGCCATTCGAGATTACATTGAAGAAGCTGCGAAGATTCTGGAGAGTGACCTCGAATACGCAAACAACAAGTTGCAGTCCGCATTCAGACCTAAGTATAGTCGGAATAATAGATTGACTCGTGCTCAATCTAAGATGTTCCGTGATAGGGAATATTAAAATGGGGTGATGCCGTATGAACACATGTAAGAAAATATGCAACTGGTGTGGTCATGAAATCAAGCCGATAGGCAGCGAGCAGGGGATCAGTTTTGAACATCAATACTCTTACGGTAGCCAACTTGATGGTTCGTTTTTGAGTTTTGATTTGTGTCCTGAGTGCTCAGAACGGCTCCCAGTAGTGCTCGGCGCGATGTTTTTACATAATCCCTTAAAGGACGATTTCTAACGGCAAAAGCCGTATGAAAATATAAGCCATCAATAAGCCAGACGGAGGACAATATATAAAATGAATAGTGCATGAATTGATTTAAGACAGATGAAAGAAACATAAGTGATTGTCAATGAAACAAAATTACATAAAGGAGACTTGATATGGCAGATAGAATTTTTAATCTTCCTCAGACCCGTGGTTCCTTTGAGATGGCTGGCAAGGTCACCGGCACCCAGCGTAGCAATTTCTATAATGAGAAGGAGACTAAGAGCGGTGCTATGCGCCGTGTCCTGAGCTTTGGCATTCAGACCTCTAACGAAAACACTTTTTATATTGATCTGGCTGGTATGCCACGCGACAAGGTTTACTTTTTCCGCCGTGCCGATAAGGACAAGGGCATTGAGAAGGACAAGAAGGAAGTCGCTTGGAAGGATCGCATGACCTATGTTGCACCGGAAGGTTATGACATGATTGGCGTTAAGGTTGGTGTTACCAAGAAGACGAATGAGTCCGGTAAGGTTATCAATGATAACAAGACTCTAACCGATTTCGATGCAGCTAAGGAGATTTCTGAGAACCTGCATGATGGCGATAACGTGTATGTTCGTGGTAACATCGAGTACAGCACTTACAATGGTAAGCACCAGATTCGTTTTGTTCCTACTCAGGTGTCTCTGAGTTCCAAGGAAATTGACTTCGACGCAGAGGGTTTCGAGGAACTGGCTTTGTTCACTCAGACCATTGTGTACACTGGTTGCCGCAAGAGTGATGATGGTGATGAAGTAGTTGTCGATGCAAAGATTGTGAACTACAACACCATCGAAGATGCCGAATTCTTCATTGACTACAAAGTAAACACTCAGAATAAGGTTCTGGCAGACTCTATTCGTAAGCGTCTGAAGCCTTATACCAGTTTTGAGTGCTTTGGCCCTATCGTTAATCAGCAGAAGGTTGAGGAAGTTGAGACCGAGAATATCTGGGGTGGCCCCAATAAGATGAAGCGCCAGAGCACTCCGGCAGTTCGTAAGCTGTATATCGATGGTGTTAATCCTGATTCCTTTGATCCGAACCCCGGCGAGAAGGATGCGGAGCCTACTTACACAGAGGACAATATCTCTGAGGCACGTGCAAAGATTGCCGCTAATGCTCAGGCCAAGAAGGACTTTGACGGTAAGGCTGCTGAGAATGATACCTCTTGGTGGGGTGGTTCTAATAAGTCCACTGCAACTCCTGCGAATGAGGAAGAGGACGACTGGGGCTAATTTATTTTAGCCGTCAGCTATATTGAACAGGATACTCATAAAAGAAAAGATTTAGAGAGGAATTTACATATATGGCTATTGTTTGTGATGCATCTGCTATTCGTAAGAAGCTTCGTATGCTTGTGTATGGCGAGCAGGGAACTGGTAAGTCTCGATTTGCTATGCAGTTCTGCTACATGAAGACTCCTGAAGGTCGTCCGTTCCGTGTTCTGTATCTGGATACTGAGTCTGGTTCTATCGACGATTATCGTGAGGAACTGATGGATAATGGGCTCGACCCGATGAATCTCCGTATTGTTTACACTCAGTCTCTCGCAGAGGTACAGGATTTCATCCATACCGTTGCTGACAATGAGGACTTCGAGGATGAGGATGGTAATGTTTGGCTGGATGCTGACGGTAAGCCTTTCCGTGCTGACGCTATTGTTGTTGATTCCGCAACCATCCTTAATCTGACTACGAAACAGGGCTTGACTAATTTCTCGCAGAAGCGTGCAAAAGTTAAGGCTGCAGCACAGGGTCTGACCGGTGATGAGAAGTCGGTGAAGATCGAGGGTGCTGGTATGGAGTTGAAGGATTATCAGCAGCTGAACTTTAAGGGTCAGTCCCTGATCCTGGATTTGAATGCAACTGGCGTGAGCTACATCGTCATTTGCCGTGAGAAGGATGAGACTGAAACCAAGCTGGTGAATGGTTCTTCTGTGAGCGTTTCTACTGGCCGCAAGATTCCTGATGGCTTCAAGGGTCAGGAGTACAATGTCGGTACTGAGTTCCGTATGTATCATCCCAGCGATGATAAGTCTATCAACTTTGCTTACTTTGATAAGGATCGTACCGGTGTTCATAATGGCGGTGAGGTTGTAGAAGATCTGACTCTGCTTGAGTATCAGGAATATCTCGACCGTTCCGCAAAGAATCGTGAGGTCATTATCAAGAATGGTCTGAACGATGCAGTTAAGACCGAGATGAAGCTTCGTGCTCGTGAACTTGGTCTTGATGACAATGATATTAGTGATGATGCTCCTGCAGAGAACACCTCCGAATCCAAGGAGCCTTCTCTGGATGACATTAAGGCAAAGCTGAATGATCTGATTGCTTCCGCTTCTCCTGTGAAGAAGAGTGCAGCGCAGAAGGCAGTTAAGGCGGCTGGCCTGTCTACCGCATTCCGTTCCATGACTGACATCGAGGAACTGAAGAAGGTTGCCGCAATCATGGAGAAGGAACTGGCTTAATGGAACTAACCCGTAAATGCAAGATTTGCGGGAAGAATATTTTCATCGAGCGAGACCGTAGCACGTTTTTCTACGACAAGACCGGCTTTTGCCATAAGGATTGTTTTGTAGAAAAAAAGAAAAATCAAAAACGCCCTTGGACAGATGACCTGCTAAGGGCATTTTTTGACAAAGTGAAGCCCGCTACGGATAAAAAGGTCGATGATCTTCTTTCCAAAAAGAGAGAACAAGACCACAATCGTGAGCTTGCACAGATCAAACAGGAAGAAAAAAAGATTCTTTTCGACCATATTCGAGATACATACGCCCCGGCGGTTGTTCCGGGTAGCTTCTACTCGAAACTTACGCAGTTGATTTCCGGTAATTATTACAAATATAGAGGTTCGATTCCTCCGCTAGAACTTTACGATATGTGGGTTCTAGCGAAACCCCGACTAGATAAAATAATTGCCGAGAAAGAAGCAAAAGGTTTTGATATGAGTCAGCGATGGAATTATGACTTGGCTGTTTTGCTGGCACAATATCCGAGTTATCTCGAACAAAAAGAAAGACAAGCTTCGATTCGTAGTGAATGCGAAGGTAAAACAAAGGAAAACCTGACGGAAACGGTACTGAAACGGATGAAAACAGTACCAAAACAGAACAAAAACGAGAATGAAATTGATATAAATGCAATTCTCGATGAGATATAAAAGTACGAGGGAGGTGGATGAGTGGAACTCATTTCAAATATCCCGAACGAAATTCTATTTGTCGGCGCAATTTACAAGCATCCTGACTATTTGGTCGAGTATGGGCATTATGTCAAGAGCAAGTACGATTTTGCCGATGAAGCAACGAAATTTTTCTACGATGCAGCGCTAATTATTTATGAAACTCGGACTCAAGAATTCAATAAAACGTCTGTTTTAACGTTTATGGCTGAAGACGAGTCCAGATTATCCCAATACAAGCGGCTGAAGGGCTGGTCAACCATCGAATACTACATGAGTCTTGCGAATGACGATGATATCAAGGGATATTTCAATATCCTGAAGAAATATTCGCTACTTCGTGAGTATCAGAGAAACGGATTTAACATTGAAGGAATCTTGAAGCATCGACAGTTTGAAATATTTGGTGCTCAGGACATTTACAAATTGATTCGCGGCAAGGCCGACAAGATCAATACGGTTATCATTACAAACGATGATGCTGAGATCTTAAATAATGGTCTGCTGCCAATGGTCAATGAACGTCTGAGCGTTCCTGATATGGGCTTGCCGTTCCAGTATCCTATCATGAATGATTTGTTCCGAGGATTGAAGTTGGGTACTGTGATGTTTAATGGTATGCCATCTAACGCTGGAAAGACTAGATATATGATGGCGATTGTTGCCTACGTCACATTGGTTCAAAAGCAAAAAGCTCTTCTGCTTCTGAACGAGATGGATCTTGAGTCCGTCCGGTATTGCTTACTGGTCACCGCCATCAATAATCCTGAGTTTCAAGAGCTGCATGGTCATCGTTTCCATAAGGATGAGCGAGAGATCACTCTTGGAATGTACCGGGATGCAAATGGAAACTTCATATTCCGAAAGCAAAACGAAGACGGAGAATACATAGAAAGCATTGATGAGTTTACCGCCCGTGTCTACGAGGAAAGCGAAGAGTACCGCAATGTGCTTGATGTTTGCCAGTGGATTGAGAGCGAATCACAAGGATTGATTGTCGCAAAAGATGTTTCTGCTGATTATAGTGATAAGTCTCTGCGATTTGAAATCCAGAAGGCAGCTCTCACTCAGGGAGTTAAGTATGTGTTCTATGATACTTTAAAGAACGATATTGCATCTATTGGCGAATGGGCAGCGTTCAAGGTCACGGCCACCGAGCTTGAAGAGATTGCGAAAAATCTAAAGATCTTTATCTACGGTAGTATCCAGTTGGCTGAAAATGCCCATGAGTATCTTCCTGATGAGCTGAATTCAAACAACATTGCTGAGTCAAAAATGATTAAGCATGTTGCTTGGACGATGGTGTTATTCAAGGAGATTCCAAAAGATAAGTTCGCGAAGTATCAGTATATCTCTCATGACCCTGAGTGGGGCGGTGACTGTGCCCATCGGTTGAATCCAGATAAACGGTATTACGTCGGAAACATCGATAAGAATCGTTTTGGCGAAAAGAAGAAAATAATGTTTGAAGTGAATTTGAACCAGAATGTCTGGAAAGAGGTCGGTATCTGCACCAGAAAGTAAGGAGGTGTCTTGATGGATTGCCACTACATAAAAGTTACAGAAGGCACTTTTAAACAAGATAAAGAAACTATTCTCAGAAATTTAAAACGACAAGCAACAGATGAGAAGTGTAACAATACTGTTGTGACTGACATTTGCTGCGATGATGGTTCGTGTTGGGAAGGTAAGGTTGCATGGCTGACTGGTGAGTATGTTTCGCTCAAGAGTTTTTATCCTGATGACCCAGAGGGGCATGTGATTATCCCACTGAATAGAATTCAGTATGTCTGTTTAATGAGATCCATTGAGACGTGTATTGACGAGTGGGAATCTAAAGTATGGTAAATATCGCAGATCTGAAAAATTACATTCTTGAAGAACAGCAGATTGAACCGATTCTGGAGGAGCTTGGTTGTCATCATATCAGTCACAAGACTGGTTATTACCAGTGTGCAAATCCAGATGGTGACAATAGAACGGCACTCTGTATCTACGAGAATGAAAATCTTACTGCGGTAGATTACACACGAGACATTGCCAATGGAAAGACCAGTTATGATTTGATTTCTGTCGTCCAGTTTTTTCTGGAACTGTCTTTCCCAAAAGCTATTAAGCAAATCTGTGAATGGGTTGGCCTTGACTACTATCACAATTTCGAGGAAGACCTTCCTAAAAGTATGTTGATTCTAAAAGAGCTCATCGCAATGCAAAACGAAGGTGAAGAACACGAGGATGACCGTCCGATAGTCCCCATCTCTGAAGCTATCCTCGGTTATTATAAACCTCATGTGAACCAGATTTTTGCTGACGATGGGATATCTTATGAGACACAGCAGGAGTTTGAGATTGGCTTTGATGAACTGACAAATAGAATCACGATTCCAATCAGAGATGAAATTGGTACTCTGGTTGGTGTAAAGGGAAGATACTTTGGCAAGCCGCCTGAAGGCGAGATAAAGTACAAGTATATTGAACCGTGTGCCAGAAACCGCATTCTATATGGTCTGTTTAAGACAGAGCCGTACATTAAGAATGAAGGTCTGGTATATGTTGGTGAAGCTGAAAAGTCTGTCATGCAGATGTGGAACATGGATGTCTGCAACTGTGTGGCGACTGGAGGTAAGAAGGTTTCACAGAATCAAATTGAAATTTTGACACGTCTTTGCGTTAATATTTGTTTCGTCTTTGATAAAGACGTTCAGCTTAGTGAGCTTATGGTTCTCGCCAATCGATTTGTCGATGGCGTAAGTGTGTATGCTGTAGTAGATGATAAAGGGATTCTGGATGAAAAGGAAGCCCCGACTGATAATCCTGAAAAATTTAAGGCATTGATTGAGAACTGTGTTAGGAGAATCAAATGAATGTAAAACTCTGGAAGGGGAGTAGGAACGACCTATCAGACCCGATTGGAACGATTATGGAGAACAGAGGGGTTGAGGATTATAAGACATACATGAATCTGGATGATTCTTGCTTAAATTCTCCGTGGATGCTGGACAATATCGAGTATGCCGTCATGATGTTGAATAAACACCTTTGGAAAAAGTCTACAATCTCTATCCTTGTAGACTGTGATGTGGATGGTTTCACAAGTGCTTCAATGATGTTTCAGTATTTGAAGGCGATTGGTTATTTTGGAAAAATCAATGTTCTGCATCATAGTGGTAAAGAACATGGACTCTCTAAAGAAATCGAAGTTCCACCTGAAACCACTCTGCTGATTATTCCTGATGCTGGTAGTAACGATGTTGAGCAATGTAAGGAACTTCGTGATAAGGGTATCGATATTCTGATTCTTGACCATCACATCTGCGACAGAGAGAATCCTTACGCAGTAATCGTCAACAATCAGAATGGTACATATCCTAACAAGGAACTTTCTGGCGCTGGCGTGGTGTATAAATTCCTTCAGGCTGTTGATGAGGATAATTGGACTAATGTTGCAGACCGATATCTTGATTTGGTGGCTGTGGGAAACATCGGTGATGTCATGGATATGCACTCGCATGAGACAAAGCGCCTTTGCACGAAAGGTCTGGCACGAATTGTAAATCCGATGATTTGTGCGTTGATTGAGGCAAACAGTTTCAATATCAAGGGTGACCCGACCATCAATGATGTTCAGTTCTACATCGTTCCGATGATGAACGCACTGATTCGTGTTGGTTCATCTGAGCAAAAGAAGCGGATGTTCCGTGCAATGGTCGGTGAGGAACAAACGTTCCAGTACACTCCGACTCGTGGCAAGAATGCTGGCGTTACGATTGATGAGACTCTGGCGCAGCATGTGGCTCGCGAGTGCTCCTCTTGTAAGTATCAGCAGAATAAAATCAAAGACAAGGCTGTTGGAGAGCTCCAGAACTGGATTTCTAAATATGGAGCTGATAGAAGTAAGATTCTATTCTGTAATTCCACTGGCATTCTGGACAGTAATCTAACTGGTGTTGTGGCAATTAAGTTGGCTGAAATGTATGCGAAACCGTGCGTGCTACTCCGAGAGATGGCTTGTTCTGAAGAAGAACCGGACGAGAATCACGAGTATTTTGGTGGTTCGATGAGAAATCCTGATGGCTCTCCGATTGAAAGCCTAAAGGAATTCTTGATGAGCACAGGAGATTTTGAATCGGTTCTTGGTCACGACAATGCTGCTGGTGTGAAAATCAAGAAAGAAAACGTGCCAAAGGCTATTGCAGACTGTGATGAGCTGCTTAAAGATGTCACGATGAGCAAGGCAATCGTGGTTGACTTTGATTTTGATTACAATAAATTGAACGTTGCATTGCCGAAAACGATGTACGAGATGCACAAGGTCTGGGCGCAGGGTATTTCTGAGCCGTATTTCTACATTAGAAACATTCCGCTTGTTCATAGTGGATGTGCTCCGATGGGCAAGAACGGCAATATGTGGAAGTATTCTGATGAAGAAAAAGGCATTGATTTTGTGTGCTTTGCGGATAATGACCGGATGCTTGGTTGGATCAATAATGATTTCTATGGTGGTCAGGAAGAGAAATACGTCAATGCGGTATGCCGGTTGTCTTTGAATCAGTATGGAAATAAGGTGACTCCGCAAGCACAGATTATTGATTTTGAGGTGATTTGATATGGGAAATTGGAAACGTGCTATCGCCATCGACTTTGATGGAACTCTCTGTGAGAATAATTATCCTGATATTGGTGAGCCAAACTGGAATGTCATTTATCAAGCAATTCAGGAACAGAAGCACGGTGCTGGTCTGATTCTCTGGACTTGCCGTGAAGGAAAGCTTTTGTATGATGCAATGGAGGCTTGCTTTGATTGGGGTATTCAGTTTGATGCAATCAATGAGAGTCTTCCTGAGTGGAAAGAGCATTTTGGTACTGCTCCTAGAAAGGTTGGAGCTAATGAATATTGGGATGATAAGGCCAGAACTGTAAAGAATGGAGAGTTGGTTGACAATGACTAATGCGAATAATCACGATTTATCATTAAATCTATTGGATGGTGCATATCAATCACTCGCGAATGCTCTTAAAAACTTGGAATTGCTTCGAGAAGGAACTGTGTTTAATCAGGTTTTGAATGATGGTGCTCATATTATTGAACCGGATGAATTGACTCATATTCTTGATAAATTTGCAGAGCAGCATCCAGATTGGGAGATTTGTATCGAAACTGACCACGGATCGGTTAGTGAGAAATTTAAGATGGATCATGTTTTCTATGAAGGTATGGGAGATATGATTGTTCTTGATTTTGAATGAAAAATGGAAAAACGACGATATAGATATTACAAAATTGATTACCGTACATATAATTATACGCTCAAGAAATATCAAAACTTACACAGAGAAATCTACGCTGAAAATGCAAGAGATGCAGTTAAAATGCTAAAAAGCAAAGAGTGTAATCGTGAGTTTGAGATTGTTAAAGTCTGGTTTGTTGATATTTTTGGTGATAGAAACGATAGATTTTATCCACGAACTTATGTGATTGACAAAGAAGATTATGAGTGAGGTGAGGACGCAATGGCGGTATACATCACGGGTGATATTCATGGTGATTTTAATCGGTTTTTAGAATTAGAGAAATTCTGTCGTGAACACAATCTTGGGGAGAACGACTGGATCATATGTCTTGGCGATGTCGGGTTAAACTACTACGGCAAGGATGACCCTCGTGAATGGAGTATCAAGACTATCGCCGCAGATATTCCTGCGAATCTGTTTTGTATTCATGGCAACCACGAGCGCCGCCTGTCTCGTAAGGATGGTTATAGGACAAAGGAAATCAGTGAAGATATTTGTGGTAAGGTGTGGTATGACTCACATTATCCCAATCAGTATTTCGCTATTGATGGTGAGGTTTATCAGATTCTTTCCGGTACAGAAATGTTAGATTGTCTTGTTTGCGGCGGAGCCTATTCTGTGGATAAGTATTATCGGTTGGAGTGGGGATATAATTGGTGGCCGGATGAGCAGCCGAGTGAGAAGACTAAGAAAAAGATATGGAATATTACACATGACCCTCAAATCGATGATATTGATGTTATGCTCACGCATACCTGTCCATTCCGGTTCATTCCAACTGAATTGTTCATCGGTGGTATTGATCAAAACACAATAGACCAGTCAACTGAAATATTCTTTGATAATATATACGAATGCTATCCTAACGATCGTAAACCATTCTGGTACTTCGGCCATTTTCATGGCAACAAGTATACCGATGACTATGTGATGCTTTTCGACGATATTATTAAGTTTGGAGATAAGGTGAAGAGTGATGAGTGAGTATCATGTGAGCTGTGGTATGTTTGGTATTTACGCAGGAACTGTTAAAAAGAATGGAACCGAGTGGAAAGATAAAACTCGTGTCACAGATGAAGCTATCGAGGCAGTTCGTGATTGGCTTCTTTCTGAAGCTCAGTTCAACAATAGAACTTTTGGTGGATACACATGGACAACAAAGGACGGTAAGACTGTAACTTTGAGAGTGTCCATCGAAGATAAGGAGCAGACAGAATAGATGTCAGATAATTTTGTAAATCTTCATGTACATACAGCGCAGGGTTCGTTACTTGACTCGATTCTTACCGTCAAGGAACTTGTAAACTTTGCTAAAGAGAATGGTCAGAAGGCTATTGCTGTTACAGACCATGGCAAGATGCACTCTTTCGTTGACCAAGTTAAGGTTTGTAAAGCAGAAGGTATTAAGCCTATCATTGGCTGTGAAGTCTATGAAGTAGATAATCAGGCAGAGAAAGCCGACACAAAAGACTATAAACAACCTCGTTACCATCTTGTTTTACTAGCGAAGAACGAGACCGGTTTAAAAAATCTATTTAAGATTGTTTCAAATGCTTGTGTTGATGGCATGTATAAAAAGCCTCGAACTTCTTTGAACATCATTGAACAGAACGAGTGGGGTAAAGGTATCATCTGTCTTACAGCCTGCCAAGTTGGTCGAATGAGTAGATTACTTGTTGATGGCAACGAGACTGAAGCATGGCGGTTATGGAACAAACTGAAATGGATCTTTGATGACGTGTTTATGGAAGTTCAGTCTCATGATACGCCAGATCAGGCTGAAGCTAATGCAAAAATTGCAGCTTTTATCAAAAAGTACAATCTTCCGTATGCCATTACAACCGATGCTCATATGCTTTCCAAGGAAGATGTTGATGCACATTCAGTTTTTGTAGAAATTGGAGAAGGACGAGAAGTTGGAGAAAGTTATGTTGACTGCTATCTTCAGACCGAAGACGATGTGCTGAGAACACTTTCAAAGCAGTTTGATGAAGACTTCATCCGAGAAGGCTGCTCAATGTCTGTGAAGATTGCAGATATGGTTGACGATATTGATATTGGTCTTGGTCAGCCAAACCAGATGCCCGAAGTGAAAATTGAAGGTGAATTTGATTCGCATCTGGATTACCTGCGTTACCTCGTTTATTCTACTTTTGATGAAAAATTCGGATGGATGAGTAAAGAAGAACAGCAAACCCGGCGGGACAGAATTGAGATGGAGCTTGACGTTCTTGAATACGTTGACTACATCGATTACTTCATTATGCTATATATGCTTTGCAAGGTGGCTGATGAACGAGGTATCCCTCGCGGCTATTCTCGTGGTTCTGGCGCAAACTGTCTATGCTTATTCATGTTAAACGTTACGCAGATTGATTCCGTCCGTTGGGATCTTGACTTTTCTCGTTTTGCAAATAAGGGACGTAAATCTTTGGCCGACTTTGACTTTGACATTAGCCGTCGTCGCCGCAAAGAACTTGTTTCTATTGCAGAAGAGCTTTTTGGAAAAGAAAGTGTTGCTCCTATTGCAACTTTTAATTCTCTGTCTACTAAAGTTGCTATCAAAGACATCGGCAAGGTGTTGAACGAAGATCCAGAAAGCCCATATTATATGCAGATTCCGTATGAATTGCGAAATGAAGTTGCTAAGTTGATTCCGACCGTGAAAACATTGGATGATCTCGGAGAAGAAGTTGAGAAGGAAGTTCTATTGAAGGACATTCTTGGAAAGAGCGAGCAGCTTTCTAATGTGTATGATAAGTTCCCTCTGTGGTTTAAGTACGTTATGCGGCTTGAAGGTTTACCGAAGAGTATGGGTCGCCATGCTGCAGGAACTTTGATTACACCTAAGCCCGTTATTGAATATTGTCCTCTCTGTATGGATAGAGAAGGTAATCAGATGTGTCAGCTTGAAATGCACAATGCTATGGATGACTTGTCTCTAGTTAAGATGGATTTTCTTGGTCTTGAAAATTTGGACACGATTGATGACACATTAAAGATGGCCCATCTTACTTGGAAAGATGTCGATATCAACCATCTTGATTTGAATGACAAGGCAGTCTATGACACTGTTTATAAATCTGGACACACAATTGGTATTTTTCAGATGGAGTCTGCTGAAGCTCGAAAGATGTGTGTTGAAGCAAAATGTGACAACGCCGAGGATATCATTGTTGTGAATGCAGCAAACCGCCCTGGTACTAAGGACAGTTTCCCAACGTATTGCTCAAATAAGCTTCATCCAGAGACTATCAAACTACTCCATCCTGATATAAAACAGCTTTTTGCCAAGACTCAGTACATTCTTCTCTATCAGGAGCAGGCTCTGGCAGTATTCCGTTATGCAGGATTCCCTGAAACTGAAGTTGACAATGCTCGTCGTGCCATTGGTAAGAAAAAGAAAGATGTTATGGCATCCTTGGAGGTCCAGTTTAGAGATGGTCTTCACGAGAAAGGATGGAACGATTATCAGATTTCTGAGATGTGGGCATTGATCTTGAAACAGGCTTCTTATTCCTTCAACCGGGGCCACGCAGTTGCTTATGGGCTTCTTTCTTACCTGACGGCATACCTGAAGACCCATTATACTGAGTATTTCATGGCTGCGTGTATGATTACTAAAGAAGATGATTCTGGCAAAATGGGTGTGTTCATCAATGAATGTGATCGTCTACATATTCGGGTCCTTCCTCCAAGTGTTAACAAGTCTGATATGGAATTTAAGGCCGATGCGGAGAAGCACGCAATCCTGTTTGGTTTGAAAGCCATCAAGGGAATGGGTGAGAGTGTCGCATCAGGGGTGATTGTAGACCGTCCATATTCTGGATTGGCAGACTTTGTTCAGAGGGCAAACGGTGGCAAGATTGGAACTTCAAACGTTGTCAAGTTGATTAAGGCTGGAGCTATCCCGACAAAAGACAAGAGAAAAATCTTAATCACTTTTGCAAATATGGTTTTTGAGAACGAGTATAAAGAGAAGGGTTTTCATGAGATGACATCCCTTCCCAAAATCTCTGTTCTTAAAGACAAATATGGTATTGACACAAATTATATTAAAGATAAGCCTACTAGACTTGCTTTATATAATAAGGCAAGAAGGGTGCGCTGGGAGGCAGATGCAGAGAACCGCAAGAAGGAAAAAGACAAGAAACGAAAAGATTTCATGCAAGCGTTTGTCGAGAAGTATATGCAAGACGAGCACATGTGGGAATTTGAAACCCTTTCAATGTTCTTGACTAGCAATCCCATTAAGGATGCTTGCATCTATATTGATGCTGGTCTTGATACTGTAGAGGATGGCGGTAAGGCAACTGCTATTTGTGTCATCGTAGATATCCAAAAAAAGAAGGATAAACGTGGCAACCAGTTTGCGTACTTACATGTTTACACGACAGGTGGTATTGTCGAAATGATTTGTTGGGCATCTCAGTATGCACGATATTCAAGTCTGATTTCAAAGGGTAGCGATCTTGCAATCCTTTGCAAGAGAAAAGAAAATTCGTACATTGTTGAGAAGATGAAGCCTTATAAGCAGTGGCTGCATGATAGAGAGATAAAGTAATGAATGGTGTTTTATATACTATTGACGGAGAGGTTCTTTGTGAATTTCCTGAGTTTAAAATTGGGAATCATCAATACAAAGATAAAACTGTAATTAAGATACATTGTACGAATTGTTGCGTCGTTAGAAAAGTTCAGAAGTGGAAGTTTGACCGCGCAGAACAATGCGAGCTTACCACAAAATGGTTTTATTGCAGAGTGTGCGGAGGACTAACAGAATTTAGATTAGGTGCATAATAAGAGGGTTATAAAGTGGCAGATAAGAAATTTAATGAAAATATGATCCGTTGTTACATCAGGATAAAACGAGTCTTTTATCCGAAAGATGGGAAGGAGGTTGAGCCCGGCGGCTTCGCCACTTTCTCTGCCGAGGTGGTAAAAATTAAGCAGGGGAACCCTATTATGAGTCGATATGGTGACCTCCGACTGAAAGGCAACGTTCCTAGCCTTGATATGGATAAGACTTATTCGTTCTGTGGTGAGTATGTTCACCATGAAAAGTTTGGGGACCAGTATAAAATCGTCTATATGAACGAGTTCCAAGAGATTACTGACTCAGAAGAACAGAAAAGCTTTCTCAATTTTATCTTGACAGAACATCAGTTTGAGATGCTTTACGAAGCATTTGATAATCCGTATGAAATCATCAAGAACGGTGATATCAAGTCTCTTTGCACTGTTAGTGGCATCACAGAAGGTCGAGCACAGAAAATTATCGATGCCTTTGAAAATAACATTGATAATAGCGAAGCATACACGAAGCTGATTGAGTATGGTTTGACTCCAAGTGCAATCGGAAAACTTGTTCATCAATATCACGGTGCAGACACTCTGGTTAGGAAGATTGAAGAGAACCCTTATGTTCTGATTGACGATGTATATGGGATTGGATGGAAGAAAGCTGACGCTCTTGCTTTGAATATGGGATTGAAGCCAAACTCTCAGTTCCGAATTGAAGCTTACGTCATGCATTTTCTTGCCGACCGTGCCGAAGAAGGCAACTCTATCATCCCGGCAAACCAGACAATCAATAGTTGCATTAAGGAACTTGGCTTGGATGAGGGTGACCAAGAAGTTATCAAGAGAGCACTTTTCCATCTACACGATGTTCGTGAAACGCTTTGGTGGAGTGATGATCGTCAGGAATTTGCTTTGACCAGAGTCTGGAATCTGGAAAATGAGATTGCAAAGGAAATCAAGCGTCTGGCGGATGCAGCTGTCGAGCCGATTGGTCGAAACATGGATGCTGCAATCGATGAGGCAGAGCGTGCTCTTGGTATTGAGTACACCGAGGAGCAGAGAGATGCTATTAAAAAGGTATGCTCCAACAATATTTCCATTGTTACAGGTCTAGGTGGATGTGGCAAAAGTACCGTTGTCGCTGGTGTTCTAAAAGTTCTTCGTGACAAGTCTTTCGCCCAGACTGCACTCTCTGGCCGTGCGGCTGCTCGTATGCAGGAGATTACTGGCCAAGACGGTAAGACCATTCATCGCCTGCTTGGTTACGACATTGAAAATGGTGGCTTCGTTCATGATAAAAACAATCCTTTGGAGGAAGATATTATCATTTTGGATGAGACATCTATGGTTGGTGCCAAACTGTTCTACGACTTGATTCAAGCGATTGAAACTGGCAAGCGATTTATTATGATTGGTGATGACGGCCAGCTTGAGAGCATTGGCATGTGCAATATTTTCAAGGATATGCTTGCCTCCAAGGTTGTTCCGGTTGCTCGCTTGACGAAGATTCACCGTCAGGCTGCTAAGTCAGCGATTATCACAGAGAGCATCAAGGTTCGTAATGCCACGCAGTTGGTTCCTTACGGTTGGGCTGGTAATGAGATTCGTGGTGAGCTGCGTGATTTGGAGCTAGATATCTACAAGGATGCAGGCGAGTCGTTTAACCACATCATCAATCAATACCGTACCTTATATAATAAGGTAGGGAATGACAGCGCAAAGATTCAGATTGTACTTCCGCAGAAGCTCCGTGGCAGCATCTGCACCTACGAGGTAAATAATGCTATTCAGGAAATTGTGAATCCGAGTCGTGGTCAGACCGAAGCGAAGATCTCCATCTATGGTGATGGGAAGGACAGAGTGTACACTCTGCGCGAAGGAGATCAGGTTATTATCAACAAGAACAACTATGAGCTTCATACATACAATCTCAAGACAAAGAAAAAGGAAGAGAAATGTCCGGTGTTTAACGGCAACCGTGGCATCATTCGAAAGATTGAAGGCAGTTTTATTCTGGTTGACTTTGACCAGTGGGGCACAATCTTCATCCCTCATTATTTTGGTGGGAACAACATCTGGGCAACGCTTGAACTCGCTTATGCTTTGAGTTGTCATAAACTGCAGGGCAGCGAAGCTCCGTATGTGATTGTCGGTATGGACAACTCTGCATACTTGATGTTGACGAGGGAATGGCTTTATACGGCCATCACTCGTGCTAAGAAGTATTGTGTGATTTGTGCTGAAACTCATGCTCTTGATCGGGCGGTAAAGACTTCGAGAGTTCCATACAAGCGGACGTTCTTGAAGGAATTTTTACGGAAAGAATTTTCAGAAAAGCATTGACAATTATATGAGTATCCTGTATAATATAGCTATAAAAAGTCTCCACCTCGGAGGCTTAAAATTCTCTCTTTAGCTATATAATACAGGATACGAGGAAGAAATGGCTTGCTCGTAATGGCAAGCCTTTCTTTATTCATTATAACTATATAACACAGGATACGCAAGGAGGCTTTATGACAGATAAGGAACTCATAGGTAAACTCGATGCGATGGTAAAGGCATTGCAGAGCACGAAGAAGAAGACAGACAAGACCCGCATTTTGCTGGATGCACGAAAGGATTTTGGTGCTGAAGCTGACGAGCTGATGGCGTTCTTCCGATTCTTGCTTGATCCGACAATCGTAACTGGCCTGTCGGATGCGAAAATCAATAAGCAGGTGAATACCAAACCTGAGATTGATATCCAGTATCTCAGCTGTGGATACCTTTATATTATGGGTGCTGGTCACAATACCGGCTCTGATGCATCCATCGCAACAATCCAGAATTATTTACATAAAAATCCTGAATGTGAAGAGTTTCTGAAGCGACTGTTTACTAAGAACCTGCCGATCGGAATTGAGGCAGCTACCATCAATAAGGTGTACGGCGAAGAAATTATTCCTGTCTGGGAGGTTCAGCAGGGATACCCGATTGACAAGGTAAAGCTGAAGGATGGTATTTGGTTCAGTTTAAGCCAGAAGATGAATGGAAATAGGGGCACCATGTATAAAGGCGAGCTCATCTCTCGGCAGGCTCAGAAGTTTAAAGGACTCGACCATATAAAGAATGACCTGCTTTCTCTATACGATGGAGACGCCTCAAGGCGAGATGCGTGGGTATTTGATGGCGAACTCATCTACAAGAATCCTGAAGGAATGTCGGACGGAGAAGCTTTCCGTTATGGCACTGGCCTATTGAACTCGGACAATAAAGATAAAACCGGAATTAAGTTTGTGATTTTCGATGTCGTTCCTGCTGTCGAGTTTGACCGTAGCAAATGCGTCGTTCCGTATCAGACCCGCCGAGAATGGTTGAATTGTCTTCGTGCAGAGATTACTCACAAGAACCTTGGAAACATTGAAATCGTTCCGATGGTATACGAAGGAACCGACCAGAGCGTGATTCCAAAGTGGCTCGATTATGCTGTGGCACATGGTTGGGAGGGTTTGATGTTGAACACCAGCGTCCCATACCAGCGTAAGCGGCATAATGGATGCTTGAAAATCAAGCGTTTCTATACGGTTGATCTCCGCATTACTGCAATCGAGGAAGGACAGAATCGGCTGGCTGGTACGATGGGCGCTCTGGTCGTTGATTATAAAGGTAACGAACTTCGAGTGGGTTCTGGCTTTGATGATTCCACGAGAGCTGCTGTGTGGGCAAATCCTGATGATTACATCGGCAAGATTGTGGAATGTAAGTACAAAGAGGTCACAATGGACAAAAAGACCGGTCTTGAGTCCTTGCAGTTTCCGACCTTTGTGAGATTCAGAAACGATAAGAACGAGGTGTCTTATGGCTGATGTTAGGTTGATTGACGCAAATGCTTTGCTTGACAAAAATAATTGGACAATCAAGCAATACAGTGAAGAAGAAGCCAATGCTTGGAGAGACGGCATTGCCCTTATGAAGAAGAACATTGAAAACGCTCCAACCATCGACCCGAAAACGCTTCGGCCGGTGGCACACTGGGAGGAAATTCCAGGCTCCTATGTGAGCTGTGCCGGGAAAAACTCATGGTGTGAACCAGCAACCCGTTGCTCGAACCCAGAATGTAGAGAGGTGAATCCGTGTGGCCTCAAAACGCCATTTTGCCCGATGTGTGGAGCAAAGATGGAGTGAATCATGGCTAAAAATAAGTTAAAAGATTCCTTTTATTGGCTCGGCAAAAATGGTCAAGAAAGCAATGTGGATTTGTCATCTGAGCGTATAAGTCGTTATATCAATGAAGCTAAAAATAATCTCAAGAAGATTCCGAAAGGCAAAGGAGATTTTTGCTATATCGGTGGCAAAGAAGCACTTGTCATTGGAGTGGTAAACGAAGAGGGAGAACGTTCAATCTTTGTTGCAAGAGACTATTGGGAGGCCGATTATATTCCGGGTTGTGGATGGATTAAAGTGGAGGATGAAGATGGTTATTAAAGAAGATCAGATTAAGGATTTTATTGATTTTGCACGAAAAGTTGGAACTGCTAAAAGTCTGGATGAGATTTCGAGCACACTCGAAGTGGAGTAATCGAGAAATGAATCTTTCAAAGAAGACGATTAAGCATATCCTTCGGATTCTGGATAATAAATGTATCGAGGTTCCTACAAAGACATCCGCTTATAGCAGCGGTGGACGTAGAATTTTGACTCGTGATTTTGAGCCAAAGAAGTCGCACGGAATGAATGGCTGGCAGCGAATCGTCTATGTACCGTCCGAAGGATATTTCTACGGAATTTATAACGGAAAATCTGAAGAAGATTGGGACATTCCAGATATCTGGTCTCCCGCACAGCTTGCTGATTTGTGAGGTGTAAAATGCTACTTTTAACGCAAGGCGGAGAAATTATAAATCTTGACCGCATGGCAATCATTGATGCCGCAAACCTTAATGTTTACGCAAGGCAAGGTATGGGTGAACGCGGAATTGTTCTTGGTAGCTATAATACTGCGTCAAGATGCTACGAGATTATCGGAAATATTTTTGACTGCCATCGAATGAATGCCAAGGCGTATTCTATGCCGGAGGAATAAATGAACGACTTCCGAAAACTAGCTATCCAAAAGAAAGAACGACTTGAAGTTCAACTTACCGATGGCACAGAAGAACACAATATATTGTACATAATTACATCTCTAGCCACTATTAAAGGTGCTGAGATTTTTAAAAATTTTCGTTTGTATTCTGTAGGCTCCGCCGGGGAGCTCAACTTATTAGAGAAGCGAGACGGCGATCCCTACTTTGATAAGCTGAAAGGAACAGAATATGAGTAATTCGATGAATCGAGAAGACCGGCGCAGAGAGCAGCGTAAGGCACGAATCCTTGCCCGGAGAATCAAGAAGGCTGGTGGCCCTGACTTTCTGGCTGGAATGCCAGTAGAGGAATGGGAACCCAAGATTGGTGATGAGGTCACCATTAAGGTAAAGAGGATTCAGGGCAAGAAGGATTTCTTTAAGATGAGTCCTCAGTATCAGGACTTTATCAATAGCCTTGAAGACGGAAAACCTTACAAGATTACCAGTACCGGCATGAAGGGTCAGGTTTACGGCATTGACGCACATCCTTATTTCCAGATTTGGAAGGGTGATATGGAACCCTACAAGGAGTCCTAATGAGAATGTACTTCAGGACGGACTATTATGTTGGCATAGATGAAGTCGTTCGGCTTCAAAGAGGAACTACATGCGAAGTAGTTTCAGAAACTGAATTTTTTTATTTTATCGTAACTGATAATGAATCATTCAGGAAAATGTTAAACATTGTCATGATTCCCAAAGAAGACCTTGAAGATGATGTATATGTCGTGACTGGTAAGAGCGAAAAACTTGAGGAAGGGGGTGGGGTGATATGATTGGTATTGACCATCGTGAGCAGGGTCGTAAGGAACGAGCCCTTGCAGAGTATTATAGGACCTTAGCTCGATATCCTGTCGAGTGTGGAGAGCCGATTACATATCAGTTGTCAGAAGAGCAGCTTAAACAGGTTCTCTGTGGAGAGGTTACTGTGGATGAGTTGATTGAAAGAGGTGAGGTAAATGAGAGACAGGATTAAGATGTGGATCGCTTTCATTAAGATTTTTAAGGATTATCTTATTGCGGTCGGAATCATGATTGTGTTGTGGCTGCTGTCTTGCCTTATCAAATATGGTATTTCAGTATCCAGTTTTCCAGATTGGTTTAAGTTTGCACTTCTAAAGTAAAGGAGGATTAAATGGTAACCGATATTCTTAACAGAGAAATTCATGTTGGCGACACAGTTCTTAGAGCTAGAACTCGAAAAGGTCGAGGAGTTCTTTGGAGTATTCATAAAGTTGTCGCCATTATGAATGTAATGATTAAAGTTCAAGATGGAAAGTACACTTTAAATGTTGCACCTAAAAATTGTATCGTAATTGGTGAGAATGACATTCCTGAAAACTGGCAGGACGAGTATTAAGGAGAGTTGAATGATTGTTGATTTGATCGCGTACACACAGCGAGTTGTTCCTACAAGTGATAAGAATCCTTTAGATATTGTGGAGGAAGCTGCGAGTATTTGTTACGATTCTTCAATGACTGACGATTATAAGATTGCCAAGGGATGTAAGGCAAGCGGTCACTATTCTGTGCTTGAGCACATCAATTTTACGTTTTACGTCAAAGATGTAAGCCGAGCACTTCTGGCGCAGATTAGTCGTCATCGACATATTAGCATGAGCTGCCGCAGCCAGCGTTATTGCAGTGAGGATGGATTCAAGTATGTGAATCCGTTTACCGGTGAAGATGCTGATATTTTCGATAATATGATGTCGGACATTGACACCGATTATCAGATTCTCAAGAAGTATCACAACGCCAAAAACGAAGACGCCCGTGCAGTTCTGCCAAATGCTTGCTGTACAGAATTCTACATCACGATGAACGCTCGTGCCCTAATTGAAATGAGTCATCTGCGGCTTTGCTCCAGGGCTCAAAAAGAAATCCGCGAGATGTTTACAGAAATGAAGAAGGAAGTTGCACAGGTTTGTCCTGAAGTAGCAAATTGGATGGTTCCTTCCTGCGAGGCTAATCCGAAGTATCCGTTCTGCCCAGAGGGTCGTGGTTGCTGTGGCCGTCACCCGAAGCTGGCAGATGTTTATAAGCCTATTGAAAAGAACAAGGAGGTTATTGATGGAAACACTTGACGAAATTAAGAAGAACGTCGAGCACCCGTCCCATTACGGCGGTGCAGACAATCCCTATGAGGCCATCAAAGTGCTGCGAGAGTGGCAGCTGGATAAAGATGCTTATCTTTGGAATGTTGGTAAATATCTGAGCCGGGCAGGACACAAAGATGGCAATTCTCAGCTTCAAGATTTGACGAAGGCACGTTGGTATTTGGACTATAAAATCCGGCTTTTAGAGGAACAGCAGAAGGTTGCTGAAAGTGTCGTAGATACGCTAAAGAAAGTTCCTAGTGAGGTCGCTGATAAGCTGACTACGATGCCAAAGAAGGACATTAACGATTATTTTTATGATCCAAATCTCGGCGGTGTCTGCCATGATTTGGTTTATCGTCCTGATGATTCATTTAAAGAAAAACTGGCAAAGGCAGAGCCGACGTGCAGTATTGAAACTGCTGTGGTTCCGAGCGCTCATAATGATACTATGTCTCCAAATAACAAAGGAGTTAATAAGGTTGACCATTCGATGCTGAACTCTAAAGTCTATGCCGATGATGTCAAGTTTTAAGAGGTTTACATAAATGAGATACAACTGGAAGTTACCTATTATCGTTATTTGTGTCGTGTTGATTTCCATTCTTGGCATGACCTTTATGGTGCAGGGGCCTAAGAACACGGCCATCTCTTATGAAGAGCAGATTCAGGAAGCTAAGTCTGGCATTGGAAATCAAGAGAAGCGCAGAGCTGATCTGATTCCAAATCTGGTTGAAACCGTCAAGGCTTATGACCAACATGAGTATCAGACTTTGATGGATGTTGTAAATGCTCGTGGCACTTCCGGCCAGACCGCTCAAGAGATTACAACTCAGATTGCAGCTATTGCGGAAGCATATCCTGAACTGAAGTCTAGCGACAACTACAAGGAGCTTATGAATGAGCTATCCGTCACTGAAAATTTGATTGCAAACTATCGTGGCGATTACAATCGTGTCGTGAAGGAATATAAGCAGAGCGTTCGTAAGTTTCCGAACTCCTTTCTGCTGGGTCTGACTGGATATGAGGTTCAGAATTATGAGTATCTGTCCTATGAGGGGAATGAGGCGGCACCGGCAGTCGGTAACCTTTTTGAAAATCGGTAATGCCGAAATTACTTATCGTGAATTGATCGTCAGTGTTGGTATTGTGTTCATTATGCTGATACTTGGTAGCGTTATCGCTGGAAATATCACCAGAGATTCACTTGAGCAGAAAAAAGAATATAATACAGCAATTTCGATTGAGTCCGAAAATATGTTCGATTATGGAATGAGAACCAACGTAGGTAATGCGTTTTGCCAAGGCGCACTAGAAGCAGTAGATACCGTAAGCGATCCACGTATCGACGGTCAGTGGATGTATATATATTGCGAAGAAAAGCATTACACGATGCATACACGAACTGTCACTACTACGGATAGCAAAGGCCATACAAAAACAAGAGTCGAAACGTACTGGACTTGGGATTATTACAGTTCAGAAGAACACAGCTCCAAAAATATAACGTTTCTGGGCAAAGAATTCAAGTATGGTGACATCAAAATGCCATCCAGCAAGTACCTGACAACTGTACAAGTCAGTTCTCATGTGAAATTCGAGTTTTATGTTAAAGATGTTCGTTATGATGGTACATTATACGCGAATTTGAGCGATAAAACTATACATAATGCACGGTTCATTAAAGATAAAAACATTGAAGAAACACGAGATTATATGATTTCTGCAGTTAGTACACGAGTGGTTTGGTTTTATGTATTCTGGATCGCATTGATTGTAGCTGTGGTAGGAGTTTTTTATGTGGCCGAAAATCGTTGGTTGGAAGATTAAGAGGTGATTGCATGGAATGTGTAATTAAACGCGATGGAACGAAAGTTCCTTTTGATAAGAGTAAGATTGTAAATGCGATTGAGAAGGCGATGACCTGTACGCCTGGTGGTATCGACGCTCGTGTATCCAATGCAATCGCTGACTATATTGCTGATATGCCTGACATCCTATCGGTTGAGCAGATTCAGGATATTGTGGTTGACAGTCTGAAAAATAGTCCTTTTGCAGATGTAGCAGAAGCGTATAGTCAGTGGCGTAAATATCGTCAAGAAATCCGAGAAAAGGAAAAGACTAATGCAAGCATTTTGGATATCATCGATATTCGGAACGATGCAATCAATCAGGAGAATAGTAATAAGAACCCTACTGTAAACAGCGTCCAGCGCGATTATATGGCTGGCGAGGTATCCAAAGAATTGACAGAGCGGCTGTTGCTTCCGAAAGATATTCTGGATGCGCATAAGGCTGGTATCATTCATGTACATGACACTGATTATTTCGTTCAGCACATGCATAATTGTGATCTGGTGAACCTTGAGGATATGCTGCAGAACGGTACTGTCATCTCCGGGACTGGAATTGATCGACCGCACAGCTTCTCCACAGCCTGTAATATCGCTACGCAGATCGTTGCTCAGGTGGCTTCTAACCAATACGGTGGACAGAGTATTACTTTATCTCATCTGGCTCCGTTTGTAGATGTTTCTCGTAAGAAAATCGAGAAGGAAGTCCATCAGGAGTTCTACGATATGGTCCAAAACAATGAGATTGATAAGATGCCAGAAAAGGAAACCATCAATCGCATTGTTGAAGAACGTTTACATAAAGAAATCGCTCGTGGTGTTCAAACTATCCAGTATCAGGTGATTACGTTGATGACAACCAATGGTCAGGCTCCTTTCATTACCGTATTCATGTATCTGGATGAAGTTCCTGAAGGACAGACTCGTGATGACTTGGCTGTTATCATTGAAGAAATGCTAAAACAGCGTATTCAGGGCGTTAAAAATGAAACCGGAGCATGGATTACTCCTGCGTTCCCGAAGCTGATTTACGTTCTCGATGAGGATAATATTTATCCTGATTCTAAATACTATTACCTGACGGAGCTGGCTGCTAAGTGTACTGCAAAGCGTATGGTTCCCGATTACATTTCCGCAAAGGTTATGAAGGAACTTAAAGGCGGTGTGTGGGTCAGCATGGGGTGTAGATCATTCCTAACGCCTGACCGGACCACTGAGAATGTGGCTAACGCAAAGAATTGGGTAAAGGGTCATAAATATTATGGTCGCTTCAATCAGGGTGTGGTCACCATCAATCTGGTGGACGTGGCTTGTAGCTCTGAAAAAGACAAAGATAAATTCTGGAAGATTTTTGATGAGCGTCTTGAATTGTGCCATCGAGCACTTCAGATTCGACATAAGCGTTTACTCGGAACTGTTTCTGACATGAGTCCTATTCATTGGCAGTATGGAGCACTAGCTCGTCTAAAGAAGGGCGAAAAGATTGACAAGCTACTCTTTGGCGGCTACTCCACCATCAGCTTGGGTTACGCCGGTCTGTATGAGTGCGTGAAGTATATGACTGGCAAGAGCCACACCGATTCTGAAGCAAAACCGTTCGCTCTTGAAATTATGCAGCACATGAATGATATGTGCGCAGAGTGGAAAAAGGCCGAGAACATGGATTACTCCCTCTACGGCACTCCGCTGGAATCCACCACCTACAAGTTTGCCAAGTGCCTGCAGAAGCGCTTTGGCATTATTCCTGAAGTAACTGATCATGAGTATATTACCAATTCTTACCATGTCAATGTTCGTGAACATATTGATGCATTCACAAAGCTGAAGTTTGAGAGTGAGTTCCAGAAGCTTTCTCCGGGCGGTGCCATTAGCTATGTTGAAGTTCCTAATATGCAGCAGAATATTCCTGCCGTAATTAGCGTTATGAAATTCATCTACGACAACATCATGTACGCCGAGTTAAACACCAAGTCCGACTACTGTCAGGTGTGCGGTTATGACGGCGAGATCAAGATCGTGGAGGACAACGGCAAGCTGGTGTGGGAGTGCCCGAATTGTGGCAATCGAGATCAGAATAAAATGAATGTCGCACGGCGTACTTGTGGGTACGTAGGAAGCCATTTTTGGAATCAGGGGCGCACTCAGGAAATTCGAGATCGAGTAGTTCATCTGAGTGACAACTAAATAAAGTATAAGTGGTGGGTCGGTGGGATTAAATATACATGGACAGACTTAGTAAGAAGTTGCAAGAAGAAAAGAAGAAAGAAACCAAGGTCACAAAATACTATCATTATAAAAACATGGACATTAAAACACCTTATTGGTTTCTATATCCGCTTCTTGTTGCTATATATTGGGGCGAAAAATTTCGCACTAAGGTCGAGAGGTTCCGTCGCAAAAAATTGAATAAGTGGAGCGATAAACGAACTGACCGTATCCTAAGATATGCGTTTCCAAAAGTGTGCAGCGTATGTACTTTGGACAATAGTTTTTATCTTACTTGCCGTGATAATGCATATCTTCTTCACTGGTCGGAATGGAGTAGACCATGGGACTGGTATTATTGCGATTTACACAACCTTGAAATTCTAAATTATCTTGCGTGGAATTTTGAAATGCCCGGATATGTGAAAACAACAAAGGAAGAAGAGGATTATCCAGATAACTGGATTACGGTTATATTCAAGAGGGAGCTGTTATGAATAAATTCGACAAAATGATTCAGAAGGCAAAGAAGGAAAAGAACAAGCCAAAGAAGAAGCCGAAAGGATATCGGTATCGAGATTATTATACTAAGCACCTAATTTTTGTTCCTTTGATGTATATCGTAGCTTGGTATAAAATGGTTAGAAATCAACTAACCAAATGGAGTTTTACGCGAACAGAAAAAATTATAAACCATGCACTTCCAAAAATTCTTCACGTAAACACATCCGATAACAGTCTTTATTTTACAGTAGATAAATACTTTTGGAGGTTCAGTTGGAAATGGTATTGTGGCATTTTTGACAAATACTATTGTTATAAGTACGACAATCGAATTTCGGAATATTTCAAAAACATGTTCGATTTGGATGGGTATACGAAGTCCATCGAGGAAAACGAGTACGATGATGAGATTACGTTCGTATTCAAAAAGGAGCTATAAAATGAAAATTTTTGAAAGAAGGTGATTGGAATAGAAGCGTGGAAGAATTTCTTTAAGGCGCTTGGTTCTTTTCTGGGAATCGTTCTGATTCTGGCAGCTACATATTTTACCTCGTGGATTATCACGATTGGTATTATTTGGCTGATTTTTAAGCTGCTGAATATCACTTTTACCGTTAAAGTGGCGACAGGCATCTGGCTGGCTCTAGTTTTTCTGGAACGATTCATTAAGGGTAGCCGAGGTAAGTAAATAAACAAGCAGGGTGGGTGTGGTGGCATGAAAACATGGATGTGGAACGTATACGTCAGTTGATTCTCGAAATTATTCGAGTCATACAACAAGCGAACAATATTAGTCAAAATGAAATGGAAGATATTATTTCTGATGTTGAGTTTGATTTTTATAACGGTCGATAAAGAAAGGAGTCTTATGGATTATTGGTCTGTTGAAGTAATGTACTACGATGATGGGAATCAGGCATTCAATACATATATGGTAAAGGCACAGGATCAAAATGATGCTATGAACAAGGCGCATCATCGCTTTGAAAAGGCTCATCCTAACATGAGCTGTATGATTCAGAGCATTGAAAAGGCAGGTGGCTGAGATGGACTTCAAATGTAAGTGTGGCAGTGAATCCTTCTTTATCCAGAGTAAAGGTAGCCAGATTGGTCTGTATTGCTCTGCTTGTGGTAAGTGGCAGAAATGGCTCACCAAGAATGAAGTGAAACAGTTTGAGTACGAGACGAATATGTTGGATTCGAAAGAAAACAATCCTGATGATGATTTTTATGAAAAATTCGCCTTAACTCCATGGGGCTGCCTACACTGTGCTTTTAGAGATTTTGGACTAGGTCTTCCTGAAATACATGGTAAGATGGCTGATGCCATTATGGAAGATTTCTTCGAGACTATGGAAAGGGCTGATATTATTGAGAAGAAGGAGTAAAGATGATTAAGTTCTTGAAACGTCTACTCCGTTGGTTCCTTCCAGAATGCAGTAGATGTGGCGGTGTTATGCTTTACGATAACACTCATAGCTGGCATGATAAATGGCACTTTGTATGTGATACATGTGGTAGAGAAAAGTGGGGTACATTATGAATGTTGAATCAAAATGTTACTTCGATATTGACCCCATATTTAACCCATCATATAAGGAAGTGCTTATTATTGAAACCGATAACTGGGCGTCTTGTGAGATTGTAAACGAAAATACTCATTATGAAGTGGAGAGCACAATAAGATACGAATGCTGCAATAATGAGCGGCTTGAAATAAAACATCTTGAGGCAAAGAAGATAAATGGAATTCCGTTGAAGAATCTTTGGATGGAAATGTATTCCAGAGAAGAATGGAGACTGTTATGAATTATGGCCAAACCTGTGTATACGGTGTAAGTCTATCATACATTATGGCTAACGGAGAACGCAATTTCTCATATTATGAGATCCCTGCTGACAGTGAGTATGAAGCAATCCAATATGTGCGCGGCCAATGGCACAGGGAGCATCTATTTGCTCCTTATGAGCCAGATGTAAGCGCTCGACTTTTGTACATTAACTATTGGAGCTATTTAAAGGCTTGATAAAAGTGCCGTTTTAGGAGGTGCCAATATGAAAAAGTGGACTAAAGACTTTCTTGAAGCTAATGGATATGAGCTGAGAAACGCATACATTAAAAATGTATCTTTTGGAATAAAAGATTACGGATTTCTTTCTCTTGCACTCACTTTAGAAGGTGATGGATGGGGAGTAAATTACATAGGCCCTTCTATCGGTAGAAGATTCTACATCAATGGAGAGCTTATTAAAGATGGGAATGCCGCAAATTTTGAAGGTTACGAAGGCGGAGCTGAAGCTATCGTAAGAATTTTAGATGTTGTTGATTGTTCTGAACTTGAATCACTAAAAGGAAAATATATCCGTGCAGCTATCAAAAGAGGAGAGTCTGTGAAAATCATCGGTAACATCATCAAAGATCAGTGGTTTGATTATGGTTCGTTCTTCGATGACTATAAGACAAAACAGGAGTGTGATAGGGATGACTCTTGAGCAAGCAATCGAGATTCTTGACCCAAAAAATCCCTATTACGAAGATTCATATACAGTCCACCGTGCTCGTTACATGGGAATGGAAGCACTTAAAATTCGAATGCCTAAAAAGGTTAAAAATGCACCATTATGTGAAATGGTCTTATGTCCAAGTTGTGGATATAGTTATCTATACAAGAAACTTGAAAAACTAAAACCTCCGTTTGATAATTTTTGTCCAGAATGCGGGCAAGCGTTGGATTGGAGTAGTCTTAACTGGCCGGACGATAAGTACGAATACGAAAAACTGCTCAACAAGATTAAGAAAAACAAGGATTGTAGCAAATAAAATTCCGCTTTTATTAGAAAGGAAAAGTATGTTTAAGACTTTCAAAAATACTGCTGTATGCGTACTTTTAGCAGCGATTATGCTAACTGGATGTTCAGATACTGATACATATGGGAATGAAACAGTTGATGAGTATAAATATTTCTACAGACTTGGAAATTCCCCAATCGTGTATGAGCGAGATACAAAGATTATGTACTACATGATATATAATGGCTATATGTCTCCTTATTATAATGAGCACGGTCAGATGTGCTACTACGTTGATGGTCAGATTATTCCTGTCGAGGAGGTGTTAATCGATGTTGACTGA